CACATTACAATTATATTGGCAAATACGAAGAAAACCATTATTGTCGGCCTATCATCCCACGGTTGAAACCGTGGGCTTTCCCGGCCTTCATTTTGTAAAGACAAAAAGCGTCTTCTCAGAGCAGGCTGACCAAATGCTGTATCAGGTACGGCGCTTCGGGCAAAAAATGGCCGTTGCCTACAGCATGACCCAGGATAGCAAGACGTCCGGGGAACAAGCCAAGTGCCTAACGTTATTGGAATCCGCAGAACGTATCTTCTATGACCGACTGGATGACGCGATTCGCTCGGCTTCAATGTTTGATGAAACGGAATACAAGGCTTTCTGTCTGGTCGGAAACGGCACGGTCGTCAGCTACCAGTGCCACTCGATGGATGAGGCGGTCGATATGGTCGCCGCCTTGTACAATGGCAGAAAAACAGAAGCAGCGCAAGCATAACCATCCTGCAAAAATATATGCCGTTCATCTTTTTGGGTGGACGGCTTTTTGTTTTGTGAATACAGCGATTCAGTGGCGAAGCGAGCCGATTTTACCAGCAGTTTGATATTCTGCGGCATGATTTCCAGCAGTTTGATACTCTGTGGGCAGTTGCACAGCCGTGCAAATTGCATACAATGGGAATTGGAGAACAAAAAAAGCGATGCAAGGATGTATTTGCAATAAATATGGCGGCTGTTTTTGGTATTCACGAAACAACACGAAATTAAACGAAACGCGAAGAGGATACAAGAAAAGACGAATGAAATCCGGCTGAGGTGGATAATACTTGTGCCGAGTAGTTTAAAGTCCGGACAATGGGACAGCTAAAGTGGTAAAATGAAACTAGGAATACCTAAAATCAGATTTAACCGAAAAAACAAAAACCATGAATGAATAATTGGTTGCTAAAAAGTAACCGCTCGCTTTTATACCCAAACCAACAAATGACCCAAATCTGTTTAGGAAGGATAGGCACAAAATGGCAAGAAGGAAAACAAACGACTTGGAAAATCAGATGTCGCTCATGGACATGATGGCATCGGAAAACCCCGAATATACCGAAGAAGGCCCGGAAGAACTCTTGGACCCCGGCGAGGACATGGGGGGACAGTGAAGGGCAGACGGATAAGCCCTTCAAACTCGTGGCGAACAAGACCACGAAGGCAAAGGTGAGCATCTCCACGCAGGCGCTGAATGTTGTGAAGGCGGTATATGCTGATACGGTCGAAACGAATTGGGAAGAGTTGTTTGACGGGTTCGACAGACTCTATGCTATCACTTTTTCGTCCGGTATCGAGTTCGTGAATAAGGTTATCAACAAGTTCTCGTATGCGGAAGTCGTGTTCGGATGCGAGAAAATCATCGCCAACGACATTGCTGCCATCATGTCGGTGCAAATCGACAGCGTGCAGCGGCTCGCTAAGTCTAAGTCGGCAGGGAACCTTGCGAACCGCCTCGATGACGGGTCCTTGCAGCTGTATGTATCGCGGGACACGAAATCGCACGAGAAAATCTTTATCTTGGAGAGCGCTGACCATAAGCGTGTCCGAGTCATCACCGGCAGTGCGAATATGTCGGCATCGGCGTTTTGCGGCATTCAGCGAGAGAATATCGTCTGCTTCGATGACGAGGCGGCATTTTCGCATTACAAGATTCTGTTCGAGACCTTCAAGGAGACCTGCTCCGACAATGTCTCCTATAAGGCAGTCGTGAACACCATGAACCAGGAAGATTATCTGAAAGAGAACATCAAAGAAGTGCCCGTCTTTCAGTCTATTGAAAAGCAGAAGCTTGTCTTTCTGGAACAGGCACAGCCTGAGGATGAGGTCGAATACGAGATAGTTGCCGATGTCAAGAAAATGCAGGAACTCGTCAAGCCAATCATGCCTAAGATGCCGGTACAGGCGAATCGTATTGTAGTGGCAGCGGAACCGATGCGCGTTTTCGGGAAACGATATACCGAGGTGCGGCGTGTGGCAGCTGAGGCAGTTAAGCAGCTCCCAAAATTACATATCGACTATGATGCCGGGACCATGACCTTCAACGACGAAAATATCGACCTCAATCCGAATCTCAGCGAGGTGGCAAAGAACATCAAGAGCATCCAGAAGTTCTTCTCAGGCATGGACTACTTTTACGGCGATGTCGAACAGGCCAAGAAGGACTACTTCAAGTACATGACCTGGTATCTGGCTACTCCGTTCATGGCGTATCTGCGGTATTTCGCATCGAGGAACAACTACGATACGAAGCTGTTCCCGATGTACGGCGTTATATACGGCGACTCAAACGGCGGCAAGACGACCTTTATAAAATTTCTTGTCAAACTCATGTGCGGTGAGACCGTTAAGATGAACACGACGGAGGATTTCACAGCCACAAGAATCGACGGCCTCAAACGAGTTTGTGAGGGACTGCCGCTGAACATCGACGACCTCGCCAAGACCCAGTTTCAGAACCATTCAGAACGGGTAATCAAGAACGATGAATGGGGTATCTCGGACAGGCTCGTGAACTATCCTGCTGTATCTATCACATCGAATAAAATTACCTCGCTGACAAAAGACCTCTCGAAACGTGCTATCATCTGTCGAATTGGTGCTAAAATCGACAACGAGCGCGGTGCCAAGAACTCGAAGCGTGTGAATGAGAGTATGTCGGAGCTGACAACCGCGTTCTATGGCGAATATGTCCGCCGAATGCTTGTTTGCATCGATGAGATGACGACGGAAATGCGTGAAAATGCGAATGGCAAGGAATACTTCCCGGATATCTTCCACGCTTCGTCTAGTGTCATTGCAGATATCTTCGAGGCATGCGGAATCGATTTGCCGGACTATGTGCGTATCCTGTACTATAACGACTATATGGGTGATGAGAGCATTGGTCGTGCTGCAATTGAGAAAATCGAACTGGCATGGCAGGCTGACCCGAGCAAGTTCCGGGTCGATAAGAAGCAGAACAGGCTCATTTACTCCTATCCGCCGGATGGACCGTGGTACGAACTGAAATACATTGCAGATGAGCTGCCGAACTCCCTCGAAGCAGAGATTTCTGGCGGCAACCAGCTTATCATGAACTACGAGCAGGCACAGGAATTGTTCGGCATCAAGTTTCGGCGCTGGCTGGGCATCTTTAACCTCTAATATGCATGGCAGGTTCTTTTCGGAGCCTGCCTTCTTATTTCGCAAAAATAGTTGCCCATTTGTGCGAATTGCAGACAATCAGAAATAAAGCATAAAGCAAAGGAGCTGAGTACCATCTCAAAATTTGCAAGCAAAAAGTTGATTGAGCGAAATTGGAATATCATGAAAGACTACGGCAACGGCTATTCCATTGAGGAGCTTGCCGCAAAATACAGGTTGAGCGTCCGTACATGCTATCGAGCGTTAGACGACGCGAAACAGGAGGCCAGAATTCAGTTGGCGCAGGTAGAGGATGCTAGAAAGGCCGAAATTCTTGCGGCATACAAGAACAGTGTCCCTCTCAAGGAAATGATTGCGAAATTTAACGTGGCAGAAGGATATTGCAGCATGGTTGCCAACGATGCGGGCCTGACTGAAAACCGTAGAAATGAGCGCATCAAAATTCGGCAAAAACCCCGCAATGAGAATATCTTTCGAGAATACGAGAGTGGCGTGCCGGTGCAGAAACTATCCGAAAAATATCAGCTCTCGGTTCCGGGCATTTACAAAGTGATTCAAAGAGTCAGAAAGCAGAAGGAGACGATGGAGTTTTGCAATGGATTGTGAAGCAAACCAAATCGAAAGGATATGAGTTCACCTTCGATATCGTGAAAGGCAAGGCCGTTATCGGGCAGGCACACTATATCCCGAAATTGCTACGGCAGGGTTATGGCATCCGGCTGAATGATTCCAAGTTCCTGCTGCAATACATGCCAGCTGCTGACGCAAGGGCGTACATGCGCGGCATCAACACGAAAGATATTCTGAGATACCCTTTTGCTATCCGTGAGAACAACTGCACGGTAGGCGAGATTTCCGTCATCCATACAAAAACCGGATTCCTCCAAGGATACAATTCTATCGCCATGCAGCTGTATGGCGAGGAATACCAGAGCTACAAAATCGGCTTTGGAAAAGAAGGAGTATGCTGCCCTGTATTTCTTGGCGGACAGCAAATCGCCCAAATCAATAAGAGCGCGGTGGTCAAGGATAATCTGGATGAATACCTAATTTACGCAGTGAATGAAAAGGCACTGATGCCGTCCGTCATGTTCGCCATTTATATTGATGGAATATACTACGCAAACCGAGGCATGTATGTGGATGACGCAACGACTATCAACTGCGAATACAGCTTGAACGAGGAAGTCCTGTCCCACTACGACCCGAATTTTGTCAAAGGACTATGACTCCGATAACTGGTATTCACAGACAATATCATGTTGCGAAACTGTGCGAATTGCAGACAATTAAAAGTGAATGAATTACAAAAGCTACAGAGGATAAACAATGAGCTATGAACCCATTATCACACCGGGCAGGAATTTCTTTCTTGTCTCGACGGAGTACAAAGAGAGCTGCTCTGCCTGGTGCCGCAAGCAAATTAGAGCGACACTGAGGACCTGTCAGGGACGAGTCATCATCATTGATGCAACGGGCGAGTACGCGGACTTGGCGCTTGAACATGACAGATTGATTCGAGAGAAAATCCCGTCCATCATTTATCGGTATAAGCTGGTGGACGGGAAACCGTATATTGCTCATGTCATTGAAGTTGATACGGAAGCAAATGAAGCACCGCACCTGATTGTATACGATATCAGCCGGACCATAATCACCAGCTGGAAGGTCGGCGTAGAGGCAATTGATAAAATCCTGCAATCCTATGCCGTGATGCGGGACAGTGAAATCGCGTGGCTGTATGTTCCGCTGGACTTATATACCAATGTCAAGCCTGAAACCGAATCCTGGAACATTTTGGAACGAACTATCAAGGGTAATGAAGGCAAGCTCATGACAGTACTGACGACTCGCAAATTCACCATTGGGATGGTCCAGCGCTGTTTGCATATGACAAAAAATAAACTTTTGGAGGATAGCAAATGACCAATGAACAGCTGAGAATCGCATTGACGGCGAATGCCGTTACCAAACAAACCCGAAACCATTTTGGATTCAGTGACCCGTGTGGAAAAACGCTGGAAGAATACAACAAGTCCGCGATGCTGTGCTGCATGACAGCGGCGCAGAGAATGAACACGCCGGGTTTTGAGCGTGTTTTGGCTGCGCAGATTTTTCCCTGCTTTACCATTGGCTGCTGGAATCAGACGAAGACGGTCTATGATTTTGACTACGAGTTTCAGAAAATGCTGATGGATACGGATGACGTGGCAATTCATCAGGATATCCTGCAGCGACTCCCGGTTCGTGATTTCTTTATCCCGGTGTATGACAGCTACGACTACAACGGTATGTTCGTGCATGTGGAATTCGACGAAAAAGAGAAAACCACAGCTTTCGGTATCGTTCTTGTCGGCCCCACTAAGGGCAGCCACGATGATTTCACGTTCCTGACTCTGCCTGCCTGGGCCAAGGAAAATCAGAGTTTGACGGAAGCAACCCGGAGTACGAAAGAATATCTGGAAAAGGCAGCAGGACAGCGGCAAGTGAACGGTATCAGTGTTCCGGCCGTAATGGAAGAAGTGCCTTCGGTCTTTGACGACGGAACGCCTTATGTCCGGCTGGCAATCCTGTGCGCCAACTATCTTGCCAGCAAGAACCCTGATGTCCGCTTGGAAACTTCCAAAAAGCGTGACCGCCCGGTATTCGTGTTTCAGGGAAAGGCACAGCGCATCAACATTAAACCGTATACCGTTGGTGAGAATGCGGCCAAAGAATACAAAAAGAATGGGGAAGGCAAAACCCCCCGCTGGCGGCATTACTGGTGCGGCAATGGCCGGGAACGCCGGGAATGCAAGTTTATTTACTGATGGCGGTGAGGGTGAATCATGGCTCCCCATACTTATCAGGACCCGATTGGGTTCTATGAATGGTTCGATGACCTTCCTTATGCTATCCAGGATAGTATTCTGAAACACCTGCCGCATATGGAAGGCGAGGAATGGCTCATTGTCATTATCCTTGCAGCTCTTCTTCTGATGATTCTGGTTTCAGCGTATCTGGGCTTTGCAAGACATAATGTCAAAAAAACGAGTGAACGACTCAACGCTTTGAAAGAGCTGAACAACACGACTGAATTCATGCCGGTCGAGGCGCAGTACCGCTACTATCTACGTTCTGATACGAAGCTGGAATACGAGGAGTTCTCGCTCCCGAAATTCTTCCGCCGCGAAGTGAGAGAAAACTTTAAGCTGTTCAACACTCTTCTTGGCAATGCTCGGGCAAACACGGTATTGTATGAAACATACGGCCGCGAAATCCAGGAACTCCCGGATTGGACAGAATCAGATGACGATTGCGGGCGGCATATCCCGTTCTTTCTCTACCACAACATCGAGAAAGAGTTGTACGATGAAACTGTCCTGGACTGCCCTGTAACGAGCCCTGAGTTTGTCTGTACGAAAAGCTATCTGCCCAAAGATGCCAAAGAGCCGATTGAGACGGAAGAAACCTATACGCTGGAAGAGCTCGAAGAGTACATACGCCGCTTGAAGGTTGCAGCCGATGTCAAGAAGAACAGCCAGAACGCAGGCTGAAAAAAGTCAGCAGCCATAAGCAAGAAGCAGGGCCCTGTGTTTCATGGTTCCAGAACGTCTTCCCACCTTAATTTTACCAGTACTTTGATATTTTGTGGCCATTGACAAACGGCGCAAAAGGTGCTTGGGTTAAAAGCCCTTGCAAAAAAGTGCAATATCCATATAATAAGAAATCCAAAAGGGAGATACACATTATGAGTGAACAGAAAGAAAATGCTCAGCTCGAAGCTTATCGGAAGCTCGTTGAAGATTTCAAGCGCTTCGTCAGTTCTGAAATTCGGGCAGAAGAGAACAGCTACAGGATTGTGGACATGACTTCCGAAGATGCCGAAATCGATGACCCGAGCGTTCCGGTGACTCAACTGGAGGACGAAAAAGCAGAGAAGCTTGCCGGTATTTGCATGGACCTGTCCAATGCCACGCTGTGGCTCTACTACAACCGTGACAAATTTGCAAACGTCGAGTTTATGCCCCTGACTGATGAAACTCTGAAAGAATACCAGAAGCAGGCTCAGAATGCTCTGAATGAACCGAAGAGCCCTCTGTATCTGAAATCCTGGTATCAGCTCATTGAAATGTTGAGTCAGGAATGTATCCCGCAGCGCTACGAGGACGACGGTCAGCGATATACAGACGTCTATGTGAACACCTATATGCTCATGTACCTGACCATGACCCGACTCAAGAACGGCGGAACCTTTACACGCCTTGCAAACGGGCAGGGAAGCGATGCTGTGAAAATCACGACCATCGCAATGTACTACTTCTCCAGCCTTTTGACGGTTCTCTGCACTGAATATTAAGAAATTTTTTCCCGTGTGAGCAGCGACGCTCATGCGGGAATTTTTTTGTAATTTTCTATTGTCAATCTGTGCGAATTACGTACAATGAAAAATATAAACCAAAAATATATCTTATCGTTGTCCCGCATGAGTTGTTTGTGCGGGACTTTTTTGTTTGCGGAAAGGAAATGCACTATGTACGGTTTATCAGAAGAAAGCTTAACGATTGTTGGTATTATTTTGATTGTGGTTGGTGTCGCTATGATTGGTTGGGGATTTGAATGGAATCAGGACATTACCAATGATAAACGGGTCGGAACCGTTGTCAGAGACATTGGCGTTATAGTTTTGGCAACCGGCATTATATTTGTGATGCAGCGGGCAATGAACTAAATTGGGAAAATGTAAGGCAGGCTCATTTCGGGCCTGCTTGTTTTTTGGGTGAAATATGATTACAACAAAGAAGATTGACCCACGGCCATATCAGCAGAAAGCTGCTGCGGCGATTCATAGAGAGTGGGATGCCGGGAATAAGAAAACGCTGGTTGTGATGCCGACCGGAACCGGCAAAACTATTGTGTTTGCAAGCATCGTGAACGACCAGGTGGCAAAGGGCGAACACGTTTTGATTCTTGCGCACCGGGAAGAGCTTTTACAGCAGGCAAGCGACAAGCTCAAGATGGTGACGGGGCTAGAGACCGCGTTAGAGAAAGCGCAAAGCTCGGCGCTCGATTCCGATAAGATGGTCGTGGTTGCCAGTGTTCAGACTCTCTCTAAGCAGAATCGGTTAATGAAGTATCCGCGTGATTATTTCGGGACTATCATCATTGATGAAGCGCATCACACGGCAGCCAAAACTTACAAGGGAATTCTCGAGCATTTCATCGATGCCAAAGTGTTGGGCGTGACCGCAACACCCGACCGAAGCGACATGAAATCCCTATCTGATATCTTTGATAGTCTTGCATTTGAATATAAGCTCCCGGATGCAATTCGGGAAGGATATCTCTGCAAAATTAACACGAAGACAATTCCGGTCGAGGTAGATATCAGCAAGGTTCATATCAATGCCGGTGATTTCAGTGCTCAGGACCTCGGCAATGTTCTTGACCTGTATCTGGACACGATTGCGGATGCCATTGTGCGAGAATGCCAGAACCGAAAGACTGTCATCTTTACGCCTCTGGTACGAATCAGCAAAAGACTGTGCAATATCCTCAATAAGCGAAACTTCAAGACCGCAGAAGTCAATGGCGCGTCTGCGGACCGGGAGGACGTTCTGAAAGGGTTTGACAATGGCGAGTACAAGGCGCTGACGAACGCGATGCTCCTGACGGAAGGATGGGATTGCCCGACCGTTGACTGTATCATCTGCTTGCGTCCTACCAAGAGCCGTAGCCTGTATGCGCAGATTGTGGGACGCGGAACACGCCTATGTGAAGGGAAAAAGAATCTTCTCGTGCTGGATTTCCTGTGGCTGACAAAGAAACATAGTCTTTGCCATCCTGCTGATATTTTCTGTGAAGACCAGGAAGTGGCACAAAAGACCACCGATATGCTGGCGGATGCGGCACTCACCGGTTCGAATAGCCAGGAGAATTTCGGGAGTCCCGAATTGGGGCTGATTGAGGCAATCGAGGAAGCACAGACTGAGCTGGACGAGGAAAAGCGGAAAGCACTGTGTGAACTCGAAAAGCAGGATACGATTCAGCGCAAGCTCAAGGCACAGCGTCAAAAGCCGAGAGGATTGGTTGACCCGCTGCAGTATATCTTCAGCATCGAAGCGCCGGAACTCAACGATTATCAGCCGATGTTTGAGAGTGAGAGGCAGGAGCCTTCCGATGACATCATCGATAGTATTTCGTGCTACGGCGTAAAAGGGGATGCCATCAAATCTCAGGGCCTTGCCGCTGCAATTCTCAAACGACTCATTGCTCGCAGAGCCAGCGGAATGGCTACCCCGAAACAGATTCGGTGCCTTGAGAGTTTCGGATTTGTTCATGTAGGGCGCTGGACAATGCAGTATGCAAGCAGTTTCCTGAACGTCATCAGCTCTCATGACTGGGAGCTTCCAAATGGGTTCGACGCATCTACGCTGGACCCGGAAAAGAACACAGTGGACGACCTCGCCAAGCTGTACCCGGATTACAAGGAGGATGAGACGAAGAAAACTCCGCGTGGGGATTCTTTCATCTGCTGCTACTACGATGCAAGCTACAATTTAGCACGCAAGAAAGTCTGCAGCAGTGAAAAAGAGATGTTGAATCTGTATTATTCGCTTTTCAGCAATTGCGAAGCAAAGTACTTCTATTATACGAAGGAAGCTGATGCCTGGATGGCAGAAAAGCAGAATCTAATTGCCAGAAAGACCGGAACACCGATTCCTGCCACGCAGGCGACAAAGACAGTGCCAACGGCACCACCTCCCTTTGTCCCGGCAGCTCCCGCCAAGAGCCACGAATATTATTGCTGCCTTGCACGCTGGGACGGGTCTTATATCGGCTATGAAACTTACAAGAGTGAGCAGGCGGCACAGAATGCCCGAAAGCAGATTGCCCGGCGCGGTGAGACGGCAGTGTATGCCACGGTAGAGGAAGCCGAAGCGTGGGTCGAACAACAGAAGGCGGCAAGAACCAGGAGGTAATCATATGCGTACAGACAAAACAGCAAGCCACATTTGCTACGAGCTTGACCACGATGTGCAGGAATATGCGAAACGGCTTTTAGCCAAAAAAATGCTGCACGCGGTACGGCAGGACAATACTGCTTCATTGCCTGACGAAATGGCAAAAAAACTCTCCGAAACGGCAGTATTTCTGACCGAACGCCTCGCGCTTTTGTATGAACTGAATTCCGGGTTCCGAGGCGTTCGGTTCAGCAATTCCGGGGAACAACCCGCTGTATATACCACCATGGTCCAGCACAATGCCACGCTGTATGACGAGCCGATGCTTGGACGAGCCTACAGTCTTGCCAGCTTCCTTGCCGCTGAAAATCCAGATATCAGAGAAGTGGTTTTGATGAAGCACAGGGTCTTGACGGCGATTTACAAGGCTGCTGCGCACATGAGGGAACAGACTTTGGAACCGGGGAAAATCAAGGTTCAGAGCCAGCTGTTTGTGTCTACGGCAATAGAGCTGTTTGATGGTCTTTTGAGTGCAGCGGAAGAGAAAAAGAACGGCAGCGATAAAAGTGCCGCCTGAGTTAGAAATTAGGAGGATTTACTTGATTCGAGTTAAGAAAGAGAACCACCGTAGTTGGTTCATGAGCAACTATTATCCTTGCGAATTTGTGATGAATGGGATTCGTTACAAGAACGCCGAGGCAGCATTCCAGAGTCACAAGGTCCCACTGGAAGAGCGCAGACAGTTTGCGGACATGCCACCGGCTTCTGCCAAGCGCTTTGGCCGCAATGTAGCTATCCCCGCAAACTGGGATGAGGCTCGGGACGACGTGATGCGCCGCGTGGTGATGGCTAAATTCGAACAGAATGAAGACCTCAAACAGCGCCTCCTCGAAACGGGTACGCAGCCTATTGAGGAAGATACCACCAGCTGGCATGACAATTACTGGGGCAACTGCCACTGCCCGAAATGCCGGAACATCCCGGGTCAGAACCGGCTTGGGATTATTCTGATGGAAACGAGGGACAAGCTAAAAAAACAAACGAGTAAATAATATTTGCGAGTCATTTCCTTTTTTAAGACAAAAGGCTGCCGCCCATCACGGGTAGCAGCCTTCTTTTTTTGTTTAGTGGGTGTCGTGGCACACATGCTCGAAATCGACGAGCAGCTCATTTGCTGCCTTTTGCACACATGCTATGGCCGGTTCATCCTTGACTTTTTCAGGTAAAAGGATAAGGCACGGACGGTTAATATCAGTTGAGCTGCTATAGTGGCAGGAGAGCAACTCTTCTCCAAATTCGTGATTAAGGGCGGAGGCAAGACATTTACCGAGCAAAGCACAATCCTCATCTTTCGCCAAAAGCCTATCCGCTTCATCGTAGTTAATGCGGCCGTTATCGAGACATATACGGTCAAGAAATGCACGAACAGAAGCAGATGCGCTCATGGCATCTATAGTCTGACGATGATTCTCAATAAAAATGCAAAATATCGGCTTTTCGATTTCATCCAAGTAAAAGCCAAGGCCGGTAATACGGGTATTGGTATCGGTTTGTGTCATAGGAAACACCTCATCCATTATGGCAGCGAATCACCTTGCCGCATTCAGAACAACTCACTGAACAACTTCGCCAAGGTCATTTGCGTATTTCGGGTCACACATCATGAAATAGTTGACGGGGCCGTACTCCAGACCGAGCTCCTGCGCGTATGCCTTGATGACTTCCAGAACGTCCTCTTTCTTGAGATTATACTTGGAATGCAGACGGGCAAACTCTTTGTCAGAGACAGAAACGCAAGAGCAATTTTCTACATCGGTTTCTTTGCTGCCCAGCATCCCGTCAAAGATGTCCTGCCCTGCACAGAGAATCGTCTCATTGTTCATCGCATAGGCGATAACGGAAGCCTTACAGTCAAAGTCGCTGTTTTCCACAAGGAAATCCTCAGGGCGGCCGTGACGTTCAACAACGTTTTCATAGATGTCCCGGAGTTCGATAGGAGCAGAAGGAGCGGTCAGAGCTGCTTTATGAAGGCGCATGAATTCCACAAACTTTTCATTCGAGAGGGTATCGGTATAAAAGCCGATGCCGGAAACGCGAACCTTCACTTCGCTGGCAAAGTAATCGTCAATTTTGGAGACGATTTTCTGCTGAACCCGCTTGTACGCTTCCTGAACATTGGAAGCCGTGTAAAATACCGGGAACTTCATGATGTCGATTCCCTCCGGCAGACTCGCGTCATAGGCCGCATCAATGCCGCCTCGCAGCGCCGGAACCGCGTCATGCAGCTCTTTCACAGAAGAAATGTATCCGGTAATGTACAGCTCATCGTTTTTGCTGTAATGCCCGATAAGTCCCACATAGAGGGTCTGCATCAGCATCCGCTTGAAGCTGAACCAACATAGACGAATGGGTAGAATGACATTAGCAGCCGTACCTTCCGCACGATAGGTGCCGGGGGCAGAGACCTTTTCCAGCAGAATCTGGTCGTTCTTGTCACCGTATTTTTCCTTGAAAAGAGCTTGAAGAATTTCAGTGGACGAAAGAGGAGTGGACATTGGAATCGTTTCATTCAGAAAAGAGAGGAATGCATCCACATTGTCTTTCTGCCATGCGTCATTAGACATGCTTGCACGCTGCATAGAGAGCTTGTCTTTCCTATCATCGGGCAGGGGCTCATACCCACAGGCGATACGAAGTTCGTTCTCCGTGACAGCATCCGTTGCACTTGCAATTTTTTTGATGGTGTTCTCGGTCGGCTGAGCTTTTGCGTTGCCATTCACGAGGCTGCTGATATACCCACGAGTCAGCCCCGCTTGAAACGCAAACTTACCCTGTGTGCGGGTTCCGATGGCTTTTTTGACCAGCGATGCCAGCCTTTGAAAGTCGGGCTCTTTGGGAAAGGTGGCCTCCGCATCCTTATTGCTGTTCTTTTCAAGTACCGACTTGTCCCAACCGGTGACAAGAGAATACCCAATATCCTTCAAGGATTGATAGGCAACCCCGTTCTGGTCAAGAGCCGGGGAGTATGTACCGCTGTTATCTTCCAGCTGCTCTACTGCCTCACGCACCATCCTTGCTTCGTTCATCAGGATGACGTCCGGGGCTTCAAGCCGGGCAAGACTCTTGTACCGATTATTGAGGCGCTCGACTCGTGCGGCCAATGCAGTGATGTTGGCAACTTGGTCTTCCGTTGCATGGGCAGAGATATCTGCACCAAGTTCAAAATGGTTTAGTGCAGGAATATCCACGCCTTTGCTCTTGGCGAATTCCACAATGGCTTCCGCGCCATAGAAACGCTTCTCATGGGCTGCGACAACTTTCGTTATCGTGTCGGCCGAGTTGTCCAGCTCAAGCACTTCACCTTTTCCGGCATCCTCGACATAACACCTGGTGTTGGTGAGAAAGCCTTTCAAAAAATCAGCATCCACATCCAGCTTCTTAGCGATGCCGGGCAGCTGCTTATAGAAAATCACGCGCGTGGCGAGGTTAACAGAAATCATGGTGTACTCCTTTCAAATATGTCATTAGCTGTACAATGCTGTCATCTTCTGTAATTATAATAGCACATCCCGCACCAAAAAGCAAGCATGAATTTACAAAAAATGACAAGAAAATACACAAGATGACATATTTGGGCAAAGCAATTGATTCTTGAGCTTTCCGGCTTGGTGACGGAACAAGCTCTATGCGCCTTGTCTTTACCACAGTTTTGCCTTGTGCATCCGTGCGAATTAAATACAATTAAAGATGTCGAAAGATAAAGCACAACACACAAAAAAGGAAATTTCACTATGAACACCAGTATTTTGAAACTCGAAGCCACTGTAATCCGTCCCAAAGATTTTGACGAACTCGACGGCCTCGCCGCTTCCATCAGCTTCCCTGTCGAATACGATGATGAAGCAATTGGTGAGGCCCTGGGCGACCAGGACCTGATGGCCTATGTCGTCGGAGAGCTGCACGACCTCGTTGTCCGTATGCGTCCCGAATGGCTGGATAATGAGGATACTAGCCTGACCATCAAGGCATTCCTGGACGAAGCTGAGTACCAGACGTTCAAGGGCCTTGTCGCGATGAAAGAAGACAGCTACACCTTTGTTATTGAGGGCTAAACACCACAGAGCAAAAAGCAAACCCTGCCTGCAGTAAAATGCGGGTAGGACTTTTTTGTTTGCGTAGCTGCATCCTTTTGTCCACAGAAACCGTAGGTGCCAGGATGCGTAGCTGCCGACACGGCTTGACCTGATGTGCGAGGCTCGTACAATCAGATTTGTACGACAGATATCAAACGCAAAATATGGTTTACATTGAGCTGCTCAGTGGCCTTATGGCTGTTGGGCGGCTTTTTCTTTTGTGCGAGTTGCGTACAATAAAAATCAAGCGGAGGAAACAACCATGAAAAAATTTATTGGAATTGTTTTAGTGTTGTGCAGCTTGGCCTTGCCTTTAGCTGGCTGCAAAGAAGCCATCAGCACCGTGACTTGTAACACAATATCTGAACTCGAAGATATTCCGGGTCAGATATTGTCTACACCGGAAAGCGCTGAAACGGAACCGGAATACAATTACATCCATTTTCGTTACGACAACATCTGGACTGTATCTGCCCTCGTGAACTACGAAATCGTGGACAACGGCCAAAACATAAAATTTGAAATCAACGATAGTCGTTATCGAGACAAGGTTTTTTATACCAGCATGTCGAATGTAGAGCTCGTATACCGAGACGATAGCGTTGATTATGGCACGGACTACACCATTTATCCAGGGAATGCTTCGAAATTCGGAAAGGGTGGTAAGTAAGATGGGTATTAAATTTATCGACGGCAATATTTTTTCACGACTTTCTGCGAGTAAGCCAACTTACATTTGCCAGCAAGTAAATTGCAAAGGTGTAATGGGAGCTGGACTTGCCATGCAAATTTGCATCCAATGGCCGGTGGTATATCGGCGCTATCTGGAGTTTTGCCATGGAAACGACGGCAACAAGCTCGGTACTTATCAGGAGGTTCTGGTAGAACCGAAGCTGTATGTCGTGAATCTGTTCGGGCAGAATGGTTATAGCCGAGGTGAAAGGCAGACGAATTATGCTGCACTGGCGGCTGCGCTGTTCTCGTTTTTTAGAGACTGCGCTCAAAAGTATCAGGACGTAACTATCCGGTTGCCATATGGTTTAGGCTGCGGACTTGCCGGAGGCGACTGGGACACGGTTCTGGACATCATCAGCGATGCAGCAAAAGCCTGGAATCTGAATGTTGAGATTTGGGAACTCCAGAAATAATAGCAATAAGACCTTTACCGAAATTCGGTAAGGGTCTTTCTTTTTTTGTAGGGATGCAAATATGTACAGATTGCAAACAAATGGCACCTGCCGTTGCAGAAAAAGCACGATAGTGAGATAATATTAGTAAAGAAACAACAACATCATCAGTAAAGTGAGTGAAAAAGCCTATGACAAACGCAGAACTAAAAGCAATCGTCCAGCGTGAGGAATACGATTTCCTGCGCACCAACAAACACTTGGGGAGCAACATTTTATTCCTAACGCTTAGCGGCAGTCATGCCTACGGAACCAACGTCGAAGGCTCCGATATCGATATACGTGGCGTGGCAGGCTCACCCGAAATCTTAGGGTTTAACCACTTCGAGCAGGCCATTGACAACCGGACAGATACAGTCATCTACGCTGTGAACAAGTTTGTCAGCTTGCTTGCGCAGGGTAATCCCAACATTATCGAACTTCTTGGCAATGACCCGGAGCTATATGTGAACATGACGCCGGAAGACCAAATGCTGCTTGACAATAGGGAACTGTTCTTGACTCGGCGCATTGCCTACAGCTATGGCGGCTTTGCAAACGACCAGCTCAGACCTTTGCAGATGGGTTTGCTTCGCAACAGAGTCTCGCCGGAGGCGCTCAAAAACAAATTCGAGAAGAGGAGTCTGGAACGGGCGATTACCGGATGGGGCAAGGATGACATTTTTGAAATCTCCATCAGTAAGGATACAGATGAAGAAGGCAAACATCCGCTCCTGATTTCTTGCAGCTTGAACGATTATCCAGTCACCTCTCTAAAGCCGCTGCTAAAGAGTCTGACTACGACCATCGACCAGTATGAGCAGCCGCAGCATCCGAAAGCACAAAAAGATGCTGCCCACATCAACAAACACGCGATGCACATTGTGCGGTTGTACTACACGGCGTTCGATATTCTGGAAAAAGGCGAGATTATCACTCGCCGAGACAAGGAACGCGAGGAACTGTTGGCGATTCGCAACGGCAAGTACCTGCGTGAAGACGGGTCGTACGCACCCGAATTCTTTGAGTTTGTTGATGCGCTTGAAAAGAAATTTCAGGATGACGTGAGGAAAACCTCTCTTCCTGCTAAGCCTGACTTTGGAAAAATTGAGGAGCTTCTGGTGGAAATCAACAAGGAATATTTGCGGCGCGTCATGTAATTGACATGCTATCAGCAACAAAATACTGCTCGTCCATTTGAATATGGGCAGCAATTTTTGTTGCAAAACCGTGCGAATTGAAGATAATGAAAATGAAGTTAACGGAAGCAAAGGTGATGCCGATGCAGTAAAAAATATAAATAGTGCAAGATTGAAATGTCACAAAGGACGGCCGACCTGTTACCGGCTACCGGTTGAAATAGCAGTCCTTGAGGCTGCGTAAGATTATAAAGAACTCCTATTACTTTTTTGAGTAGTGGGGGTTCTTTTTTCCTCTAAAAACGAAAGCATACGCCAAGGTCAATATCTGCAGCCTTAGAAACATGAAACTGTACATCGACTGCGGCTTGATGTTTAACGATATATCATAAAGTAATGCTATCTTTCTGCCGGAGGGGGAGTCAAGCAATTAAAATTATAATAAACACTTGCCAACTTGTGCGATTCGCATACAATCAAGGATAGAGACAGATAAAAGCAAATAACAACCATCCGGCAACATAGATGACAAGTGGAGACGTAAAATGATTGAGCAGAAAGACAGTGAAATTTTGGAGCTCGCGGGGTTTGCAGACCGGAACAGAAAGGCCAGGGAGGTTCATTCAGAGCCTATTTTCGTACAGGTGAACAGCAAGCTGGCAGCCTACACGATACCAGGAATGCGTTCGGAAGGAACGACCTATGATGTTCCGACTTACTCGGCACTGAAAGGTGCAATGGATTCCATCTACAAACATGTCGGTATGGAAGCGATTCCGACGGCGGTGTACATTCACTCTCCTATAAAAAAGACACGTATCCTGCTGCGAAATATTGAGAACATCGAAGGAATGCGCTCCCGCGAATGCTTAACGGATGTTTGCTACACGGTCGTTGTACGAATCGTAAGAATGGATAACATGGCTTTAGAAAGCGACCTCACAGTGCAGTACAGGAATTTCTTAGAGTATGCTTCCGACAGCTGTGGGATGGGATATCCGTATCTTGGCGTGATGGAAACACCCATGTATTTCCATCCTGTAACGGAAGCTGAAATCCTTCCGACGCTGCCCATCACATCTGATTTGTGCAACATGCCTCTGACGCCGGATTATACGAACGAATTTGAACCGGATTTGGTTTGCAGGCATCTTCGCATCGAGAATGGTGTCATCGATTTTACGAAGGGGGAGTATTTTCGCTGTTATGGATATTCTGAATGCGCTGGTTAAGCACTATGATGCGATGGCAGCAGCTGGAAATGCAACGCCTTTCGGCTGGACACACAAGTTTGCTCAATATGCCGTCGAACTAAACGATGACGGAGAAATCGATAGGATTTTCGCTCTCGGTGATTTATCCGATAAAAAGAACAAAGGCGAGGAATTCAAGATGCCAACACGCAGGCCACGGTCTGGCAAGCTGCCGATTCCGTATGTGTTCTGTGATGATGCGGAACATCTTCTCGGCAAAGTCGGTGAAGCGAGCAATCTTGTTCGATACACTATGATGCGCGACGCAGTCTTTATGCTGCGTGACCTGTTGGGACATTCTAAAGCCTTAGATGTCGTCTACAAGTTCTACGAAACGTGGGACCCAGAAAAGGCGCTTGACAATAAATGTGTCAGCGACGTAATGGAGGCGAAAGGCCAGGAAAAGAAAACCTTTATCCTGTTCTACAATGGCGTTCCAGTTTTTGATGATGAGACATTTCGCAAAAGCTATGCGGCGATTGTCAATAAATATGGGGAAATGCCGATTGATACACTCAAGGGCGGTGAAATTGCTCTGTTGCCGGAACCTATCAAGATTCGAAGCATGATAAGCGGCAATATCGGGTTTAAGGCTCGCTTGTTTCGAGCCATCACGGCATGGGGAAACAAAAAGAATGGCCCTGTCACAAACACTCTTTTGTCCAACAACAAAGCAAACACCGAGTATTTCGGACGTCAGCAGGGCAACGCCATCCCCATCACAATGCAAGATGAACATAAGATTTACGAAGCGGCTACAGATTTGCTCGGCTCCAAACATCGGTTTCCGGTTCCGGCCACTTCACAGTCTCTTTATTCAAAGAATCAAATTATCTGGTCGGATGATATGCCAACAAAGCTGGAAGACGCGGTCATTGACCTATGCTGTTGCCGCAGTGATAAAGCTAAAACTATCTCTCAGGCAAATGAATCAGGTTCTGAAACCACTATCAGAATCCTTGAAAAAACAAAACTCTATCAGGGACGAATCACGGTTCTTTCGGACATTGAAAAGAACTTAGTCGTCAACGTCTGGAATCTTGATATGAATAATAAGGGATGTTCTGCATCCAGCTTTACGCAGATGACGCTTGACGAGCTGCTTGGAAACTTTGCCAAGCATTACACTGACATGGAAATTGACCGAAGCCAGACTTGCCGAGATGCGGATGGAACCAGCCGAGATTTTGCAAGAGCCATCAACATCTACAACTCACTTTTCGCCAAAAACAGTGATGGAAGCACGAGTTCTTTCAACAACGCTCTTTGGAAACAACTGAGTATCAGCATTTATTCCGGAACAAAGTATCCGGAGCAAGTCCTTTCCCTGGCACTGCTTCGGTCCTGCCGTTTGCTTCAGCAAAATAAGAAAGGCAAAGAAAATCGCATCACGGCGTCTTTGGCCGGTATCACAAAAGCGTTCTTAATTCGCAATTACGGAGAGAATATGACGATGGGACTCAACTCAAACAACACCAGCCCTGCTTATATCACAGGACGAATCTTCGCACATATGGAAAGTGCGCAGAGAAAGATTGACCCCAACAACCAAACCACTTACGCTAAACGGTTCTTTGAGCGAGTTATGATGAACCCGGCCAAAACCATGCCGGAACTTCACAAGAGTTTCCTTCTTTTGAAGAACAAGGCTAAAGCAAATGGCATGAGAGGTCTTTATAATTCCAGCGACAAGAAAATTATGGCTCTTATCGATATGCTGGATGGCAACTATCCCGACCATCTATCCGAAAAGCAAAAAGGTGAATATCTCGTCGGATACTATCAGCAGCGAAGCGCAAACATCAAGGATGCCGAGGAGAAGAAAAACCGGAAAGCCGCCAAAATTGAAACTAATAATACGGATACTGCGACAACCGTTGCAACACAAAAGGAGAAGTAACAATGTCTGAACTCGTTAAGAATCCTATCACCATTGTTCTAGCGTTTGATGCGCAGAACTGTAATCCCAATGGGGACCCCGACAACGACAACAACCCGCGTCAGTTTGAGGATGGAATCGGGTACATGTCGTCCGAAAGCATCAAATATAAGATTCGCAGCTACATCCGTGACAAGGTCTTGTTTGACGGTCTGGAAAAGAACAGCCATGCACTATATTGCAGCCCCGATACTTTTTCCATTGAGCGCAGCGTTAAAGAGTGCCTGGAGCCTATCATCGGCAAAAAAACCAAAGGCATCCCCGATGACCAGCAGCTGGAGGCTTATAAGGAGCTGTGCCGGTACTACTATGATACTCGCATGTTTGGGCTTGTGAATACGAGTTATTCCAACTGCAGCCTTCTCAGCCGCATCAAGGGTGCCTGCCAGGTATCTATGCCGATGTCCTATGACCCTATCGAAATCATCCCGATGACGATTACTCGCTGCTGCGTTGCTTCCGATGCTGAACGCAAAGGCGAAGATAAAGGCGCCAAGAAGGGCGTCAGTATCGACGAAAGCGACGATGGAGCCGAAAAGAAGACGAAAGACCGCATGATAGGCCGTCGAAGCATTATCAGATATGGGCTGTATCACATGAGCATTCAAATCAACAGTGCAATGGCACAGCGTAACGGTGTTACGATGGATGACGTTAATTTGTTGATTGATGCGCTGCAGCATATGTTCGAGGAAGATATGAGCTCCAGCAGAGCCCTAACGCTGCGTAAGTTGTTTGTCGTTGAACACACCAAACCGATGGGAAATGCTTATCGGGACACCATTGAGCGGGCACTGGCGGCTCGACTGAAGCAACCTAATGATGCACCTACATCTTATGAGGATTACGAGGTGACTTATCACCGCGAAATGCTGCCTGATGAGGTCAAGGTGACTGAGTATAATTATAACAGTCAAAGCGTTTGACAAAAACTAATAATTGCTGGTCAACAAAACTGTATAAGATTGAAAACACAATAGTCTGCCTCTTGTTAATACGTTGCAAGTGAGAACCTGCGGGACTACAAAAGTGATGCACTATGCCACATATGATTGAAACGATATTTTGCTATGGTGCGGAAATGCAGCGGCTGCAGGTAACACAACTGCCGTAAGAAAGGCTACAAAGCGGCCCATGAGGTCGCGTAAGATTATGCGCCCATCTGCAAACGCGGGTGGACGTTCTTTTTTTGCCAAAAATAAAAATAAAACGTGATAAAAACCTTGCACATCTGTGCGAATCAGATATAATAGCCCTAATAAGATAAAAATTGTGCCCTGACGGCATCTGAATTGGATGCTGCCGGGGCATTTTGTTTGTTAAGGAGAATTTGGGGCTATTCAACTTTTTCCGGGGGGGCTGAATAACTCATGAGCACAAAAGTCCATAAAGGAGGTGAGCCACTTTGAAAGTACATAAAGGCTATAAATTTCGGCTAGAGCCAACAGAAGAACAGAAAGTCAAAATCAATAAAACGCTCGGCTGCTGCCGTTTTGTATATAACTCTATGCTAGATAGGCGTATAAAAGCTTATCAACGGCGCGGTGAAAGTATGAGCTATATTGATACACAAAATCTGCTTCCTCAGATGAAAACTTATCTTCCTTGGCTTGCTGAAGTAGATAGTCAAGCACTCAAATATAGCTGTCGTCAGTTAAATAATGCCTATAAAGGCTTTTTCGAAGACGGTAAAGGGTTCCCCCAATTCAAACGAAAACGGGGAGAAGAAAGCTATACAACTACAAAAGCAAAAAGCATTAAAGTTGACGATAAGTACATTCAGCTTCCGACACTTGGGAAGATGCGTTATCGTAAGAGTCGCAACATTGAGGGACGCATCTGTAAGGCAACAATCCGTCGCTCAGCAAGCGGCAAATACTATGTAAGTATTCTTTGCGAAGTAGAAGTAATGCCGCTTCCGGTTAAAGATACCGTCATCGGTTTAGATGTTGGCATCAAATCTTTTGCTGTTGACAGCAATGGAAAAGAATATCCAAACAATAAATATCTTCAGAAAGCGGAAGCTAAACTAAAGCGTGAGCAGAAAAAGCTGTCACGCAAAAAGAAAGGTTCTGCCAACTGGGAGAAGCAACGTATCAAGGTGGCTTGCTGCCACGAAAAAGTGACCAATAAGCGAAAAGATGCCCTACACAAGTTGTCATCTACACTGGTGAAAGAAAACCAAATCATCTGTGTAGAAGACCTCAATGTAAATGGTATGGTTCGCAATCATAACCTTGCTAAAAGTATTTCCGATGTTTCTTGGGGAGAGTTCTTCCGACAACTTGATTATAAATCCAGTTGGGCAGGAAGAGTAGTTGTAAAAATACCAACCTTCTATCCAAGCAGCCAGACCTGCTCTTGCTGCGGCTACCAAAACAAAGAGGTAAAAAACCTCAATGTTCGGCATTGGGTCTGTCCGAAATGTAACACATCACACGATAGGGATAAAAATGCAGCAGAAAACATTCTAAAGAAAGGAATGGACATGCTGGCTACGCCAGCCGCCTCATAACCACAGGCGAACAGTACGGTCAGGACGACCGAATCTTAAAGTCTGTGGAGAGCGAGCCTCTATCAAGAGCTGCGGCTTGCGGTAAGCTCGCTCTATGAAGCAGAAATCCATACTGAGTAACGGGGCAACCCGTGAAAAGTTGGAAGTCCGAATTTGGCTATGACACTGAACAACTTGTCAAGCGAACAACAGGGATTCGTACATTTGGCATTGTCGGGCAAAAACGTATTATGTGATGCCTGCATTGGCAGCGGAAAAACATCGACCATCAACGTGCTCTGTGATGCGTACCCTCCAGAACGGCGTATCCTGTACTTGACCTATAACCGATTACTCAAACTTGACGCCAAAGACAAAATCAAAAATCATAATGTCTTGGTCCAGAACTATCACGGATTTGCAAGCCTGCTGCTGAACAAAAAGGGAATCCGGAATTGCGGACAAGGCGAACAGCTTGCCATGGTATTGGAAAAGAAAATTCCGATTCCGCCAATTGATACTCTTATCATTGACGAGTATCAGGATATCAATGACGAGATTGCAGAACTGCTCAAATATATCCGTTCTAAGAATCCGGGCCTTCAAATCGTCGCAGTGGGCGATATGAAGCAGAAAATCTACGATGATACAGCGCTGGATGTCTGGGAGTTCATGCAGGATTTTCTCGGCCGCCATGAACAGGTGGTTTTCACGAAATGCTTCCGTATTTCTCATGACTTGGCAGAACGACTCGGCAATATCTGGGGCAAGACCATCAACGGCGTAAATAGCTCCTGTATCGTGGAACAGATGTCGGTCGATGAAGTGACAGAGTTCCTGAATAAGCAGAACCCCAAAAATGTCCTTTGCCTGGGTGCTCGAATTGGAGCCATGACGAAGGTGCTCAATGACTTAGAGAATCGACCGGGGAACCTCTATGACAAGCATCATGTCTATGCAAGTATCGCAGACAATGATGGGAATAAGGCGGTAGCACCCTCCTCGGATGTTGGTATCTTCACAACTTTTGACGGCAGCAAAGGTATGGAGCGGCCTATCTGCGTTGTGTTTGATTTCACGGAAGAATACTGGTCGTCTCGCACAAGCAAACCGATGGCACGATATGAGATTCTTCGGAATCTGTTTTGTGTCGCAGCAAGCCGAGGAAAGCAGCGGATTATCTTCGTAAACTCAGACCATCCGTTGAGCGATAAATCTCTGATGACCCCAACTGAAACTCTTCGCGGATTTCCGCATCCGTTCGCATTTTCTGAGATGTTTGACCACAAATTCATCGAAGATGTGGATGCTTGCTATAAGCTGCTGGAAGTCACACCGATTGAGCACAACGACAATACGACCATCGATGTGCAGGCAGCGGATGCCATGATTGACTTGTCTCCCTGCATCAGCATCTATATGCAGGCAGGGTTCTTCAACTCCTACGACATTGATGACGCTCTTGCATATTATATGGACCTACACAAGGACATGCAGTATTTGAAAATCAAGAAGGGCGCAACGGTCGAGGATAAGGTTCTGCTGCTCACGGCGCTTGAAACGAATCAGTGCCGGTATGTAAAACAGGTCAAGCCTCCTTTTGTGAACGCAAAAGCCAAAATGTCGCTCAGTATGCGGCTTGGCACCGTGTTCACTCCCGATGAGTATGTTCAGGCACGCGGAGATATCGACATTCATACTAATGACCATAAAGTGATTTATGCCTCGGGCCTTGCGGATGTCGTAAAGAACAGCACCGTCTACTGCATCAAGTTCATCAGCAGTCTGGCACACAAGCATTTTCTGCAGTGTGCGTGTTCTATGATTGCGCTGGGTCTTCCATATGGCGTTGTCTGGAACGTGAAAAGTAACCTGATGTACAGCGTAAAAATCAAGGATAAGGACGCTCTGATTGACGCAATCCTCAAGTGCATCACGAAACGAGCTTACAACGGCGCGGATTATTACACCTGCCGAAAAGGCTTTGTACAGGATACGGCATCGATTATCGACCGCTGGACTGACGACGGATATGCGGAAGAACCCACCGCCATCACTTCTGGCGACGGTATCGCCATCATCAAGCAGGGAAGCCGCTATTTTGTGATGGATGGAGCACGCCGAAACACTCTGAACGATAATTTTGGGCTTGGTTTTGCCGATGTGAAAGACGCTTGTCTTGCTTATGCGAAGAGTTGCGAACTTCAAAAAACCGTGGACCATGATTCTCCTTATTCCGAAGTCGAGTTCTGGCTCGACCAGAACAAGGCGTTTGAAGAATACATGACTCAGGTAAGCCATGAAATCGAGCAGCACGAAGAAGGACCGTATGCAAAATACAAGTCTTTCGCTACGCCTGCTGTCCGAAAGATGCTGGCGGAAAAGGGACTGACCATCACGTTCCCGGAAAAAGTCCTCATCAAGGTTTGGAAGATGCGCCGTGTCGAAGATGCCATGTATCAGAAAATCGAAGAAGCAAAGAAGCAGAACAGCTCCAATGTACCGCTTGATGAGGCGTTCTTTGACTCTGAACTGGTGGATTCCGTCGAAGGAAATACCGAAAACACCAAGGCAAAAGCCAAACCCCAAAAGGAATCCGCATTGCCGTTCTCCAAGTACGGTGTAGATGAGAAAAAGAGCTACCGTGTCGTGAAAAGCGATGAGCTCTCAAAGCCCAACCAGCCCCGTTATGTTGTGGTCGAGGCCGCAACTGATAAGGTCCTGGACAATGCTAACGGATATGGCTACCTTTCCTATCAGGCTGCCTGGAAAGGCTATTCGTACAAGAGCAAGCATCATCTGGACGGCACGAAGAAACCGATGAGTAAGAGTGCAAAAGAGCAGGCAAAGAAAAAGGCGGCTTTCTTTTCAACTGACTCAGAGCAGCTCAGCTTTGGCTGATTCAGAAAATCAACAACAGATTTCACGATTAAAAGGAGGAGGAAATCATGGCAGCCAAAAAGGATAAGATGATTCCGTCTGAGAAAGAACGGAAAAGAGCACTGAAATATGCGACCCCGGCAGGTACGGGTCGGATGTGGGTAACAATGGGAATCGCCTTTATAATTTTCGGCATTATCTTGCTGCTGATTCCAATTGGCCTTGCTATCTCGGAGGCATCAGCGCAGAGATACGACCCCGAAAGCATCCATACAGCAACACTTGTATTCTATCTGCTTGGCGCATTTTTTGGTTTCTGCGGATGTTTCTGCGTTATCTTTGGTAAGCTTGCCGTCAAAGCATTTGCGGAAATACTGTGCAAGGGTGAAATTAACTATCCGGTAGCGGAATACAAAACACCTAAGAAACTGCTGCTTCAAGAGGCAGCAGCTATCAACCAGAGCCCTAATGCTCCATTGACAGCTTCCACATTCGGGAACTGGATTGATTTTGAAGCCGATTGGCAAAACTGCCTTTCCATTCATAATGGCATCTTGCAGAGTCATCAGATTTTCAAAAAACTGATTCTTGTACAAGACAATTTTACTTACAAAGAGCTGGACTACGAGAATAACTCGGAACTCGGCGTCGGAGTCAAAACATTCGCCGCAGGAAGCACAACGACCATCGGCAAAATGAAAGGCCACAAGCTCATTTATAATATCGGCATGAATCTTTCCAATGGCAAACTGGGAGTTAACAGCTATTCCATCGATACATTGGACGTCACGAATGAAGTACATAAATGGTTAGCTGACCACGGATACACCCGCACAGACTAAGAAATAGCTTTGTTCGTTGTCGATACTTCCGGCTCGATGCGCGGAGAACCTATCAATGCACTGAAAACGGCCATGATTAACACCATCCAGTATATCAATGACGACAACTATATCGGCATCCTCGATGAGTTGCTGGATATTCTTAACGATAAATAATTGATTTTTACACCTCCGATGTTACGGCATCGGGGGTTTTGTTTTTGGGAGGATACTATGAGTAAGGGAATGCGTACAGAGGACGAGGTTCGTGACAGTGCCAAGCTGGTTCTTGGCTTTGATAAGACCGAAGATGGAGTGCAGCAGGGGACTGGGCAAATCACTACCTTCAATCAGTTGGGATTCCGTGGCTGTAATGATAAGCCGGATGGCTGGTATCTGCCGGATGACGCCAGCAAACCCGCCATCATTCTGGAGACGAAATCAGAAGCAGAAGGTGTTTCCAAGGAAAAGCATGTCAAGGAACTGTTCAAGAATATCGATGTTGTTGCCAAGAAATACTCCAAGACCATCGGTATTCTTTATAGCGGCAGTGCTATCCGCGTATTCAGAAACAAAATCGAGCTGTCTGATGCGTCCAAGCACTTGGAAAACAAGGACTACTATATCCGCCTGTGTACGAGCCAGAAACTCGATAACAACTACATCTTCGAAATCACGCAGAAAATCAACAACAGCCTGCATTTCAAGTTCGGTATGACGGACCTGCAGGACCGGATGATTTTCACGGCTTGTGCCCTTGTCGCCCAGCGCTACAACCCTCAGAACGGTCTTCAAAAACTGAAAGACATGGATTACAGCACCTTCCATAACTGGATTTACAGTGCCCTGTCTAAGGCTCTGGAAGATGATAAGAAGCAGAATAGCAAGCTGGATGTACTCTTGGAGGAGTATGCCTCTGTCCGTATGTCTATTACGGAGAATCAGGAAGCCATCAACGATTTCATCGACAATGTCTGCCAGATTGCCGACCTCGTCAATTCCGATAACTGGAATGGTGAGGATGTCATGGCAATCTTCTTCAATGAATTCAACCGCTACCGTGGCAAGGCTCAGGCGGGACAGGTGTTTACCCCTGACCATATTGCATCCTTTATGTACCGACTCATTGATGTGAATATGAATGACCGGGTTCTGGATGCCACCTGTGGTTCCGGCACCTTCCTCGTGAAGAGCATGTGCAATATGATTCGTGAGGCAGGCGGCAGCAATACCAGCAAGGCAAAGCAAATCAAGTCTGAGCAGTTGTTCGGCATCGAGATGTACCGGAAAGTCTACGCTTTGGCTTGTGCAAACATGATGATTCACAAGGACGGTAAGACCAACCTTGTGCAGATGGATGCCACTTCGGCTGAGGCGACTGAATGGATTCGGAAACAAAAAATCACGAAGGCCCTGATGAATCCGCCTTACGAGAGACGATACGGTTGTGCAACAATCGTTGCTAATGTGTTGGATAGCGTTCCTGCAGGTACGAAGTGTGCCTTCATTCTCCCGGATAAGAAGATGGAGAAGGAATCCAAGTTGAAAGCCTTGCTGGAACGCCATACTCTGACCACCATCATCAAGCTGCCTGAGAACCTTTTCTTCGGTCTGGGCGTTACTACTTCTATCTTCATCTTCGAGACTGGCAAGCCTCAGAATGGGCGCAACATCAAGGGCTACTATGTGGCTGATGACGGTCTGGAGACTGTCAAGAACAAGGGTCGGCAGGATGTACACGACAAGTGGCCTGCGCTGGAAGATTACTGGGTTAAGGCGATTCAGGATGACAACGATGACCGCTACAATACCCGCCAGCTTATCAATCCGGCTGAACACCTGTCCTATCAGATGCCGGAGAAACCCTTTGAGTTGTACGAGGAGGATTTCATCAAGACCGTGATGGACTACGAGATGTACAAGCGTGGCATCAACGCCAAGGAGTTCGGGGACAAACTGCTGCAGAAGGTGCTCTATGGTTCGACTGTGACCGGCACTGAGGAAGGCACGAACATTCTGGTGGGGAAAGGAGAAAGCAATAATGGGGAAGATTGATACTTCCGGGTGGAAGGAATTCAAACTCGGATATATTATGGTTGGAAATAAGAAGCAAGGCCATGGTCTTTTCGAAATTGTCAATTCAGTTGCTTATCATGGCAAAGATGTTACCGAGACGGATTCGGATGATGGAATCAATTATATTACTCGGAGCAAGTTCAATAATGGATTAAAGGCAAGGGTCGTTTGCTTGGATAAATTCAAGGTGAATCCTGCAGGAACCATTTCTTTCGGCGCAGAAAACGCAGATTTTTTCTACCAAACGGAGCCTTATATCACTGGCAACAAAATGTATTATATCGACACGACTGCATTATCGGAGCGTGCTTGCCGTTTCCTTAAAAGCATTTTGGAAGCGACATTTACAGCCAACTATTCTTTCTCCGACGGTATGATTCCGGCCAGAATTTATGATGAGTGCATCAAACTTCCCGCCACCCCTAACGGAGCCCCCGATTGGGCTTATATGGAATCCTACATGGCAAACCTTGAAACCAAAGTCGCCGAGTTGCTGACCCTGCTACAGGCTGCGAAGGATGCGGAGAAGAAAAAGGTGGATACGAGGGAGTGGGGAGAGTTCCGGGTGGGGGAATTGTTTGACGCGGAACGCGGAAAGGTGAAGAATATTCAGCCCTTAACCCCCGGAGCGACTCCAATCATCGCAGCAGGCGCTTACAACCAAGGTATTGCTGGGATGTACGAGATTGACAGTGCCTATAAAAATCGAATTACCGTATCTTGTAATGGGGCAGGTTGTGGCAGTACGTTCTATCATCCATACGAGTTCAATGTGAATGGCGATGCTATTACACTTATTGAAAAGAAGTGTATGCCTGACAGAGCAAAGCAGTTTGTTGCATGCATCTTAAATGCCACTTTTACGCGCAAGTTCAGTTATGAAGAAAAATGTTCCCCTCAAAAGGCTCTGGCTGAAGTAATGCGGTTGCCCATTGACAAGACCGGTCAGCCTGACTGGGCGTATATGGAGGAGTATATGAGGAAGGTGGAGAGAAAAACCGAAGGCATGCTCAATCAATTTGTCTCAACATAAAAGGAGGAACGGACGATGTTTCTTGATAAAGAATTAGATGTAATTTGTCTTTTACAAGCTGAATTAAAACATTCAGAGCCCTTATTGTATAAAAGCAATTCTTTCTGCAAAAAGGTATCACGCTATATTAAAAGTATAAATTCATTCAGTGATAACAGTGGGCATGAAGCATTACCACCAGATTATTATTCTGATGAATTGAACTGTATGTTTGATGTAATGCGCGTAAATGATACAGAAATAAGGAAAACATATAATCCTGTAAAAATACGAGAACGCGAAATTGAACAAGAGCTAAAAGACAAAGGAATATTACAGCCGCACATGACACTAATTGTAAACTCAGAAAGTGATGATGTGCAAGAACACACATACAAAAACTACAAACGAAATTGCAAAAGAGTTTTAAATGAGCATATTGCTAAAATTGATATTTGGCAGAAAGAGCATCCTAGAATCCAGAATAAAGGTTTGCTTATATGTGATGAAACGGAATGCTATTTCGATGGGCATGTTATATATACTGGAAACGAAACATTTGCCTATTTTGGAGAAAAAAATGTTATAGAATTACATAGACCGTGGATGGATTCAGAACTTGTAGAAAAAGCATACGATTCAAAACTGGACTTTATTATATGGTTTTCTCCATATAAACCACACAGCATTTTGCTTGAAAAATATGGTTTATCATATCCAAGTATCGTAGTTCTTGATACAAGATATAAAAGGACGGACTTTATAAATTATGACGAAGAAAAAATGTCTTCAATGTGAAATAAATATTAAGGGCAACCACGTTACTTATTAGAACATAAATTTTAGAAGGTGATTTTTATGGATTTAATGCATGTACTCTATTTTTTGGGATTTGCAATCCTTATCCTTATCGAAATTATTACATATCCAAAAGTAAAAAAATGGAAACCAAAGTATAAAACAATTTCTGTAATGATAGCAGGTATAGTTTGTATTGGAGAATTGGCGTGTATCTTTATTGGAGAAATACTAACTGTTGAAAAAGTAACACTAAAAATAATAGACTTACTTGAAAAAATACATGATTTTAGTAGCCCCACATTTTTGAATATTATCATACTTATTATCACATCGATATTCTTGGTTTGGGGAGGAATGGATTTGGCATATAACAAACTAACAAGTAGCGTGAATAGGCTAACAAATTCAATGGATGAATTGCTTGGCAAAAACCATAACAACCACGCACACTGACACCATCACAACTATTGCTCAAAAGACCATCGTGGTCTTTATCCTCGTTTGCAGAGGTAGCGAACTTGAACAAGCCCTTGTTGGAGCAGACAGCGACCCAAGAAAACTTGAAAAAGCTTTCGGTATGGACGAGAGATACCTTGTGGATAACCCGTATGTTGTACGAGTAGCTAACATTAAAGGTGTGATTATATGAATGTTCTTAAAGAGTACAAAGGTTATCAGCTTGTTGAGCGTTATGATAAAACCTATATTCGTTTTTGGGGTGGTCGTGAGGAGGATATTCCTTGTGAATTTCCCATTTCAAAAACGGACGCAGAACGGGTTATCAACGAAGCGAGTGTGATTGACGAGCTGCTCTCAATTGCAAAGACTCAAATAGAGTGGACAGCTAATTCTTTTTATAAGATTGGTATTACTGAATACATTCTGCATCGCATGAAGCTTTCTCAGACAAGAGCAGAAAAGTCTTATGAAAAAATAGCTCGATACACTGATATTTGCAAAGAATTTTATCAGTACATCATGGATGATGAGGTGTTTACACCTAATCCAATTAAGGTTGAAGGGTTTACAGCTCAGCATTTGGCTACCAACTATCCTCTTTCAGCTTTAGGTGCGTATAATTATTTGATTTATTTGCGTGAAATGCCCGAAAAAGCGTTGGCAGATTTGAAAGCAGGATTACCAACAAGAGAAAGGCATTTCCGTCACAGATAACGACCTTCTTTTGCTTGATGACGACGAGGAAACAGAGGAATACGACTGGCAAAACGAGCCTCCCGTAGAGGATTTCGGCAACTTAGATATTGACTGAGTTGTTGATAATGATAATTGCATATCAAGAAAATGAATGGTATAATGTAAATAATACAAACCGCCATCCCGCACCAAATTCAAATACCAAAAACCCAAGCAAATCCCACAACGAAAGGAGCCATACCATGTCCACTCTCAAAAACGGCGAGTTTGGCATCGACTTGGACAAGGAGAAAATTCTCTGGACCGACCGAAAACGCCACACCATCTTTTCTCTGCCGCTGTCCTTTACGAAGTATACCCTGACCGAGACCAAACTTATCATCCAACGTGGCTGCTTTAACCTGCGCGAGGATGAGATTCAGCTGTACCGCGTCCGGGACATTGCGTTCAAGCAGAACTTCTATGAGCGCCTTTGCCGTGTCGGCAGCATCCATCTCTGCTCTACGGATGCCATGACACCGGAAATTGATATCCGTCGTATCAAGAACCCGCGCGATGTCAAGGAAGTGCTTTCTAAGACCATCGAGGCTTGCCGGAAAGCGAACGGCATCCGTACTTCGGAAATCATCGGGGACCATGGTCACTTCCCCGAGCCTGCCCCGCATGGTATGCCGCCTGAACCCTGCCACGAACATCCCCATAACTAATAATAGCCCGTACAGATTCGGTTCTGTGCGGGCTATTTTTTGTTTACAAAGAAATTTTTGGGTGGTGAGGCAGTTGACCAGCTATGCGAACGGCTTAGAATTATAAGTGCAATAAGCAAACACACATCGACACAGTCAACAACCCCGCCTAAACCGGTTCGCCGGTTATAATTGAGAGCCAGAAAACCTGCAGGTTTGCCTGTGGGATGAATGGCTCTCAATTATAACATTGGCGAAGTGGGCCACAGGGCGCAAGCCCTGACTTATAGTTTCATTACGCGTCACTTGGCGCACCGATATGTTTGCCAATTGCCCTTGCGGTGACATTTTTGCATCCGCAGCATAAAAGGAGAAATAAATGAAGAAGTTTTTGAAAATCATCATTTTCGCTATCCTGGCCGGACTTGGTGCTTTCTGGTATACAGAAAACCAGAAGCGCCGGACCATGATTCCGCTCGAATTTCGAGGCGAGTGAAATGCAAAAAGACATCAAAATTGTGCTGGAAATCATCTGGTATCTGGTCCTGCCGGTTGTGGCTCTTGCGCTCTACATCAAATATTGGCACTGGTATACCGCAAATCTCGGTTGGTCCTTGACTCATCCATCCTACATTGTTTTCGGATTTATTTTGAGCGCTGCACTGTGCTTTGAAATTGTATATATCGACATTAAGTTTGGCGAAAAATAGCGCTTGCCAAAATATACGAACGCCGTACAATGTAAAGTGTGAACAGATACTAAGCAATCAGTAGGATTCACAATCTGTATTTTAAGCGGACTTATCCCATAGCGGGGTAGGTCCGCTTTTTTTGTTGAAAGGAGAAAAAGTATGAAACTCAAAAACAATCTATTCCGGAGCACGGCGGCAATCATCGCTACGCTCCTTGCACTCAGCTTCACCGGCTGCGGTCAGAATCCGATAATATCGGAAAGTCCATCCAGCACCGGGGTCGTCTCAGAAAGCACTGCAAGCAGTGAACAGACGGCTGGCGGTTCGGTGGACGGCAGCTTTACGATTCACTTTTTAGACGTAGGACAGGCGGATTCCGCCCTTATCACCTGCGACGGCCACTCAATGCTCATTGATGGCGGCAATGTCGATGATTCTAACGTTCTTTACTCTGTCATGCAGCGTGAAACCGATGAACACCTGGATTATGTCGTTGGAACCCACGCACACGAAGACCATATCGGCGGTTTGTCCGGTGCCTTTGAGGCCGTCACTGCGGACATGACTCTATGCCCTGTGACAGAATACGACAGCAAAGCATTTCGGGACTTTGCAAGCTACGCGGAGCAAAAAGGCGGAGGCATCACGATACCGGATGTGGGTGAAACCTACACTCTGGGGGAAGCGGAATTCACGATAGTTGGTGTTAATTCTGTTCCCGATGACACGAACAATACTTCGATTGTTTTGCGTATTGTCTATGGAGACACCTCGTTCCTCTTTACCGGAGATGCGGAACAGGAAGCGGAAAACGTGATACTTGCATCGGGACAAGACATTCAGTCAACAGTTCTGAAAGTAGGGCACCATGGCTCAAGTACATCTACCTCAGAGGCTTTTCTGGATGCGGTAAATCCAACATATGCTGTGATTTCTTGTGGCACAGGGAACAGTTACGGTCATCCACATCAGGAAACACTCGACAAGTTGCAAAACAAAGGTGTCGAGGTTTATCGCACAGACCTGCTGGGTGATATTTACTGCACCTCGGATGGCAAAGAGGTAAGTTTCACTTCCGGTGAATATCATGATGAAAATCGGATTGAAGCCGGTAGTGCTGTAGGTTCCAAGGATGAACAGGACAAAGCTTCACTTGTCATAGACGAGACATACGTTCTGAACACGAGCACTATGAAGTTTCACAAACCCGATTGCTCTGCAGTCGAATCGATGAGTCAAAAGAATCGAATCGACTATATGGGGCCCCTCGATGAGCTCATCCAGGAAGGGTATTCGGCGTGTGGGATTTGCAAACCATAAAAATTGCACCTGATTTACTCGACAAGCTGTGCGAACCGACTACAATAAAAATTGTACGATAGATAACATTCCATATCGAAAGGGTTTTATGCCTTTCGTACATTCACAATTTCGCTTAAAGGGCGGACTTCCTGTTTTTAGGGAGCCCGCCCTTTTTGTATGAACAAGAAGGAGCGTAATGCAATGTTCAAAATTCACGATGACAAAGTCTATTTCGTCGCCGAAACCCCCGATATCAACAAAGTTATCGAAATCTTCCTACCTAAGGATGACCGTGGCACCATTATGGATTCACACGAAATCCGTGTGGACCTGTGCCGTGCCGTCATTCACATGGAGAAGAAGGGTGTCCGTGTCTTGAAGGTCCGCAACATTGAGGATACCAACAAGGCAAGCATCGACATCTGGCACATGCCGGAATATCAGGAGGCTGCAGAGTCTCCCGTAAGCGATGTGGTCAATGCCTGCATTGAGTCCTGCTTTGATTCCGGTGCAATGTTCAATCTGCCATGCAAAGCCAACCGCAAAACCCATGAAGTTTTTGCTGTCGAATGCTGCGCAAGCCCCGATGATGATGACTCGTTCAGTTATGCAGAAGTGAAAATCAACGGCAAGGATTATCCTATCAATTTTATTGACGATATTCTTCTCGAAAACAATGTTGATGATGCGCTGGATGAGTTTTATAGAATTCAGCAGACAGGCGAGTATTGGCAGCCTGATGGCAACAAAACGCTGGATGATGCCATTCACGAATGTCGTTGGGCTATCCTGAAGGATGCCATCCAGAAGCGCGGACATGAGGCTGTTGCTGATTTTGTCGGGACCGACATTTCCAGCGATACTTACGACCGCGTGATGGATGAAACCGAAGCCCAGATGCCGGACGAAGAGTTCGAGCGCTTCTGGGAAAAGTACATCTAAGAAACATCTCACACACAGAAAGGGAGCATATTACTATGGCTATTTTCAATACCAACGAATTTCTCCGCAAAACCTTCAGCAAGACCATCTTTGGTACTGCTGCACTTCGTCCGGAAGCAGTTTGTGCAGACGGCTTCACCCTGTCGATTCAGGCAAGCGGCATGCACTACTGCATACCGAACGAAGACCTGTCGGACGGCAATTACTCTAAGGTCGAGCTCAGCTACTTGTCTGAGGAGGTCGAAGAGTTTCTGCCGTTTGCTGAAGACGACGAGGCACCGCTGGCTACGGTCTACGGGTATGTGCCCGTAGAAACCGTAGACGCGGTTCTGGCCAAGCACGGCGGCATCGTCAACGTTTAGGAAGGAGGAATACCAATGCTAAAGACTTTCACTATCGTCGCCAATGAGGTCATTGGCTTATCCGCAACGGAATGCACACTGATGCAATTCAGCTACAATCCGGAGCAAATCCATGACCCCGAAACGGTCCTGCGCAGTGCTGTCATGGACTATCTCAAGACGGATGAAGGCAAACGACAGCTGGAAATCAACTGTGGTTGCTGGAACTGGGGCGATGTCGATGACATTCCCGGCTCGTTCTTCTTGAACTATGGTCTGACTAAAATCGCTCCGCCGGATGTGAATGTTGTCGTCGACCGCAACGAGAACTTCATGGACGACTACGAGGATTGCGAGGAAGAATAACAGAAAGGGCATGAAAAAATGCGTATTTATAGCGCAAACAACGTATTCATAGAAGTTACGCGCCGATGCAATATGTGCTGTGCGCACTGCCTGCGCGGAGATGCCGAAAGCATCGATATTCAGGAGAAATACATCGATGCTTTTCTCGACAACTTTGAGAAGGGAGCTTATATCAGCTCTCTTACCTTTACCGGTGGGGAAATCTCTCTGAATATACCGGCAATTCGATACACCTTGAAAGCTGTCAAAGAGCGCGGTATCGCCGTTGGAAGCTTTTACATGGTCACTAACGGAAAAGCTGTCGATAAGATGGCTGACCTTGCTATGGCGAGTCTGGAGTGGTGGGCCTACTGCGATGAAAAAGATGACTATATGTGCGGTCTTTGCATCAGCAGTGATAACTTCCACGAAGTAATCCCGTATGAAAGTAAAAGTATCCTTAGTGGCTTGAAATATAACCGTAACGATAAGGTAACGGACTTTCATCTGGCTTATTTACTGAACGAAGGGCGTGCTAAGAATCTCGATTCGAATATCTATAAGAAGCGTGAACCTCATGTAGACAAGCTCGAATACGAATTCAACAAAACCGGCGATATCGACTTTTACAGCGGCGAGCTGTACTTGAACGCCATCGGTGATGTCGTTTCCGGCTGCGATTGGTCCTACAAGTCGCAGAAGAAATATCGTTTTGGTAATGTAATGAACAAAAACTGGCTGGAGAACATTTCCAACAGCGAGTTGTACATTGCAAGCTAAACCATATCACTTATACATTGCCACTGTTTTCCTACAGAAACGGTGGCTTTTTTAGAAAAGGAGACCACAAATGACTGAAACAAAAGACATGTTTGAACAAATCAGCGCCATCTTAACCGATAAGAAAGATAAGCCGTTTTCCTATGAGGAGCTTGCAGCAATGCTCAAAACTGACCCTGATGCCCTCAAAACCTTTGATGAGGTCTATAAGACACAGGTTCTTGAAAGCGGAGAGCTGCATGAAAATATGCTCCAGTGGGATACAGCTACAGTCAAAGCAATTCTCGACAAAAAGGTCTACTTCCCACCGGAACTCAATTCGCTCATTGACCGCATCGTCACAGAACTGGTGCTTGAAACGCGTCTGTACATCTACAACGCGGAACGCGGTGGCTATTATGTGACATACTCTGCCAACCGCGACTTTATGACAGAGGTTACAAACGAGGAGTTGAAACGCTACCCCGAAGAACTCCGTCCGCAGCTCACCGGAAAGTTGATGAAGATTGACATTTCTGAGCCGTCGTACAAGGAACTGCTTCAAAACTACGCAGGCTACAAGAATGCAAAGAACGACAGCACAAAAATGTTCTACTACAACATGTTCCGTCAAGGTCTTGACATCCTCGACCTTGATGACTTCACTTATCAGATGCTTGAGATGAACCCCAACTCTATGGGCTTCTGGTTTCCTCCTCTGGTAGAGGGATTGTACGGCAGCGCATTTTTCAAGGTTCCGGACACAAAAATTCTTCGCGTACCTATCACCATGCTGCAGCTTACCCGCCTTGGTTTCGAGACGTTGAATCCCGTTACAAAGGAAATCGTGAACCGTTATTGCCAGAAAGTCTTCCATCTTGATGGATACGAAGACTATTTTATCAAAACGGGCACGTATTCTTCCAAATACGAATTCCGCAACGCTCATATCCATAACCCGAAGGAAATCAATGAGATGGGCGAGTATTTCTTGTTTTTGAATCATCTGACATGCTCGATGGCATCCCCTCTGAACAATCGCTGCTTCTACGGCGCGAACACCACGAACGAGTGGGTCGTCAGAGAATACATCAAGGACAAAGAAAATAACCCCACCATCTACAACGGTTTGCCGCTGCACACTGAATATCGCGTGTTTGTGGATTTTGATACAAAGGAAATCCTTGGCGCAAGTCCTTATTGGCGCAGCGATGTTATGAAGAACGAATTCAAAAAAGTCAGCAGCCCACAGGAACGCCATGATTATGTTGTCTACAAGATGCATGAAGACATTCTGAACCAGCGTTACCACGAAAGCGTTCAAACTGTTCTGGCTGAGCTGAAGAAGGTTATTCCTCGCATTGAGTTGACAGGGCAGTGGAGCGTCGATGTAATGCGCAACGGCAATGATTACTACATCATTGATATGGCTCTTGCTGAGAATTCCGCTCTGAATGACTGCGTACCGAAAAATCTGCTTCGCGCTTATCCTCAGCAGTGGCTGCCGGGTGAATCGAACAGCTGATACTCCTAGAACGAAACTTTGATTCGGGTTCTTTCAGCAAAAAGCGTAGGAACCAAAATCATACGAAATGATTGTGTTGACACATAAAAACAAGTATAATATATACAAGGAAGTGATAATAATGGTTCTGTATCATGGCAGCGATGTAATAGTCCGCAACCCTGAGGTCAGAAAAACAAGGTACGCCAAAGATTTTTCATGGGGATTCTATTGCACTAACAACTACGAACAAGCCGCTCGCTGGTCAAAAAAAGGCAGGTCTCGTGGTATTGTCAACGTGTTTGAATATACAGAATCTCCTATGCTAAATATTAAGAAATTCCCCGAAATGAGTGATGAGTGGCTTGATTTTATTGCTATATGTCGCTCGGGCAAACATCATGACTATGATATTGTGGAAGGACCCATGGCGGATGACACCATTTGGAACTACGTCAACGACTTTCTAAGCGGTGATATTAGCCGTGAAGCTTTTTGGGCGTTGGCAAAATTCAAGCATCCCACGCATCAAATCAGCTTTCACACGGAAGTCGCTTTGAAATGTCTCTCTTTTAAGGAGGCGATTGAAGTATGACTGAAACTGCAACCTACAGCAAAAACGATGTCTTTTATACCTGCAGCCTGATTGAATATATCGGCCGCGTTACGAGGAATCATCGCAAGGATGTGGTTTCTGCTCTTGGCACAAACGGAGTCAAGGCAATTCTCGACTCAGCGGATGTGTTTCACTGCCAGAGCTTTGAGCAATCTGCCGATGAAATTTGTGAGCTTTTTCCTGTGCCGGAAGGAACGTATGATACGGTGTCTAACTGCCATTACAAGGTTCCATCTTATACAGATATCGGAAAAGTGTACCAGCGCATCATCTTTGACTGTACTAGCACTCCTAGTGTCCAGGATGTAATTGATGTATTTTCCTCGTTCATTAGCGATGACATCTCAGATTTTAATACTGCAACTTACTATTGTAATCCGAGCTATTTGTACCACTCATACAAGGCCGGAAAACTACTGGATTGATTTTCAAAAGCAATAGCAATCAAGACCACTGCCCCAAAAAGGGTGGTGGTCTTATTTTTTTGCACAACACTTACCATAAATTACCAGAAAGAAAAACATTGTGCATCTGTGCGAATTGCATATAATACAAAATATAGAACGAAAGGCATCAAAAAACATCGTTGGTCGGGCAAAATCCGACCGAAAGGCTAGGGCGGGCTCAGTTTTGAACCTGCTCTTTCTTTTTATCGGAGGCTTTATGTCAAACAAAGAAGAACGCATGAACCGCAATAAAAGCATCATCGAAGATTACAAAAATGGAAAGCCGATTTTAGAAATCGCGAGGGAATATAATCTTTCAGAAACGATGTGCTACAAGATTCTAAAAGGTACGCAGGAGCCGCCTCGTTATTTTGAAAAAAAGAGGAAGAGACTTACCACTCGAAATGAGCAAATTGTTAAACAGTATAAAGGCGGTATGACGGCCAGAGAATTGGGCAAGATGTACGGCATTTCCATGCAGCGTATTTATGCAATCTTGCATTCGAGCGGAGAGTACGAAAGCCAAAAATACAATCATATTGAAACGACTCTCAAAAAAGAGAAAAAGATGCGGAACCAAACTTTTCTTGATGCTTACAAGAAAAATCCTCGAAAATCGATTATCGAGTTGAGCAGGGAGGTAAATATCAGCCCTTCACTAGGTTACCTTATCCTTCATCAAAATGGGATTTACCAGTATAACGTAAAAGCCAGAGCTAAGGAGAATAGCGAAAATGCCGATTAACAAGATTACCCACGTGTGTCTAACTCATGACAAAGTCAGGGCGCGAAATGAAAAGATGCTGGAGGATGCCAAGAACGGTATGTCCCAGGAACAGCTGGCCGAAAAGTATCAAATTTGTGTTTCTACTGTCCGATATAGTCTGAAGGACTTTTACAAAGAACAGGCCCGGCAGAGGAAAGCAAAGAAGAAAGCCTGGCAAACCCAGATGATTCATGAATATGAGATGGGCGCAAAATCTCCGGAGCTCCAGGAAAAATACGGCATCAGTGGAACGCTCTTTTATCGGATTCTTCATACGCACGGAAAGAATGGCCGACAAATCCACAGCCAAAACCGTATCGAGACTGGCAAGAAAAGAAACGCCGAGATGGTCAGGAAATACAAAAACGGCGTTTCTGTCAAAGAGCTTGCGGAAGAATACGGGCTCAAAAAGGGAAGCGTATATCGCGCCATGAAGCGGTATAGTCCAGGCCCAGGGAAAAGTAAAAGTTGTCAAAGTGAGGAATAATTGCATGGCTGCATCAAAGAAAGATGTTGCGAAGCAGCAGGTCAAAGAAGACCGCGAAAAGGTTCGGGAAATGTATCTTTCTGGCAAAACTGTCAAGGAAATCGCCAAGGAAACGTATTTTTCAAGCTCTTATTGCTATGCCATGGTGAGAGACCTAGCAAAAGAAAAGAATCTTGCAAAGAAAGCAAAAAGAGCACCTCTCAACGAAGCTATGATTCAAGATGCGAAAGCCGGGATGACGGTTGCTGAAATCGCAAAGAAGCATGGCGTGACTTATCAGCAGTGCTACTATACTGTTTCTGAATACGCTCAAGCTACGATTAAGAAGAACAAGAAAAAGCAGTCTGCTGCCACGAAAGTTCGCAATGCGGCTATGTTGGAAGATGCGAAAGCCGGAATGACTGATAAGGAAATCGCCAAAAAATACTTTTTGTCTCGAAGCAGTGTCCGTACCGTCCTTGCAGGGCATTTACATACAAATTCCAAAAAGTTGGATGAAAGGCGCAAGGCGATTCTTGCGGATTATGAGGCAGGAACGTCCTCAAAAGACATCTGTGAGAAATACGGTATTTCAAAATCCACTCTTTACAAGGACATGCGCCAAATTGGAAAAACCTGTCAGGAATACTATCACAAGGCGCTGAAAGACAAGACCAATCAAAGGAATTCCGATATTCGAAGCAAAATCGAAAGAGGGGTCTCGGTCAGCACTATTGCCAAGGAATACGGAATCTCTAAAACGGCGATTTATGAAACGTTTCATCAGGAAAATGTCAGAGCTGGAATTTTACAGAAACGCGGCCGTCCGCGAAAAAACACGGAACGTAATGCACTGATTGCTAAACGCCACAGGGAAGGCGAGAAGGTGCAGGCGCTTGCCACTGAATATAATCTCTCTGTTTCGACGGTAAACACTATTTGCAGTAGAAACAAAAATCAGAATATTGCATCACATTAACAGGCTGCCATTTGGCGGCCTTTTCTTTTTTGGAGGAAAATAACAATGACCGATGACGTACGGAATTTGATTCGATTTGTGGTGGATGGCGACATCCGAAATGCACAGACTCAGTGCCGAATCATGCTTGAAAAGAATGTCCCTGAAAAAGATGCCCGGTTTAAGGAGGCTGAACTCAAAAAGCTGAATCTTTTGAAACCGGAACTCATTCAGCTGCCTGCCAACCTGGAAAGTCTCTTGATTGCGGAGGACGCTACAAATTTCCCGGAAAGCCGGTTCCTGCTCCGCGAGGAGGAAGAAACAGTCATCAACAAGCTCTTGGCCACCAGAAAAGCAGCTTTAGCCATCAAGGAGCTTGGCATCCACTATACTTGCTCTTTGCTTTTGACGGGCCTTCCTGGTGTTGGTAAGACTGAATTGGCCCGCTACATTGCACACAAGGCGAATTTACCGTTTGTTTTCCTGAAATTTTCTGGCCTTGTCAATTCTGCTCTTGGCCGGACACAGCAGAACATCGGCAGAGTGTTCGATTACGCAAAGCGCACGCCTTGTGTTCTTTGTGTTGATGAAATTGATGCCATCGGAATGTGCCGTGGCAGCCGCGATGATGTCGCTGAAATGAGCCGCGTCACCATCGCATTGATGCAGGAACTTGACCGGCTCCCGAATGACGTCATTCTCATTGGCACTACAAACCGCGTCGATAACCTTGACGAAGCCCTCATTCGCCGATTCACTTTCAAACACCGCGTCAAGCCTTTAGGCGACGATGACATGAAAGAACTGTGCAAGAAGTTCCTTGCTTCGGCAGACTATCCCTTCACGGAATCCGAACTCGACGAACTCTGCCATTCGCTGCGTGAACAGCGGACGGCCAGCGCCGTTGTCAATGCCTGTACAGAACGTATCGTTGCACATATCGTATCGCAGCTGCCTAAAAATTCGGCAGATGCCGTGTAAAAGTATGATAGCCTGGGAAGAAAGCCCTCGTCAGTTTAAGATGTCAAAGCAGCTTGATGAGGGAAAATTCGGAGAAGACTTGGCTCGCAAATTCCTTAACGACCCGATTATCAAAGTGAATCATGGCATTAGCCATTACGATGACGTGACTCAGGATAAATCATATCAAGACAAAGATACCGATTTCATTGTCTGGAAGAAGAATGGTAAGACCTTTGGCCTGGAAGCGAAAGTGGACAGTCACAATACCGGAAATTTCTACCTGGAAACCTCGGTGGACTACTTCTCCATGGTGCCTGACGCTCTGAACGAACAACGGGTGGCGCGGCGGTATCGGGATGGCATCGACCCTTTATGGCACACCCCGGGCTGGGTATACAGGAGTGGTGCGGACCAGATTCTCTATTATTTCAGAACCACGCAGCTGCTTTACATTTTCTCCCGCGTTGATGTCTGGTTCTATGCTGAAAAGCTGATGCGCGGTGGAATCCATCTCGACCCCGGAATCAGAAAGCCAAAAATGTATTCTGCCGAAAATATCAGTGAACGCAATGGTTCCACTCTCTTCTTTGCCAACGGCTTATGCGTGAATGCAGAGCAGACATACAAGGCTTTAGGAGCGCAAAAAAGAGTCATTAAATACCAGGTTGAGAACCCGAATTCAGACGTCCCAACGTTCAGCTTTTGCCCTTTCAAATTATGAATTTTCCGCTAACAATCGTCAAAAAATCACATTTCAGTTCAGCGGAAGAGTATAATTGTAGTAGAAAGAGAGGAAAAAGCATGAGCCAAATCAACGCTGTCACGATTGGAAAACTCATTGAAGCGCATCGCGAAGGTGACGAGCAGAAGTTCAAAACCTACGTCGATTTAATTGTCAAAGCCTACGAAGAGCTGGAGAACGACCGTGCCGCACGAATCATCCGAAGCAGCTATACGGGTGACTACGGTGAGCAGGGGAAAGTTGTTCTGGATGAAGCAGGCGAACTCTGAGAAAGAAGCCCTGCAACAGCTGAAAAAACACACAGCAAACTACGCACATCGTATTACTGTATACAAAAAAGACGGCAAAGCCGTAAAGCGGGAAGTTGCCGAGTACGACCAGCGAGAAAAAGAATGGTTGGATTAGTCATGAAGCATAAAATTTCGGAAACCGGCGCTCGGATGCTCAAATATCAGGAGCAGCTTGCCGACGAATACAAGTACAAGCCCATCCCACGTACCTTTTTCAAGGATGTGCGGGCAGAATTTGAAGGAACTTTGCCGGAATGGTGCAATATGTCCGGCGATACGACCAAACTCGAAACCAGAAGCGGCACGGTCATTGCCAGCGGGTATAACCGAATCGTGATTGGCGACTACGGCGCATTCGTTGAGTTTTCGCGTGCCCAAGCAAATGCACGTCATTTGAAAATCAAAGAGGGGCAGAGCTATCGTATCGAAGACCCGCGCTATGCCGAACATGTCAAATATCTCTGGCTCACGGCAGATGATGGTTCGGATGTGAAGGTATACGACCAGAAGCGTCCGGTAGAATATGCGGATTATAAGCCGGGGATGCTGTATGTCAGTGTATATGAGGTGTTCCCACACATCTAAGAAAATAAGAAGTTCTACCCAGTTCAGGGTGGGCTTTTTATCGAGAGCGCCGCAAAGACTACTGGCTCACGGAGGTAACCGACAATGGTAACATTTATTGATGATGATGATATCGAACTCAAGCCTTGCCCGTTCTGTGGTTCTACAGCCGGGTTATATGCAAGCTATGAAGGCAGGTATGCAGTGCGGTGCAACTACTGCCGCATCGGAACTGTCCTCATAAAAAACGAACAGGACGCGATTGAGTTGTGGAATCACAGAACGGAGGTAACGAACGATAACTAACGCAGACAAAGCAATTGCATTGCGCCCATCATACTGGGCAAGCGTATCTGGCGGAAAAGATAGCCTGTATATGCTCAATTACATACTGCACAATCTGGACAGATACCCGCTTGACGGCGTGGTTCACTTTGAACTCGAAATCGACTACCCGTTTATACATAACGTTATCGACTATATGGAAACGGAGTGCAAGCGAGCTGGCATCCAATTTGTGCGAATCAAGCCGAGGAAAACGTGGGAAGAATTGTATGATAAATGCGGTTTCCCAACAAGAAAAGTAAGATGGTGTAACGGTCACTATAAACTTGATGCAAAGCGGCAACTATCCGAATGGCTGAACGAAGTCGGTTTTTATAAAGCAGAAGCCGAGCTTGAGAAACAAGAGATGCAAAAGGCGTTGTATGAAAGCAATCTTCGCACTCGCGAAAAGAGAGTGACTTCTTACGATGCAATTCTTACGAACATTCGGAAAGCCCAGCAAGAGAAGCAAATGCAAAGCATTGAGAAGGAGCAGTCGCTCCGACATCGAGAAGTATTCTCCGGAGGTCATAATGCGGTAAGAAGCAAAAAGCAAACGGATGCACTTCTCAACGAGGATGTCTCGAAGCTCTCTAATGCCGATATTGAGAAGGTCCTCACTTTTATCCGCACAAACGCCAAGACTTTCCGCCAAAAGCTTCGTAAGCTGTACATAACCCAGCAGAAAAAGCAAATCGACGTCAAAAAAACGATTGAGAAATCCGTCCAGTGTGATGGCGAGATTGCACGACTGTACTACAAAAAGCCGATAAAGTCCAAAGCAAATGTCGTGATGCTGGCGGATATTTCCGGGTCATGCCGCGCTATGACTTCTCTCGCTCTGACGTACATGGGTCTGATGAGGGAAGTATTTCCCGGTGGCTGCCACCTGTTCGTTTTTGTGAACCACTTAGTTCCTGTTGACCGTTATTTCTCAAATGAGAACATAACATCCGCTGTGGAGAGCATCAACAAGAGCGTTCCAAGCCGAGGTATCTACTCGAACTACGGTGTGCCTCTCAAAGAACTGCGCTACGACAATACCGGCATCATCAACAAGGATACCACTATTGTCATGCTGGGGGACTGCCGAAATAACAAGAACTATTCTGGCGTGGAAGAGGTCGAATGGCTCTCTAAGCGGGCATCCAACTTCTTCGTTCTGAATCCCGACCCGCTGAACAAATGGGGACAAGGGGACTCAATCGCCGACCTGTACGCGAAAAGTGGTGCTGTGGTTTCCATGGTAGGTTCGGCTAAAGATTTACTGACTTTCCTGCAATCTGCCGGAACCACAAGGCATTTTTGGTGCGCTTGCCCCAACCACTAGATATAGTGGTATCTTAATGTTTGTTTACAATTTAGACACTATATATTGTGTCTTTTCATTGACCGGATACCACATATATGGTATAATACAATTGTTCTCAGGAAGAGGAACGGCTCCTGAGACATCAAGGTTTTCCTTTCCCCAATCTTGGTCGCATGGCTTCATTTGAGCTGACACAGGTGAAGCGTGAAAATCATCCGTTTCATAGTAATATCCTTCCTTTCTTTGGCGCGGGTAACTCCGCGCCAGCCGTCCAAGCAAACAGCCTCCACGCGGCGGACGGTGGACAACAGATGTTTCCGTGTTCCGGGCATCTGGCTAATGTTTGTATTTGCTGGTTTAGCTCAGCTGGTAGAGCAACTGATTTGTAATCAGTCGGTCATCGGTTCAAGTCCGATTTCCAGCTCCAGACGCTATCCGTTGGATGTATCGAAATCACATGATACGATGCTATACACAACATCTGGCGGACAGCATGCCACCCATTAAGGCGGCCTCCTCGTGGCGGGTGGCGGACAGCGGCTCTTGCGGCTGCTGACGAATGTCTTAGAAGCATGCAAACGTACGAGCATCCCCGTCAAGTCGGGGCGCATCCAGACGCGACACAGCCGTAAAGGCGAGATTGCTGCACGGCAACTGGTAAGTTTCGCCGCAGTCTCACACACAGCCCAACGACAACCGTTAACCCGATTTGACAGGGAATCAACGACAGGGCTCAAAATTTGAAGTTGACCAACACCCAAGCGCTTTCTTGGATTCTCGCGTATCGTCAACGATGAGGTTCGCAAGATTGTCAGGTGGTGTGAAGATGACATCCGGGGATGACGACCTACTAAACGGATGTCATGGCGGGGCTAATTGAGGGTTCACCCGCAATCTTATGCAGGTATCGTATAACGGCTAATACTCCGCCCCTCCAAGGCGGAGACGCGGGTTCGACCCCCGCTACTTGCTCCACACGTCGCAGTCACCGTACGCCACGACGTTAAACTTGGTGAGCATGGTCCACTTGTGGTCCGCTGTCCGAATGTCGATGAGACAGCCTCAAAAATAATAGACAAACAGGTGCTGTGCCTGAAAGTATTCGAAAGTCCCGGTGTTAGTCGCGAATAAGACTGGAAAACGGTGAAGAGGGTACAATACAGAATCTATCGGCGTGGCTGCCGAATGGTGCTGGATGCGAGTTGGCTTCTCGCTCAAGGGGTGACCAGCATAAAACACCCTATCGTGCTCGATTAGCTCAGTTGGTAGAGCAGCGCATTCGTAACGCGCAGGTCGGCAGTTCGAACCTGCCATCAAGCCCCATCACCAAATTAAGCGATAATAGGAAGGAGATGAATTCTATGGAACAGGCAATTATCAATGTTGAAGGTACGACTACCATAGAAACCGCTGCAGCGGCAAAAAAGCTGATTGAAATGTTTGGCAACCGGAACATCCGCGCCATCGCTGTCAACCGTGTAAACGACAAGAGCGACGAGGTCATTGTTGAGCTCGATTTCGTTCCCGGTTTGGCACCGCATCTGCACGGCTTCACGCTTCAGGTTAATGGCTTGACCTGTGGTTATGCTGGTACTGGTCCTTCCAATCTGTATGAAGTCCTGCAGGCGGCTGGCGTGAGTGAAGCTCAGGTAGCACGCGAGGACATCACTCAGAAGAGCACAAAAACCATTCCTCTGCGCCTGGAACGCGCCGTGACTCAGTACGGCGACTTCCAGTTTGCGTAACGCTATTTGGCGGGCTTGACCCGCCATCATGGAGGGATAGCTTAGCTGGATAAAGCACCTGCCGCAAAGCAGGGTATCGATGGTTCGAGGCCATCTCCCTTCTCCATCCAGACACCCTTTCGCTTCCTTTCGCCAAAGGTATCTGGGGTATTGTACTGCATTGCGTGTAGTACGGCCAATCAGGCGCGGAACTCCGAAACCATACCACGAAGAATTTTATCCTCTCCGCGCAGCATGGACATGCGATTTTACGGGGATAAATTCAAACCGAAATTGTGTCGAGTGGCGAAGACGGTTGCGGCACTGACGAAGCACATATCTGCTTCGTCAACCATCCATGAGAAAGCCTCCACGCGGCGGATGGTGGGCAACGCAGCAAAGCTGCGGCTGATTTCTTTCAAACCGGTATCTGAATAAATGCAGATAAATAGACGAAAAAATCAAAAAAGCAAAGGAGTACACAGCATGAGTAATCAGAAAATCATCAAAGCAATCGCAGGGATTGCAGCAGCCGGTATGATGGCAACTTGTCTGCCTGTCGCAGCATTCGCAGCCACCGGCGACACCTATCATTTCTCTTTCAGCAACGGTTCTTCCCAGGACCTGGCTCCGGGCGGCTCTATGACGTTCCCGGCAAGCCAGTATGACTACGGTTACTGGATTACCCTGCAGGGCCACGGCGGCTACACCTACAACTACTATCCCGGCGACACTCTGCCGTACGATGCAGTTGACCAGTGGTTCACCGCTGACGGCATCACTTCCTGCTATGCGGCCGAAGGTAATCCGCGTTCCATCACCATCAACTATCAGATTGACGGCAACACTGTGCTGACCGAAACTGACACCGCCACTTTCCCCGGCAGCGTTGATGGTCAGAGCGTTGAAGCCTGGACCACCGATTCCGGCGATACTTACACCGCGTCCAGCAAGAGCCTGAACCATGACCGCCTGTTCTACTACCTGGGCGATGACATTCACGACAATGTCCTGACCCTGAAAGCCACTACTGCATCCACTCCCGATGACGGCAAGGATGACAACAAGGGCGATGACAAGGGTGATGTCACCAACCCCGACGATAAGGGCGACAACAAGGGCGACAATACCGGCGACAGCGGCACCACCACTCCCGATGACAAGGGCGACGTAGTGGCCCCCGATAAGGACAACACCGGTAAGGACAACACTTCTACCGGCTCCAGCAAGGGCAACGGTACTACCACCACTACTCCGACCGCTCCTCGCAAGAACGTTGAAGTCTCTGAGCACGGTGAAATTGCCGCCGCTATTGCCAATGGCACCTGGGGCAATGAGTACACCGTCTGCACCAGCTGTGGCTATCACAACTGGACCCGCAAGGGTAACGTTTACGTCTGTGACCATTGTGGTCACGAAGTCCTGACTGTCAAGGGCGCTGATGGCGTCAAGGGTTATGCTGGCACTCTGGCTGGCAATGAACCCCAGTACGCTTCTACCTCTGAAGCTCAGGCTGCTGCTGAAAAGCGTGAAGCCGCTTATGCCGCTTCCATCGCTGCTCTGCAGGCACAGGTTGCCGCTCGTGAAGCTGCTTATGCCGCTTCCCTGGGCATCCACTAATTTGCCATCCTCTAACTAACGGTAATCGATAGTTTTTTCTCCTTGCTGTGGGGCGGGATTTCGGTCCCGCCCCATCCTTTTATGGTCAGATGTCCGAGTGGTTTAAGGAACTGGTCTTGAAAACCAGCGACGCCGCAAACGTCCGTGGGTTCGAATCCCACTCTGACCGCCAAATTTTTGCCGGGGTTTCCCGGCTTTTTGTTTTTGTGAGTGGTGTGAAGAAGGAATACCAGGTGAAAATACCAGGACTCCCGTTCTGGAAACGCCAGATGACTCTGCTGCAATCACGGTGCCCATCGACCTGGCTTTGGCTGACTATGAGTCCAGAATGGCTAACGCTTTAGGCGTACTGTGCTCGTATGAGGACGTACTGCTCTCGAATGTGATAGTGCGGATTGTGGCTTGGAAGCTAGACAAACAATAAGCATGGGCCTGCCATTATTTTTACGAAAAGCCTTGACTTTGGCTTTTACATATTGTATAATTAAGACGCTGAATTTGATGAAAGGAAAACTGCACGATGTTTGCTGCCATGATGAACAAACAGAACAAATTGCAAAAGCTGTGGAGCAATTGGAATCTCTTCGGCTGTTTTGTGTTGTCTGTTTGTGCAAATCATAGTGCAGTGATGGTTGAATAAAATCATCCAAGTATCGGTTGTTTTCCATACTCTGCACGATATGAGCACCTGTCAGACGCACAACGCCTGATGGGTGCTTTTTTGATGCAGAAAATCAGAATCAGGTCACTCTAATGCCGCTGGAGTGAATTCCAGCCAGGCTTATTAAAGTGTATGCTATTATACATAATGTATATTCGAGGATTCGCCAAACGGTAAGGCATCAGGCTTTGACCCTGACAACGGTTGTTCGACTCGACCATTCTCGGCCAACGCTCACTTTCATGCGCATCGGAAGTGAGATTCCTCAAAGCTGTGTTCCCATAAGCAAGGCACGGAAGATGCGCGACAAGTGCTCGTAACTCAATCGGTAGAGTACCCGACTTTTAATCGGGGTGTTCGGGATTCGATTTCCCGCGAGCGCACCATGCCCGGCAGAGCATTATCTGCCACTTTTGTGGGTGTATAGCTCAGTAGGCAGAGCGGCGGACCGTTAATCCGTTTGTCGCAGGTTCAAATCCTGCTACGCCCGCCATAAGCTCCTCTGGTGAAATTGGCAGACACAGTGCGCTCAAACCGCACCGTTTTGAGGGTTCGAATCCCTCGGGGAGTACCATGTCCGGCAGTACAACAACTGCCATTTATGGGTTGTTAGCTCAGCTGGTAGAGCAACGGACCGTTAATCCGTGGGCCGCAGGTTCAAACCCTGTACAACCCGCCATATGCTCCAGTGGCGAAACTGGCAAACGCGGCGGCTTTAAGTCCCGTTTTACTCTGGGTTCGACTCCCAGCTGGAGTATCTATATAGGGGTGTAGCTCAAGTGGTAGAGCAGCGGTCTCCAAAACCGCTTGTTGCATGTTCGAGTCGTGTTACCCCTGCCACAATAAGAAAAGCCGTCCTCACATAAGAGGCGGCTTTTTGTTTTGGAGAGTATACAGACCAAAAAACTAAACCACAAGTTGATTGCAGATGTGCAAAAACATGGTATAATAATATCAGAACGAAACGAAAGGAGATACCCCAAAATGCTGTGCAACACTGTTAATGTCATGTCGTATGAGTATAGTTACGAATATTCTGAGTTCATGTCCTTTGAACGCAGTTTTATTTCTCATACTCCTCGACAGGCAAAAACAGACCATGTACAGATGCGGTGCGTCTTCTAAGCGATAACTGCATGTCATAGCTGCTTGTCGAGATTTCGGCAGGCAGCTTTTTTGTTGCCTGCAATACAGAAAGGCAGCAAGAAAAATGAACGTTCCTACTATTGATATCCAGCAGACAGGTGCCAATATCAAGGCCCTGCGAAAGGCAGCAGGCATCAAGGTGAAGGATGTGGCAGACATGCTCGGTGTATCTCCGCAGGCGGTTGCTAAATGGCAAGCCGGAACAGCGCTTCCCACCATCGATAACCTTGTGATATTAGCAGCAATGCTCGATACGAAAATTGACGACATCCTTGTCATCGCATAAACCCTCGCCGCAGGATTGCGGCTATATATGGCCCGTTGGACGAATTGGTAGAGTTGCCGCCCTTTCACGGCGGAGGTTATTGTGGGTTCGAAACCCACACGGGTCACCATGCTTCTGTAGCTCAACAGGTAGAGCAGTGGTCTGAAGAGCCACGTGCAGCTGGTTCAACTCCAGCCGGAAGCACCATCGAGGTTTTATACCTCATTCTATGTGTCGGTATGCAAGAGGTTAAAGCAAACGGTCTGTAAAACCGCTCCGTTACGGTTCACTGGTTCGAATCCAGTCCGACACACCATAAGGCCCCTTCGACAAGTTGGTCCAAGTCGCCAGCCTCTCAAGCTGGAGTCGGCAGTTCGAGTCTGCCAGGGGTCATACAAGCACCTATGTTATGTCAAAAAGGTGCATTATGCAGAGGTCGCCTAACGGTAGGGCAGCAGCTTGCTAAGCTGCCGTCGCGGAAATCGCGGCATGTGAGTTCGAATCTCACCCTCTGCGCCATCTGCTTGCTTGTTCGAGTGGTTGATGAAATCGGTCCAGAAAACCGACGATGGGAGACTGTCCGAAGGTTCGAATCCTTCAGCAAGCGCCACTGCCCTCATTCTGTGCGGTATCCGTGCAGGTGAGGGCTTTTTCTTTTGCTTTTCGCTTCGAATTTTGGACTCGAATGGCGTTAATGGTCGGATATTCTTGATTATACATGCCTTTGCTGTATGGCAAATAGCTCCAAACAGTATTGGTTTTTACACCCAATTCTTCTGCAATTTCAGGAACTGACATACCGTTCGCACGCAGCTTCCCGATTTTTTCTGATGTTTCATCTGACCAGGCCCCGGCCGTAATCAGTATTTTGCGCACTTTCTGCAATGAGATGCCTGCACGTTTGGCAATGGTTCTTCTAGGTATACCTTGCTCATGGAGCCGGAGAACCGTCTGCATTGTCGCGTCCATCTTGTCAGTACCTCGCCGTTATCGATTTTTGTATTGCCCTAATTGTTGTACTTTAATCATACAGCAAAGCAACAAAATTGTCCAGGAAGCAAAAGTGCCTTCATTTGCCACTGATTCATCCGTTCGGAACGATATCGAAAATACCTTGATATTATTCCGATGCAATATTCCGATAAGCCGACTTTGTTCCGCAAATTGTGGATTGGATTCCTACCAAAGTTTGAAAGCAGAATGTTTCATCTATAGCTGCAAGGCTTTGGTGAGGAAGTTCACGGAATCAGTCCGTAAATCTAACGGCAGGATACTGCTCAAAGGTACAAATCCTTCAGCAAACGTCACAATCTCCAAAGTCAGCGATTGTTCGTAAATTTATGGGGGACTGCTTTCTTGTTTAGCACCACAATTTGTGATATAATAGCGAAAGAAAACAATGAATAATGGAGTGCCATAAAATGCAGAAATACGATTTCATCAAGAAGCAATATACGCCGTACACCCCACCTCAGAACGGGCATTGCGACATCATGGTTCATGCCAACGAAGAACTCAATTGTGCTGCGTGCGGACGTACCATCAACAAGCACAACGCATATACGTCTGCGGCCATCCAGAACGATATTGGCATTGGCTATCTGATTTGCAAAAGCTGCTATGAGCACGAGCTCGAAATCAGAAAAGCTGTAAAATAAGGGTCCAGCCGCCTCCATAAGGAGGCGGCTTTTTTGCTTGTAAAAATATGTATAAACTGTTACCATTTAGCGCTTTCCGTTGTGAGAAATTGCGAATCGCGGTATAATTAAAGTGTAGAAAATGAAAGGATTTTTACCGTATGTACATTGATTTCACGAGCAAGCAGTACTCTTTCATCCTGCACGCTCTTGCCATCATGATAACGTTTTATAGCAACGATTTTTCCTCTATCTGCAAAGAGGTTGGAGAGGCTTATGGCGTAAGTGAGGCAAACATTACAAGTGCTTGTGCTGCTCTGACAGCTGTGAACGTAACGGCTCCTGTTAAAGACTCTTCTAACAAGTGCAGCGCTATCTTGGAAGACATGCTGCATCATGCACGGGAACTGCCGGGAAAGGACGCTCCATATAAATACAGTGTTAGCTTAGATGTCTCTTCCTGGAAAGCCGTTGCCGATGCGTTGGATACATACTCTCGTGTTTTGATGGGTCAATTTGGCGTCATCTATGAAGCACTTGATATTTCTGGTAACGATGAGCAGCACCTTCAGGCGTACCATGATGCCCGCTGGAATGGAGTAGGTATCATTGAAACCCGAGACCTTCTGATTCCACAGCTTAAAAAGATTGGCGTTGGCTGGAACGGAAACTTTGGTCTTTCCAATTCAGGACTCGCTTACAACAGCAAACTGGCGTATGAGATTCTTAAGACAGTTCGATACGCGACAGAGAAACGAGATAGCTCCGTTCTGAAAGTCACAGACGAGCCATTGCCGCGTGCTGAAGGTTCTTCCCAAATTAGAGCACTTTGATTAGATTGGAGGCTTCCAGGGTGGGCGACCACATTATTTCTTTTCTCGACATCTGCGCCATGCGCGGTCAGCTGGTTTTGGCAAAAGCACCGTCCATCCCGGCTATCAATAACAAAACTGTGTATTGTACCGGCGCTCACAAACACGGAGAGGACCGCTGCATCGTTCTTGACGGTGAGAAGTACAGCCAGATTCTCTTTGTTGACGGAACAATAAAATTATGCTGGCAGTGAGGTGGCATTGTGGATAATATCATTGTGAACAGTGCTCTCTGGTATGCCGAGCAGAGCAGTCAATTTCTTGCGAATTCTGGGGCCAACAAGCTGCTGGATAAAGGCTATGACTACTATGTAAGTGAATTTATTCCGCTTGGGCACCGCCTTATCCAAAATGGTCAAATTGCTGCCAATGCGATGGATGGAGAGCTTGCCGCACAGTTCTCGATGGCATACGTTGCAAACTATTGGCGTGCAGCAAAAACCGTATATAATTTTGCGCCGGAGTTTCTCAGAACATTGGCTGAGACTGAGGACGCACCTATTTATTCTGACATTATGATGCGGTTGCCATACAGAGATTTTGTCATGAATCTGCCCACTGGCTCTCATCATGATGCGATGTTCGTACACATAGAATTCGATGCTTCCCACGGGCCAAATGATGTGGATACGCTCTTCCTGATTGTTCCTTTTAAGGCGAACCCGAATGTCGATAACATCGAACTTTGCCAGTGCATGCAGTGGTGTCTCAACGGCAAAAAGCTGATTGAATCTTATCGGCGCAACAATGATGCTCGCGAGCAGGCATTTCAGAACGGAACTGATTCTGCAACTGTCAATGACGCCACGGTTTCAAACGTACCAGGTGCCGTTCTCAGCGAGGAAGAGCTGCAAAAGCAGCGAGAATTCAACGCCGGTATTGAGCCGTATCTTCGTATCGCGGTCTCTGCCGCTTATTATCTTGCATCAAAAAACGCAGAAATCAAAGAGGTAAAAATCCCGAAAGAGAAGCGGCCCGTCCTTGTTTCCAAACCCGGTGCTACTCCTAAAAAAGTAAATGTCAAAACTTACAATGTGGGCTTTGTAATCGGCAAGAGCTTTGAAATGCAGCTGGTTTCCGGTGCAGAATATCAGAAATCCACAGCAACTGGCACAGGCCGTACGGTCAGACCACATGTCCGCCGTGCTCATTGGCACCACTACTGGGTTGGAGAAGGTCGAACTCGCTTAGAAGTCCGCTGGATTGAGCCAACTTTTGTGCTGCCGGAAGGGAAACGTGAGATAAAAATTGCAACAGTAAGACGCGTCATGGGCACTTAAAGGAGATTCATATGAAAGCAAACTACAAAGTAATCGCAAACAAGCAGAAAATTCTTGAAAAAGAAATTGAAAATTTCGAGCCAACATCAACAATGTCAGTGCTTCTGATGCGCTACAGCATCATACAAGGGCTACTCCAGGTTAAACTGAACGAAAAAGACGCGAATGGTAGCCCTAACATCAGCCCTTCCGATATGGCATACGATATGACTACATTTTTTAGCGATGCCGTCAATACTGCGGCCGATGATTTCACAGATGATGATGACGACCGCACAATAAAATTTGATGGCACCGTTGATGAATTCCGGCAAGAACTGGCTAATCGGGTTCTGATAACACTCAGCCTGGCGTTTGAACATGAATTCATAAATTTTACAGAACAAACCGGGATTACCCGCGCCCAGTATGAGATTCTTGCCGCTGAATATATTGCTCATGCGGAAGATGATGGCAGCAAAGTATCCGAAATGTTCAAAGGTGACGATTCTGAAAAAACCAAGCCCAAAGGTTGGACCAGCGCCATACCACAAAACAGACGAAGCTAAAAAAGCCACTTGCACGAATGTGCGAACCGCCTAAAATAATAATTGCATAACAGATACCATCACTTACCTCCTAACTGAACATTAACAATCTGTCATGCTTGTAAGCAGACTCTCTTTTGAGGGCCTGCTTCTTTTTTTGTATGTATTGATTAGAAACAAAATTATTTTAGAAAGGATGAATACCATGACGAATACCAAAAACAGCTTCACCAGGTTCGCAGCTGCCGCAAAAGATTGCTTCTATGTGAACTCTTTTCGAGCAGACTTAGTTCAGTGCGACAGGGCCTTGAAAATGGACGGTGAAATGCGCGTCGAAGCGGAATGCTGGATGAACATTTTGGATGCCCTGGACGATAACGACATCAAGATGTATGTCGATAACGAATACCGTCCCGGACTTTTGAACCCGTTCCATAAATGGTAACGTTCCCAAAAAAACAAATGAATCACAACCCATTACTCATGCGGTAGGGCAGCATTGCTGTTCTGCCGCTATTTTTGTTTTTGATGTCGGTTACGTTATCGGGAAAAGCTATGAGCAGCAAATGCGTTCTGCTAATGCAACCTGTGCCGAAAGCTTTTCCCATTGTGGCAGCAGTCACAGCGTTCGCCCTTATGTGCGCCGCGCTCACTGGCATCATTACTGGGTCGGGGAAGGCCGCACAAGACTCGGAGTCCGTTGGATTGAACCGGTCTTGGTTCTTACCAACAGCAAAAACGAAGCCGATGCGGCTATTGTAAGAAACGTGAAAGGAGCATGACAATGCTTAATCCAAATATCAATAATGCTCTCGAAACCAATTCAAGCAAAGCGGTGCTTCTCAGCATCAAAAAGCAATGGCTTGAAAAGATTCTGAGCGGAGAAAAGACCATTGAGGTCCGAAAAACCATGCCGTGGGAAATCAGCTATCCTTTTGTGGTGTTTTGCTACGAGACAAAAGCTGATGGTGGTGCCGGAAAAGTAACTGCTGCATTTGTTTGCCGAGACATCGATACGCTCGACTGTCTGCGTGAACTCCCGGCATATGCTATTGGCACAAAAGTGACCGAAAAGACCGCTCGATTCGTCAAGGATAGCTGCCTTACCGCAAACGAGCTGATTGCATACGGCAATAAGTCTGGCACTCTATATGGTTGGAACGTCTCTGACATCCAATCTATGGATATGTCACTGCGAGAGCTTGGCGTTAAGCGAGCACCACAGTCCTGGATGTATCTGCAAGTTCCCAACGACAAGACGTTCTGAACGATGCCTGTTGGGGCTGGCTGCATGTGCGGACCAAGCAAAACATCTACTGCACGATAGAATAAATCGTGCGAACAACGCAGACTCTCGATTCTTGAGGGCCTGCTATTTTTTTTATTTCAGGAGGAAACATCAATGATTCTTTATCATATCATGGCAGACACCGGATGCCTGCCGGACGATGTTGTTCCGCAGATACCAACGAATCGGATGAAAGGGGAGGACCAGGAAATCCCAAGAATTTGTCTTGGGCATACCCTTGACGACTGCCTGACCAGCATCGGCATTGCGCATTTTGTCTCAAAATTCCTGCTCGCTGAGCTGCGTCAGAACAAAAAATACTCCAAGGACATGCCGTTACCGTTCATTGTCCGAATGTACAACATCAAGGACGAAGACCCGAATCTCTTAACTGAGGAAGAAACACAGAAATATGTGGCGGATTCTGTCGTGACCAGTGAATGCTGGCTCACAAGATATGAGAAGCCTGTCAAAGTCCAAAAGCTCTGGCTTGTGGGTGGTGAAGTTGTTCTTTGGCCCTATATCGTTGACGGCGTCGTGTACGATTACCCAATCGTCCGTAACTCAATTTGGGCAGACAGCAAAACCTTGCCGGACCCGGAATTTCAGAATCAAATCATGGATATCACTCAGAAATGGCTTAACGAAGCCTGAAAAAGAAGCACATCAAAAGCTCTTGCACATCCTTGCGAATTCCATAGTATTAAAGTTGTACGACAGATAACATCTACTTTGCACACCGCGTGCTCGTACAATTCATAATTCTGTTCTCATTCAAGGCAGACTCATCTTCATGATGGGCCTGCCTTTTTTTGTTTACAGAAAAAGGAGGAATTCAAAACAAACCACAAATCTCAAATCACAATCTTCCGCTACAAGGAAAAGACACAAAAAAGGAGTCACAAAATGAAAGTCGAAAAGAATAATAACAGCATTTTTCGGAACAAGCATGTCCTGGTTGTCGTCGCGGTGATGTGTATTTTTACCATCATCGCCTGCATGGGTTTTATGCTTTCTGTTCCTGCACACGCAGAGGAAAACATAGCTCCCAAAACCGAACCTATCGCTTTTTCCACTCCCATTGAAACGGTGAATGAGCTCGATAAAGCGTTCCCGATAACGGAAACTTCCGAAGAAGCACAGGAGGAAATTACAACTGCTGAGGTCGAATCTTCCGATGCTGCAGAACCGGAACCACGGATTGAGACCGCAGAAGCAGCCATCGAAGAAGCTGAACCGAAACCCGAAACAATTCCAGATAATCTCAACGACAATGAGCTTGAAATCTACACAGCTCTGCGGTCCGCTGGCCTTTCAAAGGCCGGTACTGCCGCAGTGATGGGCTGCATGTCGATGGAAAGCGGTCTTAAAGCCTCGGCCGAAAACCCTTCGGATGGCGGCTATGGACTCCTGCAATGGACTTATAGCCGAAAGACAGACCTTTTCAACTGGTGTTATGGCAATGGCTATGACCCCAACACCGTTACGGGACAGGTGATGTTCTTCGTGTATGAGCTCAATAGCACATACAGCAAAGCCGCCAAATACTCATATCCGGTGTACGAAACTCTCACTACAAGCGACAGCCTGGAAGATTGCCTTTCGATGTTCTTCTCCCATATGGAAGCAGGAACCAACGTGATAATCTCTTCCCGCAAAGTCTATGCAGGAGGGCTGACCACGTTAGACCTGTACCGCAAACGCTTAACTGCCGCTTACAAATACTTCATTTGAATTAGGAGGAAATCACAATGAAAGCAACCGTTTATCTGTCCCGAAAACTCTTGAACCAGTTAAAGGTAAAAGAAACCGAAAGCAAAGACCTTATGCTAACCCATAACCTACACAACATCATCATCAACGGTAAGCGTGTTGGCTGCTCTGGCCACATTCAGAACGTCCTCAACAATAAGTGCGTTTACGTCAGCACCGAAAAGAGTTGCTATCAGCCCTTGTCTGACAAGAACCTGGTTCGCTATGCCGCCAGTATGAAAGATTACTCCTCTGTATCGCTCGGTGCAAAAGGACGTAATCAGTTCGTGACCAATGATGAGTTGGTTGGAAAAATCATTGATATGCTCCGATAAGGACATAAACAGAAAGAGAAAAAGCTCATGAAAACCGGCATCAAGAATCAGATAGTAATAGTATCTGCTGTGGCAGCTGTTCTGCTCATTGTTATGAGCGTCTGTGCAATTGCGGAGAGCATTACCTTTGAGAAGGTTGCTGCTCTCACTGCAAGCGCACTTACCTTGAACAAATGCTGCGGCATCCTGTTAAACTAAGGAGAAAAAATCATGAAGAATAAATACAAAGTTGTTGCCTTGGTTCCTTTGGAGTTCTCTGTTGAGGGAAACTCCGATTCCAAAGAGGCAATCGAATCCGTCAAAAACATTTTCGAAACGTGTCGGGATGATAAAGACTACGCGGACATCGTTTTTGATGGTATCGAAGAGTCACTTCGTCACGACCGTATCGAGTACAAAGTTGAAGCCGTCCAGCATGAACCTGAGGTGAAGGCAAATTCCGATATCCGTTCTGTTGCCTTCGATATCTGCGACGTCTTCGAAAACTATCTCGACGAAAACGGTATTTGCATCGTTTGCGATGATGCAGATGAGGAGCGGGAACGGAAAGACAATGAAAGCGGCGCGATGCTGTACGGCATGGAATATTGGCATCTCGTTGAGGATGTCGAGTTCTGGCTGAGTCACATGAGTGCGCAGAGAAAGCCGGTCATTACTTCTAAAATTTTGAAGGCGTTCGACGAACTTCTCGTATCCAAAAACCTCGGTAACTCCGTGCCAAGCGGCGATAATCGCTATCAACTGCACTCAAAGATTCTGAGTTGCTTGCGTTCTCGTGAGGAGGGGTTGGAATGAGCACGAAAGGCTGGAACAGTCTGAAACCTATTACGACCCCTGACCAGACGACCGCGCCGATTCATTGGAACCCAATGAACGAGGATTGGAAAATGTGGCTTACCAAAAGCCAGATTTACAACACCTCTTCTGGTTTCGATACTCAAACGCTCGATGCTATGAAGAAGCTGCATGACAAAATCCTCACATTTGGCGGGGATGAAGTCTGCATGACGATGTTCGATGAAGATGCACCAAAAATCCTTGAACGCGGCCGGTTCTTTTATGGCAGCAGCTATATGAGGAAAGGCCAGGATTGCCAGTGCCATTACAATTCTGCACGGCTTTGGTATAAAAACAAAGACCGGTGCTTTATTGCAACGGGCTATGCTCTTTCCGAAGACGGGCTCTGGCGCTGTCATTCCTGGGTCGTTCAGCCAATGGCACGCACCGTTCGCGTGTGGGAAACCACCGTCAAGCGTGTTGCCTATTTCGGCGTGGTTTTGACCAGCGAGGAATGCGAAGACTTTGTCGAGAACAACACATAACAATTGGGGAGGTTACCCAACATGGGTGAACAACTACATTTCAGTATGGATGGTGAGTTCCTCACCGCCATTGCACGTGACTGGTTCTGGAATATGGACAAGCCGTATAAAAAGTGTGAGGAGCTGCTGCTCTCCTGCATGATGGGTGGCAACGAGGAAGAAAAAAGGCATGTTTGCCAGGACATTATCGAAGGCCGGAAAAAACTTGTTGGTGTCAATGAGTTTGAACTTGTCGATGACAATGTTCATGTTCGTTCCCTCGGGCAGAAGGTTGAGGAGCTTCAACACAGGATGCTGGTCAATCAAATTCGTGAGGATATGATTGCACATCCGCTCAATTATGTTGACCGCTTTGCTATGACTGATAGCTATGAAACGCTCTGCACCAATGCAAAACATCATTATATCGATTGCAGCTATGACGGTATCAAGTGCTTCCTCTATGGGAAAACGGGTTATTCCGATGCATTCAACAACGGTGCATGGCTTTTTACCCACCCAGACCTTGTTGCAAAATTCAATGGCGAACCGCTTCCTGAGCAGGAATCCAACCCGGAATTCTACAAAACCGATTTTTGGACCAAGCTTGCCTCTTGGATTGAAGCAAACATGAAAGGCACATCCGTTGAGCGCCGTCAGCGACTGTACAACAGCTATATCAGTGATAGACCCATTCAGCATCAGCTGACCGAATATGGTCTGATTGCTCCCGATGGCACCTGGTATGCCTGCGAGTTTGGCGAGCACGCTGCCCTGGCTGGCCGCATCATCATGCGCAATCGAGAAGCGTTTGGTCTTTCTGACCATGAAGTTCTCAATATGGCGTATGACTGGAGCGGCAAGGGTCTCGATTTCCTATATAAACGCAGTTGGATTGCCATTCGTAATCCTTCGATGGGCAATACATTCCTCGATATGGATGAGACCAAAACCGCAACAAAAGCTCAAGTAAATACCATTTTTGACTATATTTCTAAATTCAACCGCTATGACATGAATGTTTCCAAGGTCATGGCTGACTAAAAAAGGAGATTTTTATTATGACTTCCAATATGACTATGACCGCTATTTCCATCTGTAATTTTCTGAAACTCATCGTGAAAAGCACGGTTGAGCATTACACCGAGGATTTCAAGCTGGACATAAAGATTTTTAAGCGCTATGCAAAAGAAGCGCAGGAAACTGGAAAGCCCGTATCGATGCTCTGGTTCTGCCGCTCTTGTGGAACGTATCTCTGCCCTGAGGAAGATGCGTACAAGAAAGATACTCCCATGTTCATCACGTTCAAATACTATGATGAGCAGGAAGAGGAAGAAGCCCGGACCATTAAGGCTTTTCTGGTCACTGTGACAGGGATGGAAGGACAAAAGCCAGTTGGCTATATCACTCCCATCAACTATGCGGATGAATGTGACCGCATTCGCCGTTACGCAGTACCTGCCGAAAAGGTCGAGCTTGTCTATGATAAAGGTTCCCTTGTCCAGAACAATGGCAACTATACGATTCTGAAGCATCCCAAGCTTGGTACACTTCAGAAAACGAAATTCTTGGCCGATGACCCTGACGCGCTTGATTATGCGCTGCATATGGCTCGCAATGAGAGAAAGGCAGGGTGACAGCCATGAATGAGTACGAAGCAACAATACAAATCAACCCAACCGACGATATCAAGTTCATACTTGAGGAGTCCGGCTGCTATGAGTCTGAAATTGAAATGATGAAGGCCGGTGGCACCTATGATGCGTTTGTCAAGCGTGTCTATGATGCCATCGACTGGTCTCATCTGTCTGAGCGTATTGCTCAGATGGAAAACGAAGCCATCACGGCAGCTATCGACAAATTGTCTGATAGCATGATTTGATTGTTAGGAGGTAAATACTATGTACATTCTCATTAAAAACCAGGAAGGCGAAAGCATGAACTTGCTTTCCCAGAATACCGATTTCAACGCTCTACTGGCAGCCATGAAAACTGACGTTGAGGCAGAGTACGAAAAGGCAACAGGTTATGCGATTGACCTTGACGAGGATTCCGGCAGCGATTATGAAGTCGGTATCAACGTTGAGGACAGTGCAGCAGACGGTTTCTGCCTTGCGTCCGGGTATATGTACGGCGCAGACAGCAACTTTGACTGGGGCATTTTCAAAGTAAAGTCTCAGAAAAACAATGTTGCAGCGAAACCCTACATTGGCTTGGATATGAACAAGTTCTTTCGGCAGAAAATGCTGCTGATTGACCTCTCGGCAAAAGTAAAGGACCTCGGCTATGACCATCTGGCCGATGAGCTTTGGGGCGCAATCGGTGTCTTCGACGCTGTACAGGATTCAGCTGAAGGAGACGGTGTTTTCACTGCTCCGGAAGCGGATGAAGAAACCGGTCTGTTCCTTGACGATTTTTATAACGACGTTCTGGAAAAGATTCTGAACGCCGACAAGAAAAAGGAGGAAAAGTAAGCCATGAGACTCTACATCCAAGGCGAACACGGTAAGCTCCTAACTTTCACCCCGGAAGAAATCAAGGAAAAGCTCGGTATTCCATTCGATATCGCTGCTCTTGGCATCGAGGTAGATGATGGCGACACCACCATCAGGGCTCAGTCATACCCCAAATGGGATTATCAGAACGGGAACCCGCCCATTGACCTCTGTGTCAATGAAATGCAGGTTGGCTCACTGGCTATGCCGACGCCCAACATTCCGGCTCCCGTCATTTATCTTTATGATGAACAGGGGCAGGATGAATTGGATTGGTTTGCATGTACCAGCTTTGCACCCCGTGCATCTGGTGACGAAAGTTCTCACGTCGTCTTCTGTGACATGAGTTTTGGCAATGCGTTTGCTACCACAGACGTTTTTGTGAATCCGCGCAAGGGAATTCCTTTCGTGCAGTGTTCCACTGAGAATCAACTTTCTGATTTCAGGAAAGCTGATTCCCATGAATAATATCTGACTCGTATCTTTGCGGTCGTTCCTTTTGGAGCGGCCGCTTTTTTTGTTTTTTCGTTTTGTTGCACAAATGTGCGAGTCTCATAAAATGAAAATTAGGGAGGTGCTGTTTTGAAAATTCAGAGAATCATGCCTGCAACTACTCATTCCATGAAAGACGCATTACCGCTTGGGACTATCCTGACGGTGAAAAATGTTGCAGACCAGAAATATATTGTGGTCGGCTATGACACAAGTTCTTTTCCGCACAACTACTATGCGGTTCCCTGGCCGCAAGGGTACATGGGTGAAGAAAATATGTACTTGGTAGGATTTGATGATATTGCGAAAGTTCTGTGTCGCGGCGGAATCAACGAGGAATCCAGAGTTTTCTTGCAGGCACTGGATGATGTGTTGAACGGGAGGTGACACGGTGACGGTAAAAGAGCTGAAGCATATGCTTGAGAACGCGGAAGACAATGCTATCGTCGTTGTGCGAAATAACTGGGCTCCGGCGGAATTCCTGAATACCTCTGCTCGGAAGATGGTGCTTGTGAAAGCAAATGGCAAGCTCATGACGCCGAAATGGGCCGAGGCGAGCGGGTATATCTGCGAAGGCCCTGCTATGTCGGCAATTTTATTCGATTGAGGTGAGAAAAATCATGCCCGATAAAAAAGTGGCCACGCAGGCATCTGATGGACCCTGGGAACGCGAAACCATCATCACATTCAATGACGCGGAGAAGAAAGCATCCTACTACACCTGCAACAAAGCTCGTATGGAACAGCTAAAAGAGCTTGCCAAAGAGTACCCTGATGCTGTTAAAATCACGCGGGATGAGGGCTGGTGTATGGAGGCAGATATGCCCAAGAAATGGGTCAAAATCAAGCCGCCTCGCAAGCTGACCGAAGAGCAATATGCGGAACTGGTCAGACGCGGCAAAGAACTTGCAGAGCGGCAGCGACAGGCAAAGAACTTAGTGAAGGAATAATCCGGCTTCATATGCCGAAAGAGGAGGATATAAAATGTATAATTCTTACAGCGCATTGAATCTTTTGGGCGGTATGCTCTATACGGTGATTCTTCTGGTGGTAGCGTATTTTGTGCTCAAAATCGTCGCCAATTGGAAAATTTTTGAGAAGGCCGGGCAGCCTGGCTGGGCATCCATCGTCCCGTTCTACAGCAACTACATCGAATTCAACATTTACTGGGGGAACGGCTGGTTGTTTCTGATTCCGGTCTTGCTGAGCCTTTTGTCTGGCATCCCGCTGCTCGGCAATCTGTTCCTGGTTGTTGCCCTCATCATCGGTGCTATTACCAACTACAAGAAAGCTGTTGCGTTCGGTGAAGGTATTGGTTTCACGATTGGTCTTTGCCTTCTGAATCCGGTGTTCAACATGATTCTTGCTTTCGGCCATTATGAGTATCACGGTATCCCGCAGGATGGCTATTCCTATTCTCAGCTCAAGACCAAATATGAGGAAAAGAAAGCCGAACAGCAGAGCAACCCCAGTACTGTTCAGTACCAGGCCCCCGAAACTCCCAAAGAGCCGAGCCAGAATGTTCAGTATCAGACTCCGAATGCTCCTGCTGAAGTCAAGACCCCGCCGACTCAGCAGAATCAAAATCAGGACAATGGCTGATATTATTTGGGTCGTTGTGTTTCTCTGCGTTCTCATCGCGTCCTGCTTTGGAATGTACTATTTCCAGGGTGAGAACAAACAAAAATTTGTGTTTTGCTTTTTGCTGGTAGCATTATCTTTTGGAGTTCTTGCGTTTCGGCTCCTGGATATTGCCTACACAATGATAAACGTAGCTGTCAAAGCCGCACAATGACCTTTTTGCAATTCTCAAACTGTTTTTTGGCAGACCTTCCAACCGAGGGCCTGCCTTTTTTATTGTTGCCAGGAGGAAAATCTATGAAAATCCGATTCTATACAACCAACAAGGAAGCTATTGTATTCGACCTTGAGGATATTTTGAAGCAGCTCAACATTGAAGAGCAGGTAGCCACTGTCGGCCTTGTCATTGAAAAAGACGAGGCCGAGGTTGAGGCAATCGCTCAGACAATACAAGACGATTATCCGAACATGTATCTCCAGGCAAAAGAATACGGGCGAAATCTGACCTTGGCTTGTGCGGAGCTTCCGAACCCTACTAACCCGGATATTGTAACCTACCTCTATGCGGGCGATGATGCTACGGAAACTGACAGTTGGATTGCGAAAGTGAACAACACAATTCGTGCGCAAGGGGATAACAGTGAACGGCTCATCCATATTGACTCGAATCTCGCTGCCGTGGTAGAAGCAAACGAAACGGAACAAGGATACTATGCTTCCACCGTGTCGCAGCATGACAAGGCCACAAACGAAATGCTGAGTTTCCGGCAGATTGCAGAGTCGTTGGAAGCTGTTGGAAATAACTACAAATACCAGAGTACAAACAATATTCTGACTTCAAGAACCAAAGCGGAAAGGAACTACATTGTCCGGCTTATCAAGATGTATTGCGACGATACCAAATACCTTTCCGGTGCTATGCCGCAAAGTGAGTACCCGTTCTGTGTCCAGAACGTTGACGCTCTGAACCAGCGTGATGCGCAGTGGTCCGAAATCAAAGAGTATCTTGCGCAGGACGAAAATCGCAACAAACTGGATGTGATTCTTGGCTTCGTGCCGGATGCGGAGAGCGACAAGACTCTAATTCTGCACAGCATTGAAGAAAAAGGGAAGGCCATGTCTGATTCTGAAATCGAAAAAGCATATAATTTGCTGTTTGGTGACTGTAGCAATGGATGAATAATCTTGCGCTTTCGTGCGAGACCCGTATAATTTAGCTTGTACGATAGATACCATCTACTAAGCACACTGTGTGCTCGTACAATTCACACTTCGCTTTTGGGCGGACTTCCCACACCGGGAGGTTCGCCTTTTTGCGTACAAAAAAGGAGTTTAACTATGGATAACGTATGGACAAATCTTGGCAACCGACTCGAAACTGCTTGGAAGAGACCTACTAAGCCCAACTCTAAACGCCCGAAAGACGGTGAAATCATCGACGAAGAGAAATCGGTGCGCTGGAACAGGGAAGAGGTCGTTCGCCGACAGAAAGCCTGGGATGCGGAATGCTCTCGGCTGAAGAAGGCGCAGAATGCAGAAATCGAACACATCTCGGAAGCTATCGAACTTCAAATTCAGGAAGACATCAAAGCCAAAACGAAACGCAGCATTTCCAAAAAGGCTGCAACCATCCTCTGGCAAAAAGCCTACGACCGTGGCCACGCCTATGGTTTCGCTGACATCTACTGTGCCATCGAGGACTACGAGGAGCTGGTTGTTGCCGTACTCACAAACGCTCGTTGAAAGAAAGGAAAATACCATGAAGCTGAATGAATACCTCGCTAAAAATGCCGTCAAGCTGATGATTAAAGGCTCCGGAGAAAATTATCCTCCACGCCAGACAAACGACCTCGGTATGTACGATTACGCCGAAGGTCTTGAAAACGTCATCGGCAAAATGGCTTGGATTTGCGATTATCGCGCAAATGCGGACCCGACCAAAAAGCCGATTCGCAACATCAAACCTACCCCGGTTGTTGTAACGGACGCAAAAGAAACGAGCAAAACCATCTATTATTCTCCGGTCTATTTTCGGCCGGTAAATCGGGGTAAGATTTCTTCAACCGTCATTGCCCCATTGGACAACACCGGGTATCGCTGCTGCTCCGGCACTTCCGTCAACATCTTCTACACGAAAGAAGAGTGCGTGAAGTGCTATCGGGAGCAGGTTCGACAGGCAGACGAGATTTATGAGAAAGAGAAGGCTCGCATCATCAAAGAGTTCGACGCTCGCATGCAGATTCTCAATGATTCTCTCACGCCGTTCAACGATGTCCCGCAGAGCGACTACACCGTTGTTGCAAAAATGGATGTTACGAACGATTCTCTCGGATACAATGAGAAAAATCGGCATTTTTATCTCGAGACGACCCGAACCATGATTCCGACTCGCTATACCATCGAAATGCTCAAGATGCAGGCACTGATTGGCCTGGTGGATGAACTCCGTGCAAACACCACCTGGCAAAAGGGCGTTCCTTTCCGTATCCTTATCAGAACAACAGTTTTCGTGGATGGTATTGAAGATGTCAGCCAGGCCACAACGGAATCTCAAACCATTACCCTTTGATGAACTATGAAGAGCGCACGCCCCGTCTATAGCCGTAAGGCTTAGGTGGGGAGGTTCACAAAAAAACAAAACAATACATATGTGAGGTAAAATGTTATGTCTAACAACATGTCTATTTCTTCCATCAAGGAACATTATAATAATCTCTGCACCAAAGCCAAAGAATGGAGTGCCGCCTACTATGAGCAGGATGCTCCGGTTGTAACGGATGAGGAATACGATTCCGTGATGCACGAGATTCGTGATATCGAAGCGGCACATCCTGAGTTCGTGACCGCTGACAGCCCTACACAGGTTGTTGGCGGCAAGCGTGTTCTCGGTATTCCGGTTGAACACCGTGTACCGATGCTTTCTCTGCTTGATGTGTTTTCCGATGATGAGGTCCGCAGCTTTGTGGATTCGGTGAAAGCTGAATACTCCGATGTGACCTTCTCTGTGGAGCGCAAAATCGACGGTCTGAGCTTGTCTCTTGTCTACGAACGTTCTGACGATGGTCTTGCCTATCTGACCCAGGCTTCGACGCGCGGTGACGGCTATGTCGGTGAGGATGTGACCGCCAATGTCGCAGCCCTCACTTGCCTGCCTCGCAGCATCGAGCTGCCCAAGGGTATCGGCAAAATCGAACTCCGTGGCGAGTGCTATATGTCGGAAAAGGACTTTGAAGCAGCCAATGCAAAGCAGGCGGAAGCAGGGAAGAAGCTCTTTGCGAATCCCCGCAACTGCGCTGCTGGCTCTCTGCGTCAGGCTGACCCGTCTATTGCACGGGAACGCAATCTGCAGGTGTTCGTTTTCAATGTTCAGAGCGTCAACAATGGTGATGCAGCACAGTTCAGCCCGTATCATTGTGACCAGCTGAACTATCTGCGTGACATCTGCGGTTTTAAGACCACCTATTACGCTCATTGCAATGACATTGATAGCATCTTGGCAGCCATTCACGACATTGAGGAAAAACGCTATGATATCGATTACCCGATTGACGGCGCAGTCATCAAAGTCGATGAACTGAGCATTCGCCAGAAGATGGGCGAGCGCACCAAAACCCCGAAATGGGCTATTGCATACAAGTATCCCGCCGAAGAAAAGGGGACTATCCTGCGCAGCATTCAGTTGCAGACAGGTCGTACCGGCCGCGTCACTCCTGTCGCGGTCTTTGACCCCGTGCAGCTTGCCGGAACCCGTGTGGAGCGTGCAACGCTCAACAACGCTAACTTCATCAAGGCGCTGGACATCCGCATCGGCGATACTATCGTCCTGCACAAGTCCGGCGACATCATCCCGAAAATCACAATGGTGGAGTTGGAAAAGCGTCCTGCAGACGCTGTACCTTATGACATGGCAAAACAGGTCTGCCCCGTTTGCGGTGCGCCTATCGCGCCCGTCAATGGTTCTGTGGACCTGTACTGCACGAACGACGCCTGCCCTGCAAAGACCGTGAATCGTGTCATTCACTTTGCCTCGAAACCCTGCATGGACATCAAGGGACTTGGTCCTCAGATGATTCAGGACTTGGTTGACAGCCGGTTCATTGAGAACCCCGTTGACCTGTACTGGCTCTATGAGGAGGAAGGTGAACTGACCAACATGTATGGCGCGAAGATTGCCAAGAAGGTTCTTGCTGCCATCGAAAAGTCCAAGGAGCAGAATGCCGACCGCGTCCTCAAGGGCCTTGGCTACCGTCTCATCGGCGGTCATGTTGCTCGTGCGCTGTTTACTCAATGCAAGGCTACGAACGGCAACCTTCTGACACTGTCCACGCTCAATGTAGATACCATCAAGGAGTACAACATTCCCGGCTTTTCTGATGCTATCTATGCTGCGCTCGATGCGATGCTTTCCAGCGCTAAATTTACGCAGGAAGTCAATACCTTGCATGATGCCGGTGTCAATCTTGACTACCATGCTCCGGCAGGTGCCAATGATGAGTCTGCGCCGCTCGCTGGCAAGACATTCGTTATTACCGGTACACTGCCTTCCATGAGCCGCGATGAAGCCAAGACTTATATCGAAGCGCATGGCGGCAAAGTCTCCGGAAGTGTCTCCAAGAAGACGAGCTATCTTGTTGCGGGTGAGGCAGCCGGTTCAAAACTCGACAAGGCGAACGCTTTGGGTGTGCCTGTTCTGAGTGAGGACGACCTCAAGGCAATGTGCCAGTGAGGAGGTCTCGGAAGGTACGGCTTTGACCGCATCATCAAGGCTGCGGAGTCCTGTGACTTTCACGGCGAATTTGCCTCTGACATTAAGCTCTGTGAAAATGCACTTGGTATGGGTGGTCTCTTGGCCATCAATGCTGAATGTTGGCTTGACGTTCTGAACGCAATGCCGGATACCGAAATCGCAGAGTATGTCCGCACCAAGTACAAGCCCGACCTCTTGAATCCGTTCAAGGGTACGTCGCTTTACATCATATCTTAACCTCTTGCCGCTTGCCCTTTACCGGGTGGGCGGCTTTTGCTAATATATGCGAATTGCGTACACTAAAATAATAGAAAGAAGGTATCAATAATGAAATCACATGAAGCTCCTGTTACCGAAAGCATGCAACAATGTATCGACTATATCAAGCAGAATGAAGATGAAATCGCAGAATATGTGAATTCGCTTTTTCTTGCTCAGAAGGATGTAATTAGAGAGCAGCTTTTGGAGAGTTTGGCAGCAATGCTGAACCCCATTCCCACTCATTATGAATGGCGCAGCAATGATTGCCCGTATGATTATTCTGGTGAATTGTACGAAGATGGAAAGGTATCTTTGGAGCAGACTGTTAGTGAATTTCTCGAGAGCGAATATACTGGTGCAAGCCGCGCAACCTATGTATCTCACTATGGTCTATCATATAACACATATGGGGATAGCCTCTCGGACGACACCCTTGAGATTGGCTGCTCCATTATGACCGATGGAATTAAAGATTTCGTACAGAGGAATGCAGGGATTCCGTGTGAACGATTCTCCCGTGAAGAATTTTTCGACATCAAAACCGAATGTAACGAATTTGACCCGATATACGACGAATGCCGCGCCAGCGATTTCTTTTGGGCTACTGCCGCTGTAGAATTTGCAGGCATTGACAAAATGACTTTGAAAGAAGTTCTCGCCGCAGTATAAATTGTCACAAAAGCCGTTCACCGTTTGGTGGACGGCTTTTTCTTTTTGACATTTTTTGCGATTTCCCGATAATAGTGGAAACACCCAAAACAACGTGGAAACGTGACGATGCCTTGGCTAGTATCACCTCAAACTATACGGTAAAAGCTAATCTTACTTCCGGTGATTGGAGCGGCACGGTGTCTTTTGCCTGCACCATTTCAGGAAACTAAATATCCGGTCTTCTAAATTGTACGATGTGCCGTATATATTATTTTCGTAAAAACTTGGTATTTTGGGTTGACGGCACGTGCGATACCCATAGAATAGATAATGTAACAGAGATATCATTGATTTGCCATAGTTCATATACCTCCTGGAAGAAGGACAGATGCCCATATTGGGTTTCTGTCCTTTTTCTTTTTGAGGATTCCCGCAGATTTTCTGCGTTTTATATAGATTTATCCCACGGAATGTGGACTTCTGACAGCCGAAGAAAAGGCTGATTATATAGAATTGCTATGCTAATCAACATAGCACGCGTACACAGCGTCAATGTGTTTATATAAATGTTCCTGCACGCGAACGCCGCGTTAAGAGCGTATTTATATACCGTATAACAATTACAAACCTTTAAGGAGGACATTACCATGATTCGAAACATAATTTAGCGAGTAGACACCATCATTAGCAACCACGAAGCCAAAGCTAAGCAATATGCAGTTAGCTATGGTTCATTCGTTCACGGTCTAATTAAGACCTAGCTGAGCAAAGATGGTGTGATACTCGCGCTCCTGCTGGAGCAAGTGAAACTGACCGAGGCCGCGAAAGCTCTGCTGCTTTTGGCAGTAGTATCAATCGTTGGCGCATTTATTGTGAAGAAAGTCTTCAAAAACTACAGCCACATCAAAGGATTGGCAGAAAACTTTCTGAAATCAACCGATGTTTTCGGGGCTATCAAAGAGGCAGTTTCTGATATTGCCGATAGCTCCTGCAAAACAGACAACAAAAAAGAATAATTACATCCCCATATATGGGGCTTACTTGCTGTGGAGATAAATTCGAGAGCAGCACGACAGCCCCACGTTACGGGGTTATATTATGGCTAAGAAGAATAACAACGTCACTTTCAACGTCGGCATCACCAACCATTACTTTGACGCTATTTCGCGCCAGAAGTTACCCATGAGCGATGCCGCTTGTGAGCCGGTTGATAATGCCATCTCTAATTGCAAAGATGCCATTAACATCTTGGTCGCGATTGTGAAAGGCCATGCCAAAAACCTAATCGGTGTGGTTATTGCCGACTGGGGCAATGGTATGTCTAAGGAAAAGCTGCCGGAAAACCTACAGTTTGGCAACGGCCACAGCAATGAGGGCCCGCTGTGCATCCATGGCGTTGGCCTGAATAATTTCATTTTGGTTGCCACCCGCAACAAGTATCCCTGGTTCATCGCTTCCAAGCAGCCTGGAGAGGACAGCTATCACCGCGTTGACGGCCCGTTCGCCACGACCATGACGATGTCCGAGCAGGAAGAGATTCCTATGGCAGATGTCGTTATGCGTGAGCAGTTTAAGGCTCTTGGCGCTCCTTCTACCATCATCTATGTGGAGATGGACAAGGCTACCGCCAGCACCATGCTGACCAAGAACGGCAGCTGCGCTGAGAGCCGGGTCACCAGCCTGAACGTGCTGCGTACCTGCCTGGCTGAGCACTTTGGTGTCAAGTACCGCAATTACTTGGCACCTGACGCTACCGGCGTTGCTCCCGCCCGTATCCTGATTCCTGATTTCCATATGGCGAATGGCAAGACGTGCGATGTGCTCGTCAAGCCTATTTTCCAGCCGTATAAGGAGAAACAGAAGGAAAAGAACTTCACTGTTGACTATGATGGGTACGAGATTCCTGTCAAGGTTGAGTGTGGTCAGCTGGATACGGATGCGACCAAAGGTGTTGTTACTGGTGGCTATGACTTGAAGCATTTCTACCAGAACAACATGCTTACGCAGGGCTTGGATATCCAGCTCGGCGAGCGTGTTATCGCCACCGCTCAGTTTGATACCATCTGGGACAAGGCTCGTCACCCGGCCTTCAACGCTTTCACCGGCGTTGTTGCTGTTGATATTTCCGGTCTGCCGCGTGGGTTCTTGAATACCCTCGCCAACAAGTCGGATATCGACCTGAGCGACAAGGGATGGCGTAAAATTTTCGACGCTATTGCCGAAAACGTGAAGCCTCTCGAAAGCGAGCCTCTCACTCTTGAGAAATATGCGCAGGATTTTGCAAATCGGCTGGTTGCAGACACCGGGAATGAAGTTGAACTCCAGTTCCCTCTGTACGCAAACCGGACTCGTATCGACGTTCTGGAACATATCGACGAGTCCCACTGCAAGATTTATGACTTCATGAGCGGCGTTGCTACTTTGAAGTCTGTAACCGAGCTGCGGACTCATTGGGATGGCATGGTTGCACAGGGCATTCAGCCTGTTTCGGCTGTGATGTTCTGCAATAAGCGCGGTCCTATGCTCAAACATACCTGCGACGAGATGAACACTCTCGTGCAGGCTATGAATGACGAGGACTTCTACATGACCCTCGAAGCTGCTGGTGGTGATGCATCTAAGATGCCGCACTACAACTTCGATGTTATTCTTGACCAGAATATCCCCGTGAAGAAATAACATCACTTGCCGTCATCCGAAAGGGTGGCGGCATTTTTTGTTGAGCTATTGCTTAAACATCAAGATTCCTCATGTGGAGTGTAGCGTTTTGTACCGATATATGCTATAATTGGCACAAAAAGGAGGAACCGACATGGCAGAAAATAATAACAACGGTGGCAAAAACACTAATATCATCACCAAAATTAACGATACCATTTCCAAAGTCCTGGGCGATTTCCCGCCCGTTGTTCAGACAATCGCAAAAATCGTTGTCTTCGGTGGGCTCATCCTGCTTATCGCCAAAGCCATCGGCTATATTTTCCCGGTTATTGTGAACGTTCTTTTCAACCTCTTAGTCAAAATCGTTGGCTTCTGCATTCTGGCGGCCTTTCTTTACGGCTGCTGGTACGAGGTAAAACTGCAAATGACTCGCGATGAAAACTCCTTCCTGCTGAATGAACGACTCAAGTATCAGAAAAAAGAGTATGAGGAGCGCGAACGCAGGAGACAAGAGAGAGACAACAGACGCTAAAATACTACAACACACAAGCTGTCCAGCTTCGGCTGGGCAGCTTTTTTTGTTTTCCTATTGCAGGTTCTTGCGAATTGCATACCATGAAATTTGTAGAAAGGAGTTTCTCGTCAACAACCCCGCCTAAACCGGTTCGCCGGTTATAGACGGGGCTTGCGGGGCAACCCGTAAGCCCGGTTGATTAGCCTCGGTGAACGGCAACTTCGGTTGCCGCGAACTCCGTTATGCATTTGATGAGCAATCATCTTCATAATATAGGCACCCCGATATGCTCCACAAGTGTCGGGCTCTGCGGGCAGTGTATGTATCAATGGCGCAAGCCGTTGATATGTATACAAATCATTTAAATGTTGGGGTATTTACGAAATTTGGTGGTTTGAATAAAATCACTTAATTTCATAAGTATCACAGGCACATGGATGTTTGTTGCGCTTGTCGATTTTCCCAGTTGACAGCTCCGCAAGAGTGGTATTACCTCGTGTAATACTACTCGCAGCAAACACCCAGCCAAGGGAAACACAACCTCCTGCTTCGGCAGGAGAGACTTATCGTAAAGGAGGTGACGTATATGTCCACTGTATATGTGCTCAACAAAGACGGTAAACCTTTAATGCCTACGACTCGCGGTGGACATGTGCGTCATCTGCTTAAAGAGCAAAAGGCGCGAGTCGTGAGAACAAAACCGTTTACCATTCAACTGTTGTATGAAACCGATGATGTAGTGCAGCCTCTCTACTTGGGTATCGACCCCGGCAGAACTAATATCGGTGTTGCTGTTGTTAAAACGGACGGCACAGCAGTCTTTACTGCGCATTTGGAAACCCGCAACAAGGAAATTCCGAAACTGATGAAAAAGCGCAAAGACTCTCGCCGTGCAAGACGCACCAATGGCAGACGATGCCGCCGTCAACGGAGAGCCAAAGCAAATGGCACCATTTCTAAAAAGTGCGTAAAACAAACAACTGCTCAAAACGGCAGCGTCAGCAAACGTGCAAAGGAGATTGGTGTCATCAAACGGCACCTTCCCGGCTGTGAGAAAGAAGTTCTTTGCATCGGCATCAAAAACAAAGAAGCAAAGTTTAGTAATCGTGTAAGACCGGAAGGCTGGCTCACACCTACCGCAAATCAGTTGCTGCAGACACACATTAACTTGGTGAAGAAAATTCAGAAGTTTCTTCCTATCAGTGATGTTGTGCTTGAGGTTAATAAATTTGCGTTTATGCAGTTGGGTAATCCTAACATTCAGAAATGGCAATATCAGCAAGGTCCGCTCTATCAAAAAGCAAGCCTTGAAGAAGCCGTCTCTGAAATGCAGGAGCACCATTGCCTGTTTTGCAAAAAACCGATTGACCATTACCACCATGTGGTGCCTCAGCATAAAAATGGCAGCAATACTATTGGGAACATCGTTGGCTTATGCGCAAAACACCACGACCTTGTACATAAGGATACCACATGGCAAAAGAAACTCGCCAAAAAGAAAACCGGACTCAACAAAAAATACGGTGCTTTGAGTGTGTTGAATCAAATTATTCCGGCACTGACGAAAGAGTTGAGTTCTCTTTTCTCGAAGCATTTCTTTGCGACCAATGGCAAAAGTACCTACGACTATCGTGCAGCGCATGGTGTTAGCAAAGACCACTGGCTCGATGCCTATTGCATTGCCTGCTCCGTTTTACCGAATGATGTTTGTGATAGTGACATCAACAACCGCGTACCATATGAGCTTAAACAATTTCGTCGTCACGATAGACGAGCACTGCACAAAGAAAATATGAGCCGCGTGTACACGCTCAATGGCAAGTCAGTTGCTACAAATCGGCATAAAGCTACTGAGCAGACGACTGACAGTTTGGAAGAGTTCCGTCAATGCCAACCAGATGATGTTTGCAAACTCAAGGTAAAGGAGCATCATCCGGAATATCGAAATCCAAAACGCAACTTTCCCGGCTGTGTGTTTCTTGTTGGCAAGCATACTCATGTGATTCAAGGAACCAGCGGCTCACACAACGGTAAAGCGGATGGATATTACGACACAAACGGCAATTCGTATTCATCTGGTAAATGTAAGTTTGTTGCCAAAAACGAAGGGATTGTATTTACATAAATTAGTAGACCACCAATTTTCGTAAGAAATTCCACCAAAAATAATAAATACCAAAATGTTGAAAGGAGGTAAGCAGGAAATGCTGTATCTTAGTCTTTTCGAAGCGCATTCCTCCCCACCTAAGCCTTACGGCTATAGATGGGGTGTCCTGCTCCATAATAATGAAAACACTCGAATCGATTTTCAGTAGAACTGCACAGTTTGGCTTGCTCATTTATCTGACCGGCTGCTTTGGCCTGTTGATTGTTTTAGGCGCTGCAGTCGCAAAATGGCTTAAACTCATCGACGTAATTCAATATATTGTCTTTGCTTTTGGACTTGGACTTCTCACTTTGCTTATCGGTGTGGTGGGTCTCTCACTCCTCGGCATTAGGCAAAACCGCAAACATAAGGAGGCAAAACGCGCATGAGTAAAAAGATTATCAATATCACCGCAGCTGCCATGGCACTCGCCGTGACACTTTCCGGCTGCGCCACAGCTGTGGTTCAGGAACGGAAAGACCAGGCGGCCGCAGCGGCAAGTGCCGAAGCAGCACAGGCTGCCGTCACAGCAACGCCGGAACCGACAGCAGAACCGACCCCGGAACCCATCAATGCCTGGTCTTTGTTGTCGAATCTCCCGGATTTCACGCCCGGCACGCTGGACAATCCTGACACTACCTGGCCGGACGGTATTCCGATGGGGCAGAGTCCTTTGTCTTACGATGACGGCAGCAAGTTCTATTCGCTGCGCAGCGTTGATACCGGCAAGACACTGGATATCACGGACGTTGCATTACAGGATGTACGGGATTTGCCTGTAAAGGGATATCTGAAATTGAACGAACTTGAAAACGGTGATACAGTCATTGGTGAAATCAATGCAGAATCCACAGGCGAAGGCGTAGAAAAGGAAATCAGTGATTTTTCCATTCACACTGCCAGCAAGGATGATGGCTGCGACTATTATCCGATTGGATATAACGGCGGTTCATTGACCTTGATGCTGGACGGTCGTGCAGCCAATGATGATGGCATCAATATCGGCGATGCGTTCCTTGACGGCCTCTATTATTCGTCTGTCACTCCGGACAAATTCGACGGCTATCCGACCGACGGAGAGCCGGAGGAACAGTTCAACTTCCTGTATGGTTTGTTTGGCAATCCGTCCGGTCTCTACTGGACAAACAACGATTCTGTCGCTTTCAATTCCAGCAAGCAGTATCGTACCTTTGAAGATTTCCGAGATGCAGATTATGATGTTGAAATTGGCGGCAAGAACTTCTATCTGGTTTGGAACTATGACGGGTATAGTGTTGTTGCGGCGTGCAACGATACCTTTGACAGCGCTAATGTGAAGGGCACTACGATTCAGGATATCTACTTGTTCCCGAACATGACAGAAACCAAGTACCTAGTCGAAAATTCCGGCAGCCTGATTAGCGGTTATCTGGGTTATGGTGAAGTTCCCGTCATCTTGACTGGTACATACGCATCAGTCAACAGTGATTCGACTGTCGAACAGGATACAAGCGCGGAAGAAAACACCGACGCTGAATCTGGTGACAATTCCACGGCGGACGAAAACGCTGAGTCCAGTTCCGATGATAACAGCGACAGCTCGGAAAATTCAGATTCCTAATTCTTAAAAAATAGTTATTGCGTATTCGTGCGAAACGCATACAATAAAAATTGTATGATAGATAACAGCACACATACGCTATAATTTCACAATTCTGAGAAGCAGACTATCCGTTTGGAGGTCTGCTTTTTTTGTTGGAATTTTGCGGTGCTTTGCTGACGTTTATCGTAACTAAACACTACAAGGAGAAATAAAAAGATGACCGTAACAAACACTGTAACAGAAACAGAACACTTAACTCCCCTGCGTTCCGCTGTAGAGCACATCAACTGGAATACTTTGTACCAGCAGAAAATGGCTCTCGAAGAAGTCTCTGACATGCTCTATGCCAAGAGAAAAGAGGATGACACGTTTGGCAAGGCTTCCGCCTGGCTCGAAAGCGTCATTGCACTCATGGAACGTTTGGGGGATGCAGCAGAAGAGGAAGGAAAGTTTGATTATCCCGAGCGGGACGAAAACGATGAACATCTGGATAACAGGTTCAATCATGTGTTGAATCAGTACCCGGATGTGGATATCTGACCAGTTCATATCAGGAGGACAATGATGCGGATTAACAGCAGTTGTGTGCTTCAAAGCACCACGAGTCTCAACGCAAGAGTTCTTCCGCTCATTGGACGGGTCGGAACTCTTGAGCTGTCAAGTGGGCAGCCACTCGTATTCAAAACAACAACACCAAAACAACAAGACGTCCTGCGTACCAGCACAGTAAAAGCTATTGGCTTTGCAGGAAGCAGAATTTTTGTCAAAACCGAAAGAGGAACCCAATACACATTTGAATTTCAGTAACAACCAAGCGGCCACTAATCTCATTTTTTATAGATTGGCGGCCGCTATTTTTTTATCAATTTGAAAGGAAGTTTTTATCATGAATTTCATCAATGCCGCCACCAAGAAAGAACGCACCCATGTAGAAGAAATCATCAAGTCTCAGCCTGTTATGTCTCATGAAGGCATAACTGCCACTGAGATTGGTATTTGCGGCAAGCAGAATCTTTTCATGGACGTTTATCGCCCGGATAACGATGCCGAAAAGCATCCGATTATCATCGATATCCATGGCGGCGGCTTGATTGCTGGCCGGAAAGAACAGAATCAGAACCTGGCAACCTGGCTCGCTAAGGAAGGCTATCTCACCTTTGTACCGGATTACCGTCTGGTCCCTGAAACCAACATCTTTGGCCAAATCACTGATGTCATCAATGCGTTTGCTACTGTAGCTGAACGTGCTGAAGATTTCGTTGGTGACTTGAATCAGGTCTTTGTAGTTGCCGACAGTGCTGGCGCATTCCTTGCCTGCATGGCAAGCTCTATTCTCCGCTATCCTGTCAAGATGCAGCCGGTAGAGGACGAGCTGGAAGAGAACGTACCCGAGGCAGCCAAGAAGCTCGTCATCAACGCGATGGGCCTGCAGAGCGGTATGTATTACATCTACAAGGGCCAGGTAGGTTTGCTTCAGAACTACTATATGTCTAAGGGCTGGAAGATTCACAGTTATGCTGAGTTCATCAAGCCTGAGACCTATTCCAAACTCGTCCCCCCGTGCTATATCTGCACCGGGAAAAAGGACTTTCTCAAGAAACAGACTTTCGGATTTAAGAAGTGCCTCGAAAATGAGCGCGTTCACCACGATTACGGGTTTGTTTCCAAGAAGGAAACCGTTCATGCTTTTGCAGCACTGTATCCTGAATCCGAATCCGCAGTCGGTGTAAACCGCGAGATGATTCGGTTCTTCGACAGTTTCAAAAAATAATAAAACCAAAAAAACAAATAACAAGGAGGCATTTCATAATGACTCACAATGAGTTGGTTCATGACCTCTGCACTCAAGATTCGATTGTGGTGCAGAACTTTGCTGAGCTGATGCGGTTTGTGCTCGACGGCAAAGCGGAAGTTATTTACGACGGTTGGATTAACGTCTATGTTCCTATCTGGTTCGATGCAGACAAAGCATTTGGCCTTGATTTGAACTCAGAAGAAAATGCAGATTGGATTAACATGTACATTGACTGGCATCCGGACGATACCATTCATGCCTATGTATCTTACTGCAACAGTTCTACTGACGACCCCGACTTTACTCTTGAAGTCATCATGAGCCCTCACCACCGGGAATTGTTCAATGCGTATTTCAAAGAACAGTTTAAGGCGGTTTATCACATGAGTGTCGAAGAAGCGTGGGCTAAATTCGGCACCGAATAATATAGTGAGGAGATATATCATGGCACGTAAAGAAATCAAAATTTTCATGGACGCCAAGGAAGCTGCCAGTTTCCTGAAAACTATCGATTGGTCCTGGCTGTTCGGCTTTCTCAGTGAGCGCTATAACGTTTCGCTCAGCCCTCACAAAGAGCTGAAAGACAACGGCGCAGCAATCATCAAGGTCGAATGGCCTGATGAACTGATTGAAAAGTGCGGAATGATGGCTGATGTCTTCTCGTCAGTCAAGCTCGTCACGTTCGATTCGTATTTCAAGGAAATCGTGGAATACGATGAAGATAAGTTCAATGAAGAACGTGAAGCATGGTTTACCAATCCAACAAAGACGTTCAGCTATCTCGATTGCGATGGCGTCGTCAAGGAACGGACTCTTGCGCTGAACATCTCCCTTCGCTATACGCTGTATGACGGAGGCTACAATTTCGCAACGCTGCTCTATGCGGTTTATTCCGATGTGAACGGCTGGACTATCCAAATGGAAAAGGAGTAATGGCAATGGTTGAAATGGCATTTAAGGTAAATCCCGGCACCACTTTCTACAAGAATTATTTCGCGACAAAGGAGGAAAAAGCGCATTTCATTGAAATTGCAAAGCAGTTCTTCGACAAATATTTCCCTGATGAGAAGCTCTCGTATGTTTTAAATGACCGACTGACTGTTGATTTGAAGCCGGAGCTGCTCGCCAAATACGAATCTCAGGTCATGAAACGCCGTGACCCTCACGGTTTTGTCATCTTCAAACAGCGTTCGCCCATGAACTGCCTGTGGGAAGATGAGGTCTGTAAGAACGTGAACGGCAAGAAATTCCTTGCCAACCAGTTCTGGTGGGCCGACTTCAACGGTTTTGGCCGCATCACTACGGAGCTGTGGGATGATGAGCAGGGAAATATCTACGGATATTATTCCTGCGAATATGCAACTCGCAGCACCAAGGTTCCAGACACCGTTACGCAGATTAAGCTGAGTGAATATCACGCGGCTTACGAAGCATACACGGAAGCCAAAAAAGCAACTGCTGACGCCGCTGCTACAGCTTGACGCTGCTTGCGATGCCGGTAAAATTGTGAATGTACGATATATAGCATTTGCGCATTTCAGCGCTCGTACAATTCACAAACTGATACAACTAGGCAGACTCATCACCACGATGGGCCTGCCTTTTTTGTTTACAGAAAAAGGAGAAAAAATATGAACACAAAACGAATCAAAGAATTGGCCGCACTGACCGATGGAGAACTCGCAAGGAAACTTCTCATTCAGGAGTTTGGCAATGACTCTGAAACCCATTGGGGAAACAACGCACACAATGAACGTGTGATGGTTACTATCAGCCCAGACGGAATCGCTCAAAGAACCTGGGAAGCCGACCATTGGGTTCGACTTGACGAGTTCGATAAAGACGGCTTCTATGCCCGTGAGATTTACGAAGGGAAATGGGTCGATGAGCCATTGCCCAAAAACGTCATTGCACGAAATGTCACAATTGCTGCACCGAAACCTATTCAGCAGGAATCCAAAGACACTGAAATTCTTCGAGCGGCACAAGTCCTGTGCCAGCAGCTGACCGGAGATGACACCTTTGGATGGAATCCTGAGCTTCTTGCACAGATTGCGGATTGCACGGCAGCTTTGCTTGCCACCAACGGAATCAGCTCTCATTTTCCGAGCGCCAATACTGAACCCATCTGCTCTTGGGAAAAGCCGGTCGTCGAATATCAGCGTCCGGATTACGCCCTGGAGTATGGTACTAACTACTAAAACGAGGAGGATATCATGGCAAAAAACTATTTTGGTGTCGTTCTGACCACCAAGGAACACGATAAATATCGTCTTGTAGTATACCGCTACAAGGACCCTGGCATCCTTAATACCTGCCCGATGTGTCAGCTGCTTCGGGCCATTCACAAATTCCAGCAGGAATACACTGAAATTCACCGCGAACATTGCAGCCGTATCCCGCCTCGCAAGTGGTACGAGCTTGGCAGAGTAATGCCGAGTATCGTTCTGCGGAAATACGGCCTGGAAAAGCATTACGAGATGTCATTTGAGCCGAGTCGCGTGCCTCCAGCTTCTGCGCTGAAACTCATCCCTGGTGCGACCGCTTCTAACTGGAAGCAGTACATCTGGTACGTTGATGGTGATGTGACGATGCTTGGCTAAAGACCATTGCACATTCGTGCGAGACTCATACAATTAGAATTGTACGATAGATACCAGCAATCGAAAAGGTGCTTTGCCTTTCGTACAATTCACATTTCGCTTGAAGGCGGACTTCCAATATCTGGAGGTCCGCCTTTTTGCGTACTTACAAAAAAAGGAGTGTAAATTATGTTTATCATCACAAAAACTTTTACCGATGACGAGGGCCATCTTTTCACAAAGGTAAATCCAAAGCAGTATTCCACTCCCGGAGAAGCATACGATGCTATGCGTGAGGATTACCTCAACGAGCTCAAAAGCCGAGGTCTTGAGGACAACGGTAGTTCCAATGACGATGGCGAATCCTGCCCTGGCGGATACATCATCAGCGATGAGGCTCAAATCTACGATTTTGCCCAATACACCCCGTATGAACAGCTTCTTCCTGCTGTTTTGTTCGGAGTCCATCGGATTGGTTAAGGAGAATCGCAATGGCTAAGAAAAGTGCAAGAAAAGAAATCACAAAAATCAACCTGAAACAAGCTGCGCTCGAAGGTCTTTCCTACGAGAGAGCCTGTGAAACTGCCAAGCGTGCAGGGAAACCCTCTTATCGCTTCACGGTCGGCGACAAAGTACAGGTTGGTCACCTTCTAAACTGCGTTGTTGACGAGGCTCTGGAAGGCGGGTACATGTATCTTATCCGCAGTGGTGCAAATTGTGACGACTATTCCTGCTGGGCCTGGACAAGTGTTCGCCCACTGGATAATGGCAATAGCACGCATTTTGCCAAGCGCAATTCTGCACTGTCCCGCCTGCACTACTCAAACCGCAGCATGTACTCTCTGCTCAGCTTCCAATACCTGTTCGGCGTTGATTTCAACCCTGATTATCAGCGTGGTTCTGTTTGGGGTGATGAGGACAGGGAAAAGCTGTTGGACAGCATCTTTATGGGTCGCGAGATTGGTCGTTTCGTCTTTAAGCAGCTGCCATTCACTCGTACAAACAACGATGGCAACTACTATGAAATCGTTGATGGCAAGCAGCGTATGTTGACCCTGCTTGCTTTTTACGAGAACCGATTCCCGTACAAAGGCGTATTTTACAACGACCTTTCCGCACAGGACAAGAACTGGTTTATGGATGCCTCCATTGGCGTTGCTGAGATTGACCAGAGCGTAACTCGCGCAGAAGTCTTGGAAATTTTCCTTGCCATGAATGAAGGCGGTAAGCCTGTCGCAAAGGAAGTCCTCGACCATGCACGCGAATTGCTAAACGAAGAGAAGGGAAAAGGATTATGATTCCTATGTTCAAACAAAAGGTCGGTATGACGAAAATTTATGCAAAAGGAATCGCAGAACTCTTTCTTATTCGCTGCAATCCCTATCATTGGGACGGCAGCGGGGAAGTGCCTGATAACATCAGCTTCGATGTGTACAAGCGCAAAATCGATGAAATATACGATGGCTGCACACTCGAAATTCAGCTTTGCAAACCTGATGGTTGTCTTTGCTATGCGGCTTCTGTTCACCTGTATGAAGGCGGATTCTGGACAGGGCACGGCATTGGCTGTTTCGACAAGACTGCGATTTGCAACGACCCTGGTTCTGTCGATGCCTTGACAAGCGCCATCATGCGAGTGTGCATGATATACGAAAATCTCACAAATTTCCGCAAGGTTTTCGTCAAGTGCCTTACCATCAGCCAGAAACGAATGAACGAAATCAAGCAGTATACCGATGACGGCAAAGAGCAGGATGAGATTGAGTTCGAATCCGTTATCTTCGCCGATGGTATGCACATGGATGTTCGCTGCATTCCACGCCACAATGGACCTTCCTGGTGCGAAGCGGCTATTTATCGTGAGGATGAGGATATCGTCACGTCTGAGCCGAGCAACTCGTTCTACAACCATTGGGTTTGCCAGACGGCAAACGCCACCTACCATCTTTATATGGGTATTGATGACGAATAAAACTTGACGCGTCTTGCGAACAGCATATCATAGAAATTGTACGATAGATACCAGCAATCGAAAGGGCGTTTTGCCTTTCGTACAATTCACAATTTCGCATGAAGAGCGGACTTCCCATATCGGGAGGTCCGCTCCTTTTGCGTTATAACGACAAAAGGAGTGTATTTTTATGAAAATGACAATCACGGGCCAAATTGATGGCAAATCCGTGCCGATAACCATTCCGATTGAAAAAGTTATCGAAGCTTTCTGGCCTTACGCCACCAAACCTTCTACTCTCTCTGTTTCCACTGAGCTTGACACAGACGGCATCAGTGCTAACTTTATGCTCGGCCAGGAAACAAAGGATTCTTATCCCGGTATCTGGCTCACCAGCAAAAACAGCAATACCGGTCGTGCAGGTTTCTGGTTCTGTTTGGAGCTGCCGAACGAAACCAACGACATGGTAAAAGGCTATCTGTACGCTGGCGATGATGAAACAGAGACGGACCAACCTCTAGCTGTTATCGCTGATGGCGTTCGCAACGACGACGATGACTCAAAGCGCATGCTTTGGGTGGATGAGTCGTTGACTCACGTTGAACCTCTAACCAATAACTATCTGAAACGCCAAGGCGCTGCCACCGAAAAGCAGCTCGATGAACGTGACTTCTGAGTAAATATCAAAAAGCATCTTGCCAAACAAAATAAATAACAAAAAGGAGAGTAAAACTATGTATCTCGAAACTATCAATGAAAAAGCATTTCGTTCTTTTCTTTCTAATCCCGACATTTCCGTTTTGGACGGTAACGTTCTGGATAAGCACCACAACTCGGATTTCTACCGTTTTGTCCGCGTTCCTCTTTCCGATGGCGAGCATAGTGTCGAGGCATTGTTTGGGCAAATGTGCAGTAACTATCCCACCAGCATGAGCAAAAACCATTTTTCTGAACAGCATAACCTTGAGTTTATGGCTTATGTTGTGGACCACGAAAAGACCTATGCTGAAAGCTATGAGTTCCTGCGATTGTTTGATGTCACCTCTGCTTACACTGGTCCCCATTCCGCAATGGGTGAGATGACGAAAACGCTGTGGAATTATCTGGAGCAGAAAACAATTCTCGACCCTGACTATCTGAACACGCCCGAATTGCAGAACGAGGCTTATGAAAACGCTGTCAAACAGTATGTCCTGCAAAAGAAAGACACCGCATTTGAAGAAAGCCTTCGTAAATTTCTTGAGCACATTGATGACACCGCGACCATCGAGTTCTTCGCTAATCCTACCGGATGGGCGGAAAGGGTAGTCAATGTCCTCGATAAGAATCTCGCTTCTCGCGATGGCACACCTTTCAGCGAAAGCATCGGGAAAAAATTCGTTGCCGTCCAACGTCTTACCCAATCAAGGAGGCTGGAGTTCCAGTCCAAGCCACATTGTTGGGAAAGTGAGTGCCGTAGTTTGTTTGCTGCGACTGCAAAAGCAAAAAACATTCGGCTCGTTATTGAAGCCAATGGAAAAGAAATGCAGGTGCAATATCCTGTTTCCAACCTGATTACTTTTGAAATGATTAAGAATAAGGTCATTTCTGCATGGGCTATTGCACCGCGCAAGCTCAGCGATGAGGTGAAAGAATTTCTTGCGGGAAACTGCGCTGACTACAGTAAATACTGGTCTGATATTCCCATGAAGACTGTCTCTCGCGTTGAAAGCGGCCGCAAGGTCCTTTGGGAGAATCCTTACTTTGAGGGAGACGGAAAATAATTGTAGTCGTCAGAACAAATTGTGCCGACACTTGATTTGCTTCACCAGAGTCCTGCAGAAATGCGGGACTCTTTTTTTATTGCCAAAATATGCGATTCGCCTAAAATAAAAGTTGTACGATAGATACCATCTACTTGGCGCGTTTTTTTTGCGTTCGTACAATTCATAATTCTGCAAGCAAAGAGCAGACTCACCGTCTTGGTGGGCCTGCCTTTTTTGTTTGCGCAACTATAAAAAGGAGTGTAAAAAAATGTTTATTGGCTACAAAGACGGTTCTATCATTTTCGGCGGAACCACCAACCAACCCCACGATAACCTTGTCATAACGCTTGACGAGATGGAGCAGCTGGCCGCATTCTACCAGCATGAGCAGGACAAAACGGCAGTCAAGGAATACCTCAAAACCGCTATTAACATTCTGGGCTCGGCGGAGATTTCTACAGAGCTCGCCAAGAAGTATCTGTACGACGCCGGGCTGCTCGACCAACTTGTCGAGGAATCGAATCACAGCCAGGAAAATTTCGGCGATAACTTCCTCACATCCATCGCAAAGGGCATCGAGGCGCTGGAAAAGAGGCTCGATGTCAAGGAATGGGAAGGCTTGCCGGAACCCGTTGCCAACCGGATGGCTCACGAGTTCATCGCAGAACGGAATCCTTGCCGTTGGACCGGTTCTGGTGATGCTCCTGACGATGTAGGTTTCGAACCCCTGAACTTTCCGATTGACGACATCTATCCTAAAGGTGATAAGCCAGTGTTGCGTATGCAGCTTATCGGCACAACCTTCCCAAAACTCCATTACGTCTATGAGTGCAGCATCATTGAAAACGGCGTAGACCTCTGGGCTCGCCGGACGCAAGATGCTATGACCGCTGGAAGCATCGAAAGCTTGGCGGACACTATCCTGTATGTGGCTCGCGCATATGAGCTGAGCAAGGGCTTTGAGCGAGTGTATGTTCAGCGCTCGACTCTTGACAAGGAGGAATATGACGGAATCATTGCCGGGTTTCGCTATGGTGCAAACTTCGACAAAAACAGCTTCATTTCTGTCAGTGGCTTTTTCCCGGATGACATCGACATGACTATCACTTGGAAGTGTGATGATGACGGCAAAGTATACAATGAGGCTGTCCTTCACAAGAATTCCTCTGAAGAAGTCCTGGCTTATTCCGGCCGCATGTACAAATTCTGCAATCACTATGTCCTGCCGTACAAGGGTGCAGAATATCATGTGATTGTTAATGTCCTTCCTGAACCCCACGTTCTGGAAAAAACCGTTTACATCAGCGAGAAACATGCCAGAACCATTGAAAAGTATCTTCGCGGCAAAGAGCTGCAGGGGATGGGCGCATCGTTGAGTGAGACGGCTACGTTTCCGGACGGTTTCAGCCTGGATATTCGCTGCTGTGGTACGGAGGACGATTCTTTCGCCGAAGCCATTCTCTACGACTGCGAGGGCAAAGAGGTGGCTCTTACCGAACCCTGTGACGCTTTCACTGGTTGCTGGGAACTGGAAGATGAAACCACTGGCACTACTTATCGTGCCCATGTCATGACAGAGTCTGACTACAACTAATCTTAATCACATTAAGCCGCCTGCCTTCGGGTAGGCGGCTTTTTCTTGTATATCTCGCTTGTAGGAACGTGCGAGCTGCATAAAATAGTATTTGTACGATAGATAACAGCCTATGCCTACTTGGTCGTACAATTCACAATTCTGCAAATAAATGGCAGACTCACCGTCTTGGTGGGCCTGTCTTTTTTTTGTTTGCACATCTAAAAAGGAGGAAAATTATGAGTCCTACAAATGATATGAAGGCACGTTTATTCGTCGATATGGATGGCACTCTCGCCGTCTGGAAGCAGGCGGCCTGCTTTGAGGACCTGCTTCAGCCGGGGTATTTCAGAGATTTGCCGCCCTATCAGACGGTTTTGGACGCCGTGAAGATTCTTTGCAACACAAAACCAGAACTTGATGTGTATGCACTTTCCGCCTATATGCCGGAAAACCCATATGCAGTTCATGAAAAGAACGCCTGGCTCGACGCTTATCTTCCGGAAATTGATTCCGAACACCGCATCTTCGTTGCGTGCGGCAGCAGCAAAGCCAGAGCCGCAGCAAACCGCCTGAAAACGCCGTGCATCGACAGCTCTTTTGTGTTGCTGGACGATTACTCGGTGAACCTGCATGAGTGGAAAGCCAATCGTGGCAGCTGCATTAAGCTCCGCAACGGCATCAACGGCAACGGTGGGACCTGGAAAGGTGAATCTGTCACTCGATTCGATGCCGCCGAAAACATCGCAGACCGTATTTGGAGTATCATCAAAAAACAAATGCAATAAACTGAAGGAGAAATACTATGTTTCCAAATATCAAAATTGTCGAAGCCATCCGCAAAGAATACCCCGCTGGAACGCGGATTCGGCTTGTCAAAATGGATGACATCCAGGCACCACCTCTTGGTACAGAAGGTACGGTTGTTGGTGTCGATGATACCGGCAGCCTCCTGATGCACTGGGACAATGGTTCACATTTGAACATTGTTTATGGTTCGGATGAGGTTGAGAAAGTCTGACAAGCAGACTTGCTCAAACGTGCGATTCCACTAAAATTGAAATTGTACGATAGATAACAGCCCTATGGCCGAAATGCGTACAATTTACAATTCTGCAAGACAATCAGCAGACTCACCATCTCGGTGGGCCTGCTTTTTGTTTTCAAACAATAAAAGGAGTAATGAAAATGGTAAAGCTCAAAAAACCAGTCCTCTGTGAAGTGGACGAAAATTATTTTGTCAGCGCTGCGGATTTTCGCAGCTATGCGCATTGCATGATGTATCCTGACCCGGTCGGCATCGTCATGAGCGGCAAGCTCAACGACATTGTGACAGGCGCTGTGAACGATGGCAAACTGACCATCAAAGAAGCATTTGACAAACTCGTGAAGCGCAATGCTCACGGTTTTATCGATTATAGCTACAGCGATGGCACAGATGGATACTTACCGGGTCGTGAGCTTCTGGAATTCTGTGATGAAGCAACTGCAGCCAAGTTGATTGAAGCGAGGTGAATCCAGATGCTTTGTAAACGATTCAAAGAAATTTGTGACGAACAAGGCTGGACTGTATCCGACAATGGTTCAGACCCTATTATCCTTTGCAAGCAAAACAGGCAGGGTTTTACTTACAGTTTTCCGGCAAGCCACAAAAACTTTGTTGAGGACGTAACCAAAGCAAAAGCCTTCTTGTCCCGCAATCTGAGCACTTATGCCAAAAGCGTACATGAAATCTTTCACGAAGAGTATTCGTTTGAGGAGTGCATGGCTGCGGGCAAAAGTTTCATCGATTCTTTATCTTCGCTATCTACCGAGCTTAACAAATCTCAAATCACAAAATAAAAAGGAGAAATAATTATGTATTGCATTCAGTATGACGAAATCTGCAAAAAGCACAATTTTGAGCTGAAACACGATGCCCGTGGTGACGGCGTAACCCTCGAGTACCCAGCCGATTCTGTCCCGAAAGATACCCTTCGTCTTTTTCAAAATCATCTTCCTGAGGAAGTATCGGCTATGGCTGAAAAGTACAGCAGCGACCGTTTTGCCATATTCAAGTACAATGCTGCAGCGGCAGCAGGGAACACCATCGGTCTTACTGAGACCCTGGAGAAAAACAAAAAGGTCTCCGCAGCTCTCTCTGATTTGGCGAACGACCTGAAACAGGCAGAGCTGGAAGCCAAGACTTGGGTTTGCACCGACCCTGATACATGCCAGTGGCGACGTCAGGTTGGCGGAACCCGATACGAGCTATACGACATTTTCGAAGCTCCAAATGGCACCTATTTTGTCGTACACGGTGAAGTAGACCCGACCACGCTTGACCCGGATGACTACGACCAGCTGCTGGAGGCATATTCCGGTTTGCTGGACTCTGCCAACTGTGAAAGCGAACGCTGGGCATTGATTGCTGAAGCGCAGTTTGAGACCGAAGAACTCTCGATGGAGCGCGAACGCTTTTCAACTTTTGAAGGAGCCGAAAGGGCAATTTGGAAAAAGGTTGGGGCTGACGTTTCAGATGAGAATTCTGCGACCGAAACCCGCCTTGATGCGATTCGGAAACTCGATAAGTTTCATCTTGCCGTCTTTCTGAACGATGTTCACAGCGGTGCAAAAGACTTTCCTTCCAACAACATGAGCTGGTGTGACTGGCTCAATAAGCCTGATGATGGTCATTTGTTGGATGTGAAGACTGCTCGATGAAACAAGTACGCGTTAAAGCTGATGATAGCCAAACCATCACTGCTATATATGAATTTCTGCACGACTTGGATAATGAGTATAGCAATTTTAGTAAATGGTACTATAGTACAGTCGTTCCCGAATTGGCAAGTGAAAATCGGATAATTTATACTGTTCTGGACGATGGAAAAATAGTTGCCGTTCTAATACTAAAAGATTCTGATGAAAAGAAAATTTGTACATTAAGAGTAGCTGAACATTACCGATGCCAAGGGATTGCTACAAAATTGCTAAAAATCGCACATCAGGCATTACAATGTACAAATCCACTCATTACCGTTTCGTCAATTCATATCAACGAATTCGAGTTTCTGCTAAAGAAAAACGGTTTTACCCTTTATAAAAAATACGAAAATTACTATAAGCAAGGAATTGTAGAATATGCTTTTAACGGCTTATTGCCTGAAAAGCAAAACAATTGCCGCATGTCGCAAAATGTGGTATAATAATGAAGAGGTGATACCATGAAAATTTACACTCTGATTGGCGGCGTGAATGGCGCAGGAAAATCCAGCTTAACCGGCTCTTTGCGTTCTGAGCGTAACGATTTCGGCATTGTGGTTGACCCCGACAAACTAACCATTCAGTGTGGCGGTGACGAATACGAAGGCGGCAAACTCGCTGTTGAGCGTATCGAGCGTGCCTTAATGGACGGTGTGAATTTCACACAAGAGACGACGCTTTCCGGTGGATATCCCAAGCGGCTTTGCAAACGTGCAAAAGAAGCTGGATATTATATTCGTCTGTACTATGTCGGTCTTGATACCGCCGAAGAAAGTATTCGACGAATTCGAAACCGTGTAGAGCGTGGGGGGCATGATATTCCCACTAAGGATGTTAACGCCCGCTTTTCTCATCGTTTTGAGGATGTCCTCAAAATTTTGCCATACTGCGATGAAGCTAAGTTTTTCGATAATGACAATGGATTTGTACTTGTTGCAGAATATCGCAACGGGCAGCTTCTTCCTATTGGAACATATCGACCAACTTGGCTCAGTCAACTTCTGAATCAAGCCCAATAACATTTTTGCCGTTCATCTTCGGATGGGCGGCATTTTTTCTTGTCAAACTATGCGAACGGCATAGAATAGTTATTGTACGATAGATATCATCTACTAAGGCGCAATCCTGCGTTCGTACAATTCATAATCTGCAAACATTCAGGCAGACTCATCTTCGGATGAGCCTGCTTTTTGTTTGTAAAAGAAAGGAACCAAACATCATGAGCTATGGTTTTGACATGGGCTTTGCGCAGGCGAACAGTTTGCAGGAAGCCATGGCGATTGCGCTGGAATACACGCAATCGCAAATGACCGAAAAAAATATCAGGCAAGCCATCAGGAATAATCGGTATTATATTCCCTCGGTTCGTACCGGATACATTGCGGATAAGGAGAGCAAAAACTGCAGAGCCGATGTACTTGCGGATACCGCTGACCGGTATTGGTTTGAGGCATTGTTTACCTTCCGTTTTCTGTATTGGGAAGAGCACAAGCTGCTCGGTATCATCATGATGCCGCCAGAAAGCGCAAGCGAGAAATGGCCGCTGAGTGTATATTTTCAGAACTCCTGCGACCAGGATTATCCGTTTTTTGAATGGAAGGAAGGCAATATCCCGTTCTTTGCGAACGCCGCCGCAAAAGCCGAAAACTATACGGCGGAAGAAATCCGCGCAAAGTTCGACTACGAAATCGAAGATGAAGACCTCGAATATTATCGGCGCAATACTTGCTACAATGATATTTTTGAGGCACTCGCCCTCGAATCGTGGCTGGACAATCATTGCACGGATGTGCCGTTCGTAACTTTTGCTTTGCAGGGAATTCAGAACGAAGCCGAGCGATACCGGTATCTGCAATGGCTGAAAGCCGAAATCCAATAGCTGGTACTTGCCCCAGTGTGCGAACCGCATAAAACAGTAACTGTACGATAGATACTATCTAAAGCACAATTCGTGTTCGTACAATTCACAATCTGCAAACAGGCAGACTTCCCGAATTTGGGAGGTCCGCTATTTGTTTTACTATGAAAGGAGTTTTTATGAGCAACCCAAAAAGACCAGTTTCTACGGTCGAAGAGTTTATCAAGGTTTTCCATGAGATGAGCGCCCGATACGGTCACAGCGAACTCTGGTATGACTACATCGACATGCATGCCATTGCACTTGCGAACACCTGTGATTTACGGTGCAGGGATGCAAGAGAGGAACAGTACAATGCCATCGTCCAGAAATACGACGAGAAGACCGTACAGCAGTTTGCGGTGCTTACCGCCATCACAATGACCGCGCTCTTGGAAAACCCTGAGCAGGATTTTCTTGGCACCGTTTACCATAATCTCGGATTAAGCAAAAGCCAAGCAGGGCAGTTTTTCACGCCGTACAATGTCGGACAGATGATGGCACGCATAAACATGCCGGATTCTCTTGTTCTGGACAAGTCCCGTATCCTGCGGGTGAACGACCCGTGCTGTGGTGCCGGATGCCTGCTTCTGGCGGGGTACAATGTGATGCGCGAGCAGTTGGAATCCACTGACCCGGACTGGGACAAGTATGTTCTGTTTGTGGCACAAGACATTGACCCTCTGGTCTGCAAGATGTGCTACATCCAAATGTGCTGCATTGGCGTTCCTGGAGTTGTCGTAGTTGGCAACTCTCTGTTCCCGGATACAGAGCTCTCACCAACAGATTTTTGGTTTACGCATAAGTATTTTGCTTTGGACGAGAAAGCTCTCGAAAATACATACCAACAAAAAAGGAGTAATGACAAATGCATATGGTAACCGAAACCCGCCAGCTTCGCGATGGTGAGAAGTTGACCAAATTTTACAACGGCATCGACTGGGAGCCGCTGTTTGAGTTCGTCCGACGCTATTTCGGTATCGGCGTGGAACAGCCTCCTACAACATGCCTCAAACCCAATGGTCGCATCGAGGTGAATTGGCCGGAGAATCTGCGCGATAAGTGTGGTCTTTTCGGCCATACGTACCGCGAAGTATATCTGCAGACATTCTCGTCCTGCTGCTTCCACGACATCACCTACGACAAGGACATTGTCGATAAGTACCTCGCTCGTCCGGACTTTTATCGTTTGAATATTTCTTTGGAAAACGACTGCAACGGCACTTCTTCGGATGCTTATTTGCAGCTGACATTTTCGCTGAAACACATCGAATTTTCCGGAGGGTACAACTTCGCAAACCTGTTCAGTGCTGAATACCGTAAAGATACAGGCTGGTTCGTTGTATCCGGAGAAGGCGAAGTCCTCATGGGAGCGAAGAAATAAAAAGTCGCCGCTCATCTTCGGATGGGCGGCATTTTTTGCTTGCCAAAATGTGCGAACCGTATAGAATGGTATTTGTACGATAGATACCATCTACTAAGGCGCTATTCGCGTTCGTACAAAAATTCATAATTTCGCTGAGGCGGACTTTCCGAGAAATCGGGAGGCCCGCCTTTTTGCGTAGAAGGGAAGTATTATTATGGCAACTAGAACAATTTTATTCCGTGGCCAAACGCGGCGCAAGGGTGAACGGACCTCCATATCCGGTATCCCACTGCCAGGCATCTGGGTCGCGGGCGGCGTCTTTCCTCAGAACAAGGGATATGATTACGCGATAATCTACCAGCAGAACCCGAAGGTTGAGAAGTACGTTGTACATGCGGACACTATTGGCCAGTATACTGGCATCAACGATTCTCTCGGCAATTTCATCTTTGAAGATGACATCATCACTTTCTGGCTGAAGAATGATGCGACCCGAACACGCCGCAAGGGTGTAGTCGAGTATTCTGAATCGTCGGCCCGTTTTATGGTTCGCGTTTGCGAATCCACGGACGTTGTCATGCTCAAGGATTGCTGCTGCATTCACGTGGTTGGGAATGTCTTTGACGGTGAATTCGACAAGAGTGAAAGCGAAATGAAGCAACTTTATACGGAATGCTTGAACCTTGCAAAATCCATTGACGCTATCATGCTCTGCTACAACCCGGATATCGACGCTCTCAAGGCTGAAAATCTTTCTGATATGGCTGTGCGCTTGCTCGATGGAGTTTCCCGCCGTGACGTTGTCAAGGACTTAGAGGATTTTCGTGACAAGTGGAGGCATTACAACGAACAGGCAGCAGCAGAATCTCAAGTGATTCTTGACAAAATTTCTGAGCTGCTCGAAAAGGATGGTGATAGCAAATGACGACCGAAACTGAATACAAAAATGCCGTGAACTACCTCACCAAGCTCCTGAATGGCGGCTTGATGGGGGAGCGAGGCAGTAAACCTTTGCGTATAGCCATCGAGGCTTGTGAGCTGCAAATTTCAAAGCAGCCCATCTCGAAAAGCTGGTCTCCGAACCTCTGCCCACATTGCGATGCGGACTTAGGCGGGGACTGCAACGATGGGTACTACCAAAATCCACATTATGAGCGATGCCCTGTTTGCGGACAAAAACTCAAATACATCTAACCGGCAGGGAGCAATCGTTCCCTGGAAATCATTACCCCGCACAGGCCCCAATGATGCCTGTGCATGATTTTTTCATTTTATAAGACTACCAATATTTTCAAAAGGAGTATGTAAACACATGATTACTTTACCTACTAACCATCCCTATTTCTTCACTTGCCCGTCTTGTGGCTGCAAGCTTATTTCCGTATCCAGCGGCGTAAGAGCTAAGCCCGCTTGCCCGAAGTGTGACTATTCTGCCAATGGAGTTTTCGTAGTCAAAGACCGCGTTGCCAACGAGGCTATGAATGTCATCGCTGACAACACAGAACTGGCTGAAAACTTTGCCGAAACCGTGAAGCGTGAAATCGCGAACGACAACGGTTCATATGCACACATCGGTTTCCACTTGGCAAACGACATTCGGAATCAGAGTCCCGCGTCCGAAGTACTCCTAACCCTCTGCGGCTGGAACATTGACACGCTACTCGACAAAACGCCTCCCATCGCTATCGAGGACTGACGCCATTGGTACTGTCCAGAACGTCAAAACTTTGGCACAAATACGCCTTGCTGATACGTGCGAATCAGAGATAATAATATTTGTACGATAGATATCATTTGTCTTTGACAAGGTCTCTTGTGCATGTACTATTCACAATTTCGTTGAAGAGCGGACTTCTTGTTATTCAGGAAGCCCGCTTTTTATATTAAATTTTAAGGAGTGTATTATCTATGTCTAACAAAACAAACCAATCCGTTCTGGTCAATGACACCAGCAGCTACTACCTCAAGCAGTATGCAGCTCTGCAGTTCCCGGGCCCCGTTGACAATTTCGGGACCAAGACACCCATTCATCTTTTGCAGCAACAAGAAGAATCTGAGCACAGCGTATCCTTACGTGAAGCTTGCGATTCGGATTATGACCTCGATGGTGCGCAGTTCTTGTTCGAGGGCGCGACTTATGACTCGGTGACAGATTTGGTCAAGGACAATCTGTGCCTTGACGACGAAGAATCGATTCAGAAATACAATGAGCATCCTCGGTTTGACCCGTTTATTCCGTACGATGAACTGGTTGACAAAAAGAATGCCGACAGGGAAGACATCCGCGATATTCGTGATTCGCACCGTCTCGACACGATGGCCGACTATGTCGATATGTACTCCACGGCACGCGGGTATGATACAGCAGATGATATCACGGTTTTGCTTCCTTCTTCCTCGTATGAAACCATAGGCATGGCGTTCACACATCAGGCCCTCAAACAGTATGAGAAGTCGATTGACAATCATCTATTCCGCAAACATCGCTGCTATGCGGCGTGCGGAGAAGACTATAGCTGTGAAGCTGGCGACTACTACCCCATCATGAATTTCATTCGTGATGCAGGGGAGCAGCTGCTGATTCAGGACCTCGAGAACTTCGATGTCAAAGTGATGGAGCTTGCTTCCGACGATGAAGTCGCTGACTTTTATTGCGAACATCCTCACGAGTTGTTTCGAGCTGCTTATATCAAAGTCTCTGAAAAAGACACCATTGGCAAATGCTATTCTCGTCTGTACGTCTTTTGCTCCGGTCACGAGGAAACCTTCTCTGACGGAAGCAGTTTCCCGGTTTGCGACAGCCATTATGTCATGGTCGTCAAGGAAGGGAAGAAATACAAAGTTCCTTATCCTTTTGACTGTAACCGTTTCGCCGATGAACTGAACAAAAAATCCAATGAAAAGGAACGCTTGACACCCGCTCAGCGCCTTTTCTTCTGGACCGAATACAAAAATCCAATCGAATAATAAAAGGAGAAATATCATGAAAAGTTTTAACGTTATTGTGACCGTTTCCACCACCATCTATGTTGATGCCAACACCCCTGAGGATGCCATCAAGAAAGTACAGAAGGCACTTGACGCCAACGATGCTGGGACTGCCATGCAGCTTGGCGAAAACCTGTCGTGTGCTTTGCGCGATGGCGGCTATCAGGTGACTAATGCCGTTGAAGTGGACGAGTAAGGGGAGATACGATACGACAATCCCTTCGATTCCTTGTCCTTCCTGCGGCTTTACGCTCAAGCCTGTCTGGTTCTTAGAAAAGGAGCTGGACAATCACGGCCTCCCAACCGGACACACTCACAAGGCTTGCAGTTGTTTGCTCTGTGATTCCTGCGGACATAAAGAAACAGTAGACAGCTCGTTTGACGAGCCGTACAAATAACATGAGGTGACAAAAATGGTTCGTTTTTATACGCCAAGCTTGTATGGGGCATGCGATGCTCTTGACCTTTACGACATCGACTACGATTTGGATGATGGTGACCGCATTATGGTGGACGATTCTCTCTACGATGATGCTCTCGACGCATTCGATGAGTATGACATTGAGTATGAGGAGGTTTAAGCATGCTGCGCCCTAACAAAATCATTCCTAAGAAGCCTTGTCCGTTTTGCGGCGCTTTCCTCGAAAACGAAGCACCCAGCACCATCTGGTGTCATCCGCGCAACAGTTGCTTGCTGAGTCTCCGTGGCATTGTCGGAGCTGACCAAATCGTTCAGTGGGATACGCGATACGGCGAGATGACTGGCAAAGACAATGCGATTTGTGAGGAATGATAATGGCCAGATTTTTTGTTTATAGCACGAAGGAAGCTGCTGCGGCTTTGAAAGAAGCGCATATCCCTTACCGGGTACACGGCGAGTACTGTATATCGGTGAACAATGATGATTACAGCACCGCTGTTGAGGCTTTCTTTCGCAACGATGTAAGTTTTCAACCGGAATAAAGGAGGTATTTCTCATTACAAGATTCTTGGCGTTTGGCCTTGCTGCTGCATGCGCCGCACTTGCTCAGGAAGCGATTCCGTATTCACTTGACTGCCATCGACTGATTCTGGTTGATGAAAGCCATTACTTTGAAACCATTGATATTTTCGATGATTACGACATTGATTTCGATGTCATTGGAAACTTTTGAAAGGAGAACTAATATGTTTACAAAAGAGCTCTATAAAATCACATGTACCCGCAACGGTGAAACCAGCGATATCGGCACTTATTTGCTGAAACCTGGTCCCGAGGCTCCAATGGACTGCTACCGCAACTTTTTGAACAAAACGGATGTGGCCGTTTCCATCAAAAGCGTACCGGACGGATTTATCATCACTGATAATTCTGAACCTGACACCAGCTACCACCTGATGTTTATCCCGATGGACGACGATTTCTGGGCCCGCTGCGCGGCTGAAAAGGAAACCAAATAGTACATATGCCCCTTCGTCCTGTTTGGGATAAGGGGGCTTTTTTAGTGCAAAAGCACTCATATTTGAGGTGAAAACATGCCGGAAAAAGTCAAAAAGCCCGCTAACCCCACGACTAACTTGTTGCAAAATATCAGGTCGCCGCAACCGTCACCTGTGCAGTCATCTTAGAGAGAAAGTACTGAAAAACGCCAAAGATGCAAAACTTGCCTGGATTGAGGCTGCTTTCGAAGAACGTACTGAAATCCGTGAGCCAGATTTCATCGCATCTGAGTCTTAATATTTCTCGCGTTTTTGTCTTGACTTCGCTTGCAACCGCCATATACTCTTTAGTGCATAATTGATGACATCCTAATCGACCGTATTCACAATTCTGCAGACAATGGCAGACTCACCGCTTTGGTGGCCTGTTTTTTTATGCGTTGATGCCGCTTGCTGTTAAGCAGGTGGTTTTTTTGTTGACGCTGCTTGCGAACGGCATAAACTTTTAGTTGTACGATAGATATCATCTACCAGGCGCGTTTTGCGTTCGTACAATTCACAGTCTCGCACATTGAAGGCAGATTCACTTTCGGGTGAGTCTGCCTTTTTTGTTTGCGCGAACACAAGAAAGGAAGGAATTAACAACAATGACTGCTAATCTGAAAATCGGTCCTTGCCCAAAATGCGGCAACACTACATTCATCACAACTGCGCATGTAACCCAGACTTGGCTGGTGGACGAGGACGGCGACTTTATCGAAGCCAAATCTGACTGCGATGAAGTGACCCATGCACCTGATGCCGAGGATTTGTTCACATGCTCCAAGTGCGGGGCTGAGGTTCCGGCAAAATATGCATACAACGAATAATTTCGCGAATACTTTTGCAAAATCATTCGTACATACCATCGTTAAAAAACAGGCATGACCTAACGATTTGTTAGGGTACTATTGGAGGAAATACTATGAACAACCGTGTACCTGAAGTCTTTTTGTCCGAGATGTTCGGTGAATTGCGCATTATGAAGGATGACAACAAATTCTATTTTTGTGCCGCAGATGTTTGCTCGGCCTTGGGCTATTCAAACCCAAGCCATGAGCTGAACATACATTGCCGCCATGATGGCATCAAGGCTGGCAGGACGGATGTGAACGGCGTTCCCCGCATCATCAAGTTCATCTCAGAAGGTAACGTGTATCGCCTCATTTGCCGCTCCAACAAACCCGAAGCGGAAAAGTTTGAGACCTGGGTTTTTGACGAACTCTTGCCCCGGATTCGCCAGACCGGCGGTTATGTGAATGACCCAGTAGTCTTTGTCGATAATTGGCTTCCGAACACGGACGCCAAAACTAAGGCTTTGCTTGTCACTTCTCTGGAAGCTGTCAAGAATCAGGACAACATTATCGGCGTGCAGCAAGAGAGCGTCGAGTTCCACCGCGCGGTGAGTGCATCTGTGAACAGCGTTGATTTCGGCGAGTTTGCAAAGTGCCTTGCCAACGACCATATCAACATCGGCCGCAATCGTCTGATGGCGTGGCTGCGCAAAGAAAAATATATTGACTCTGCAAATGTTGCTTACCAGCGCTACATCGAGCAGGGAATTTTTGAGGTCAAAGAAACGGTATACTATGTTGGCACCACTTACCATACTTCTCGAAAGACCCTGATTACTCCCAAGGGCCAGGTGTATTTGGCCAAAAAAGTATCCAAAGGATACAAAGGTTAATTTTGCTTGACCGCGCTTGCGGAATGAATAAAATCAGTCTTGTACGATGGATACCAGCAAATCCATAGTTATTCACAACCTGTAGCAGAAAGCAGACTCATCTTCGGATGGGCCTGCTTTTTTGTTTACATGAAAAAGAAAGGAACGATTTCATGAATTTTAACCCTAATAACCAGAACACTCTTCTCACAAAGAAAGTCGCAGCACTATACGAAGCAATGCAGAAGGCTGGTGATAGTGGTCTCGCCTTTATGGTCGTTGACAGTCTCAATAGTCTTGCAAATTATGCCAGGTTTTTGGCTGAACAAGAAATCTTAATTCAGCAAGCTCGTATCACGATGGATGCTGCAAGCTACCGCATTTTTTATCACAGCGTCGATTCTGCCCGTACCAGTTTGCTCGAAAACGCGGCTGCCAATGTCGCTTTACTCAACCGGCTGTGCAAGAAATACAACACAGACCAGATTGCTGGAAATGTGGCAGACGCAATTGAAGCCGAAATGAACTCCGGCAACATGTATTCTCTTGCTAATTCCCCGGCCTACACTGCATTCGCCAAAGAGGTTCTCAACACCTATTATACGACCGGTTCAGCCGGAAGCATCTGTAACAAGTAAATCAATCCAAGCCCTTTACGGGGTCCACATTGCGGTGGAGGCAAAAGCCAAGAGCCGCACGATGACCCCGCGTTAAGGGGAGACGTATGAGTATCAATCTGAATAGCCGCAACAACACCCTCTGCTGCAAGGTCAACGACCTGTACACCGCCCTCATGGCCTCTGAACTGCTGAACGACTGCGTTGATGACGTTGTCGTGATGCTCAAAACCTGTGTTGATTACGTCAACATAGTGTCGAGTCAGGAAGTCCAGATACAGCACGCGCGTTTCACGATGGACGGTGAGGAGTTTCGACAGTACGTCATGGAACTCGACCGTCATCGCCGTGCGTTGCACGAAGGGCTGATGGCACGGGTGAACTTTGCCAATCGTCTGTGCGTGAAGCTGAACACACCTGTTCTTGCTGAACGGGTCACGGAAGAGAACCGAGAAACCTATTTTGCTTTCGCAAAAGAGGTGGTCGATTCCTATTTCGGTGAAGCCATGCAGAACGGACGATTGCTCTAGGGCAACATTGTCCCAACCCGTTTTAACACTACAACTATGGAGGTATTTATTATGTCTAATAACAAAGAAATTATCTGCAAACTCATCAAAGCCAAGAACCAGGAGGCCAACAGCTACACAGACCAAACTTGCTACAATGCTGCCTACTGCAATGGCTACGTGGACGGCGCAACTATGGCACTGAACACTTTGAGCGGCGTACCCGAACGCCATAAGTGCTATGCTATCCTGTCCCATTATTCCAATGAAGATATCGGCACGTTTGACTCCGTTGCAATTTGCGGCGGGGTACATATGAGCTTTGAGTCGGCCAAGAAAGCGGCTGATGAAATGCTTGCGGTCGATAAGGAAAATGGGTGCCACGATGACGCCGTTCCGTACACTCTCGACGATTGCAAAGAGTTTGACGACCTTCCTCTGTACATTGCAGGCGAGTGGGTCAAGGACGAATTTGAACGCTATCACAACTTTTACGCTGTATTTGAACAGGATGCAGCGCTGTAGAAAACAGAACGCTGGAGGTGCTCTTATGTTTAAGGTGTTAGGCGGCATTGGCCGTTCCGTTCCACTCTACAACGGCAAGGCTCGAATCCTTGTCAAGGCAATTATCCCGGCTGCGCCAAAGTGTCTTGCTGAAATGCAAAGCATCTGTGAGGCAAACGGCTGGAAATCCGTTCTGGATGAACGCGGCAACCTGGTCGTTTTGTCTGTTGTTTCCATTGACGCTTATCGACTGTCTGACAGCACCTTGATGACCGCATATCTGCACTTTGCAGAAACTGCAGCTCAGAAACTTACTGGAAACAAAAACCGGTATCTCGTCGCTGGTGTCGTGTCCTACGACGCGGCCGCATAAGGAGGCAAGCAACATGAAATACCACGGATTTGATTTGCCCCTCGATTGGTCTCAGTACCTTATCCAGAAGGCAGACTTGCACGAATATGAGCCATCTGAGCCGGGGAAGAGAGTCGAGGCTTTACTCGAAAAGCTCTACCTGCCGCAGAATTCCTACTCTTACGCAAAATTTCCTCAGTGGTTCGCCGACGCCGCAGACAAGGGAACCGAAGAAGAACAGGTACGGTATGTGATGAATCATCTCTGCCCGAACTTGTACCACTTCTACGAAAATCCGACTCAGAGGGACTTCCGTCTGGGACCTGATGTCGTAAATATCATGGTTCGCCAACATATGTGCGAAAACACACAGGCGACCATTCTGAACGAGGATGGTTCTCTCTATCAGGATGGGGTCCATGATACCCACAAAGAATTTCTTCTGCTGACGTTGTTCTTCGAACACGAGTTTAACGAGATGGATATCCGGTGCGCCCGCGTATCGTATACCTCATCGGACGCTGAAATCAAAGCCTGCTTCCTGCACGCGGTTCATAAGCGCTTTGGCTTGATGGACCCGGCAGCAGAAAGGCTCTGGCTCAGCAACAAGTCTAACAAAGTTTATTTGCTTCAGACGATTCACGGTATCGCTTGAGCACAAATCAAAGGAGTGTAAAACTATGAAATCTAATACTATTCGCAACGACTACGCTGCGGCACGAATTTCCGCTATATCCGCCATCATCGCAGCGGAAGCAATCGGAGTCACCCTGCTTCTCATTCTGATTCAGTCTCTGCTGAAAGCTGTAACTCCGCTGACGTCGGAATCCATTCTGATGCTGGTCCTGGGTTCTTTTGTCAGGACCGGAACCACTGCATTCTGCATTTTCGGCGTGCTCTCTGCACTGGCTGCCTTGTACGTGTCAGCTTGTGCGACGAGAGAACGGTATTTTTACATTGAGAAGGACGAGCTCAAATTCATAGCCAAGACCAAAGAAATGTTTGGCTGGCTGAAGAATTCTAAGCCTGCAATTGGCTGCTTTGCAGCGGCAGGAGCGTTCATAATAATGGCAATATCTCTTATCGCTGATATCGGCATCTTTGATTCCGGTCTCAGTCGCGAAACGCTCGGTGCTCTCATCAATGTTGCAGTTCTGATGCTTCACATCGCCGGTGGCTGTATCGTTGCTTCGGTGGCTTGTGCGGTTTGGGACAGCAATAAAATATAGGACTCAAAATTTTAGACCTGCGTATATTAACCAGAGCTGCCTGTCTTCGGATTGGCAGCTTTTTTGCTGCGCCATAGAGGCTCTCGGCATCCCTATTGACATTAGAGACACGGTCATCGAAAAGGTAGCTGAAAAGCTCACCAAAAGGCAATAATAGCATTCATCGCCGCTTTCCTTTTTAGGTAGGCGGCATTTTTGTTGCCCAAATTTGCGAATTGCGGACAATTAAGACAGCGAATAAAAACTGGAGGAATCATTATGCTTGCACTCAAAGCCAAAAGGTCAAATAAAACACTCTATCTATTTGCGGCCGTCATTGTAACCGCTATTGCCGTCATTATGGCAGAACGGCAAGGAGTCGTTGACAGCGATTATTTCTGGCATATCACCCTGGGAAAAAGTATCTGGCAAAATAAAGCTATTCCAACTCAGGACACTTTCTCCTGGCTAAGCCCGGAACTCAATTTGCAGGAAACCGCTCATTCCTGGCTCAGCAGCCTGATTCTTTACGCATTTTCCTGCATTTCCACAAATCCCGTCTACGGAATGCTTGCGTTCATCGCAGTGACAGTCTTTGCCTACTGTCTGTTCATTGAATATATCTGGGGCAGACAAATCAAAGACCCTTTCATGAATGTCTTGGCTTTGGCTCTTGTCACGCTGCCGCTTGACTGGGCAGGAAGACCGCAAAACATCGGCTTAACGCTCTTTGCAATCGGATTCTATCTGCTGAACAAAGTCTATGAAGAACCTGACACAAAGCTCCGCTGGCTGCTTCCTGTTGTGAGCGTTCTTTGGGCAAACCTGCACGGCGGGGCATTGCCCATTCTGCTCGCGTTCAATCTGCTGTTCTTGGTCTTGTGCTTTGCTCCTGACATCAATGCCTTTGATATCTATAACGAAAAGGGCGACTCAAAGAAGCGGTTCCGGGCCCTGTTCCAGGTCTTTCTTTCCGATATTTTGGCCGGACTCCTGAATCCATACGGCATCAAGCTCTATATCTATTTCTTTGTGACAAACAATGAAACGACCAAGAAATATGTTTCTGAATGGATGCCGAGCCATCTTGCCAATGAAGTTGTGTTTCTGTGCCTTGCCTTCTTGTTTCTGATTGTAGCTTACCGAATGAAGGTAAAGCTCACAGAATTTGCCCCGTATCTCTGCTGCCTGTTCATGACAGCAATGTATGTCCGAATCCGCAGCTATTGGGTTATCGTCATGACTCCCCTCATTTACCGGTTCCTCACTTCTCTTATCTCCGCACAGGAAAACCGGATGTGGAAAGCTGGCGGCAGGCCCAACAGTTCCTGGGCGGGAAACACCAAAAAATACACTATCGCTGCAGCTGCTGTGCTCGTTCTTGTATCTGCTGTCTATGCACCTTCCATGGCCAACGACCCCGATAAGACAGGGGATTACATCACAGCTGACCTTGTCTCATACATCCAGGACCTCAACCCGCAGCGGCTCTATACCTCCTACAATGATGGCGGGTATTGCATCTATCATGGCATCAAAAGCTTCGCGGATTCCAGAGCAGACCTATTCCCGGACGATGTCATCGAAGCAAGTGTGAATTATGCATTCATGAGCTATTCCACCGACACTGGCATGGAAGACTGTTTGAATCAATTTGACTTTGATGCTATCCTTTTGCGACGCTCTCAAAGTGGGCCCTGTATTGAATTTATGAACCAGCTTTCTGGCTGGACACAAGGATATAAAGACGATTATTTCGTTGTTTTTGTACCTTTCGAAACCTAAAAATCTCTGCCCTTGACCGGATATTTCGGCCAGGGGCATTTTTGTACATATGTTTAGTGAAATCTAAACGGCTGACCGCTTTCTGGACAAGGCTTTCGAGTATTCAAATCGACTCTGGATTTTGTTCCAGGCTTGTTTTGTGCAATATTTACAAACTTTCTTTATTATGGGCGGTCGATTTGTAGTGTTGCTATCTAGCGGAGGTGTGCGAATTGCAGACAATGAAAGTATGGGTCAAAATCCCAACATCCGAAACATATGCAGAAAGGCACATCAATGCTAAATAACAGCTATACAAAAACGAATACCATCTTCGGACAGGCGCTTGGATGCACTGCCCTTGATGACGCATTTGTAAAGCTGCTGAGCGATGTAAATGCCGATGGCGTGACTCAGTTCCTGATTCGGACAAATGGCGAAGAGAAAATGAAGACCGTTGCCCAAATCAATTCTGAGTCTCTGGAAGCGGGTGTTCGTGAGCGTATCTTTGATAAAGTCAGCCCGAAATATGGGACCCCGACTTATTGGGATACCTCTACCAACATCTACTTCTCCATCAATACGTTCCATCCTCAGAAATCTCTGCGCGGAAAAGGTATCCGTCGTAAGGCGGATGTCGAAAAGCTGCGCGCTCTGTTCTTTGACATTGATTGCCACGGCGAAAACGCACCAGCTGACATCAGCGACCGCATCGGTGAACTTGTACTGGATGCCGTGAATCATCATGAGATTCCGGACTGTGCAGTTTCTAACAGCGGCCGTGGTGTTGGCTTGTTTGTGTTTCTTGAACCCTGCAACCCAAACAATCTCTCTTACGGCTTGGCCTACAGCGGCGTACATAGAGCAATTTCTCTCAAGCTGAATGAGTTGATTGAGAAGGCCCAGTTCACGGCAAATGTTGAGCTGGATAAGGCGGTTCATGAAACCAATCGCGTTGCTCGTCTGCCTGGTACTTACAACACCAAGGCAAAACGCTGTTGTCATTGTATTCGGGTCCCTGAAGGAAAGCCCTTCAACCTGCTGAAGCTCGCCGACCAGTATGAAGTCCCTTATCGGTTTGCTGATGAGAAAGTTGCTCCGTCTGACGCGAATTTCAACAAGACTGAGGACGAAATCCTTGACTGGGCTAAAAAGCGCTTCGCGGCAATGTGCATGCGCTATCCGCATCTTCTTGAAGTTCTGAACAATTACAAGAAGAAGGAAGAACGGAAAGCAAACTTCGTCTGCCGCTTTGAGCTGGCGCTTCGTTACCTTCAGGCAAATCCGTGTGGCGAAGGAAACCGCCACAACACCCTCTTGGCTGTACTTTCCACCTGCTATGACCGTGGCGGTCATCCGGATATGGATAAGGCACAGCTCATCAACCGCACTTTTTCTCAGCCCCTTTCTGACAAGGAAGTTGCGCATCTCGTTTCCACCTGCAAATACCCTTGCAAGAACTCGACAATTGAAGCACTCTCCGGCATTCCCGCAAGTGCTCTCAAGAATCCCAAAGCCAAGGCGGAAGGGAAGAAGAGCGAGAGCGAATCTAAGCCAAAGCGTTACGAAAAAGGCGAAATCCCGCCTCCGATTGCAAGCTCCAAGGCTGACCGTTACATGCTCGGTGTCCTCATCAACCACGGCATCATTCCCGACCTCCGCATCCGGAACCATCGTCAAAAGTATGAGGCTCAGGAACGCCGGAAACAGCGCATGGCCATCTATAACCGCATCCCGGAACTCTATGCTTCCGGAATGTCCGTTCGTGCCATTGCAAAGGAACTGAAAATCTCGGTTCCCACTGTATATGAGCAGGCTAAAGTGCGTGGTCTTGATATCGTGGAGAAGGAACAGCAGGCATTCCGCGTCAAGAACCTGACAGCTCAGCGACTCGTTGAGATGGGATATCAGAAGCAGAAAGTTGCTGAACTGATGGGCGTTAACCGGAACACGGTGTTCAACGCTCTGAACCGGACTTTTGATTCTGTGTCTGAAGAAGACCTTATGCTCATTGACAAGGCGGTTAATAAGCTCATTGGTCGTGTCGAGGTTATCGTGGAGACTCCCGAACCACAGACGGCTGACGAGCTGGAAACGGCAAAGCCGCAGGAAGCTAATGAAACTGCTGAGACGGTTGCGACCGCCAAGGCTGCTGACAGTACCGAGACCGTCACTACTGAGAAGAAGAACTCTTCTAAGGATGACAACAAGCCAGATGACAATGTACCTTTTGCTCCATTCAGTGATGCGTACAATCAGCTGTGCTTTGAACCTCAATCCCACAAAGGTTGGCACTCCGTCAAGGATGCGTTGAACAACTACGCGACCAGCTGCTGCTCTGCGATAAGTCAGCTCTGGGATGGCGTTGGCAAAGTTCAAAGGCACTTTGACTACGGTCGAGCGCAGCAAGCCGCAACCTGAACCTTTTTAGTACCTTCACAATTACATATCTCTTTTGCGCGAATTGAACCTTAAAAAGGCTATATGCTGGAAGTCATTTCTAATTGAACCTGTATCTCTGGTCGGCAAACGGACACACTCATTCATGAGCGAGAACACAAGTTTGCCGGGTTGATGTGCAGGATTTGAAGCGAATCTCTTCCTTTTGTGCAAAGTTCAATTCACTATTGACAGTCCCGGTGAGGCAAAATTTAGACTCACACGTTCGAGAAGGACACGCCCATTTATGAGTGAAAACAAAATTCCCGAACAGGCTGCGGCTCAGGAGTCACGCTCGCAATGCCGGGATGCTGGTAGAGGATTTCACGGACCACAAATGCTGGCAAACGCTACAATATTTTCGCGTTCATGCTGTTATTTCAAAATCTCAGGATAAGTGTACCCTTTCGGAGGACACGCCCGCTTGCGAGTGAGAACGAAATCTAAAGGGACCTGACACAAATCCCGCCTTTTTGGCGCTGATAGCTGAACTGCGGACGGATGAAGTGGCCCACGTGGCGGCCATGACGGCTTTCCCGACCCGAAAAAAATTTGTCGGCTGGACTGGTAATAGGAGTTCAGGAGCCCGATTTCTCCTGAAAAACGGACCATGCCTAAGAATGTCAAACAGGTTGGCAATGTTCTTCAGGCATTTGTTCGCGTCCCCTTAGTAGAACTCTATATATTATATATAAAAGGCATTGATAAGTAAGAGAGACTACTAGATTTGAACTGAGAAGGATTGGCTTAGAGTTAGCTTAGGATTGCTTAGGATTAGCTTTGAGTTCCTTGGGATTGGCTTTGTCATAGCTTTGCCTTAGGAAACCCACTATTCCTTAGCTGCAATTTGGCGGCCGTTGCGGGTTGTTGCGAGTTGTGTCCACTGCCGTCTGGAGCGTAGCTGCCTTGCTTTTGGGCTGGTGCTTCTTTGCCCCCTGGCATTCGCGTAGCTGCTTGTTTCTCATCCCTCCACATTCCGTGCCTTAGCTTGCGTAGCTGCTCATTGGGCTTTGGCCGCCTGAATTCCTTGCTCCTTGTATTTGTGTCTAAAGTGCTAACAATTCGCCCTTCGCATTGAGGGCATGTTCGGCTCATGGTATAATTAAATCATAGCGAGAGGAGCTGGACATGAAGCGATATCGGTACTTATGCATCTGCAGAAAGAACAAGCAATTCTGCCAATACGCCTGCATTCACCGTGTTGCATTTTCCAGATTCCCATTGTGGCGGGTTCCGAAATTTTGCTGCTTGAAGCGGCTTGGGACCTGTACGTACCAAAGCGTGCGGAAGGTGATTGTGTGAGCAGCAGCATGATTCTTGAACATCTCGATGCCTGGCAGGGACAATGCCTTGTCTTAACCATTGTGGTGATTCTTGCTATCGAATGGCTTGGCCGGAACTTGAGTCTCTGGCTTGTCATGAAAGCTTTCGGCACAAAGACGGCAAGGTTCTACGATACCCGCATTACGGCAATCGGTGTTATCCACCATGAGCTCTCCCATCTCCTGGTTGCCATCTTCACCGGTGCTCGAATCGACGGCGTGAAGCTCTACAAGATTTTCCAGAAGCAGGATGACGAAGTTCTCGGCTATGTGAACTACACACCTCGTGGCCTTTATCCGTTTCGCTGCATCCAGCAGACCCTCATCGGCATTGCCCCAGGAATCCTCGGCATGGTTCAGATTTGCACCATGAGCCAGCTGCTTCTTGGGTTCTGGTCGAGTCTTGGCAATGACTGCTTCAAGCATCCTGCCATCTGGATACTCGCAATCGTCATGAGCCAGATAGCATATCATTCCTGCCCGAGCCGGTACGATATCCAGGGCTCGTGGTTCTGCATCGGCCTTGTGGTTCTTGCATTCTGTCTGTTCCGAGACAATATCTTTCCTACCTGGTTCGCCTTGCAGGTCATCCAGTGTGTGGCATTCGCCGTTATCCTTGCATCCGCACCCGTGATGCTCCTGAGCGTCATCGTGATGGTTGCTAAACTCATAAAGCACCTTGTCTTTGCTGGAGGTAAACAAATCTTTGAAGTTTGATAAACTCTATCTTCGCGTTACGGCTCTGCTCAATGGCCGCGAAGTTCATTACGACTATGTCATCAGCCCGAACGCCGATGACCTGACCGATGAAAAGGCCGACTTGATGAAACAGGAACTCTCGGAATCTCTGCTTAAAGACCTTCCGGCTGGCACCAAAATCCTTAGCACTGAGTTCATCCCGGAAACGGAGATGATTGCTCCGATTTTCGACGGAGACCGGGTCACTTCATGGCGATTCCTCGATTACGTTGCAAACATCCTTTCTCCCGAACCTGACATGAACGGAAACCTTCATCCGAAATTCACCCCGCTCGCTGTTGTGCGCGTGATGGTGGACGAGGATGTTTCGTTGATTCAGCTGGAAGAACGGGAACGAATCCGAATCATGGTCGGGAACTATGTCATGGAATTGACCAAAGCTCCGATTTACGCCATACAGCAAATTACGCCGGACGATTACTGGCGTATTCTGAAAGGCATCGGTGTGATGCGAAACTTCCCGACCTCTCAGAGAATCCTTGTGAAGGTCGTCTCCTTGGCGGAACTCAAACGCTGCACGGAACGGCGCAGGAAACGGTTCGAGGAGAACGAAAAGGGCTGAATGAACAGCTTGCCCTTTGCCTGTACGTTCGCCGGAACCCTCACACCCCGCCCACCAATGCATCGTTCAGAACGTCTGCAGTAATCTTGGTGAGCCTGGTTGCTAAATCTTTTGGCAGATACTTGTATTCCATTGCGAATCCCGTACACTGTGAAGTATCGTGAATACCCACAAACCTGAAAGGCGGTTTTTATCATGCTGAAAAATATTCTTGCCGTGATTGGTGCTGTGACGGTTGCTGCTGTTGCTTATGTGGCTTTCAGCGACCACGTGATTGTGAAAATTGAACCCGATGAAGAAGGCCCTGAGGACCCCGAAGAGCCGGAAGAACCCGAAAAGCCTACAAAGCCTTCTGAACCACAGGAAGAAGACCACAAGTTGACCTTCGATGAGCTTGTTCGCAAGATGGATGAATCCGAGGAACGCTTGGCTGAAGCGGAAGCAGCTGCTGCCGCCAAAGACGATGACAATGATGAGGATGACGAGGACGATGAGCCCGAATCCAAAGTCGAAGAAGTCAAAATTCAGGATGACTCGGCTGAAACTGAGTGACAAGGAGTAAAAGCTATGGACACTGATACTCGTATTTCCGTGATTGCTGGACGGCCCGGAGCCGGTAAGACCCGCTGGGCTGCCAGGGAAGTGGTTGAGACGCTTCGCGACGTGAACAACGTCGTCATTTACATCGGCTTTGACCGGGAGTTTGAGCGTATCTGCCGGATGGTTTCGGACACCTATGGCAGCAAACCTCACGGCAAGCTCCTCTTTGCACTGCAGGATGGCGCAGGGGAAGCAATCGGAAAGGCCGTCGATATCGCCAATAACGGGGAATCTCGCATGTTCTTGGGCAATGAGGATGACAACGAGTACCAGAACAATCGGCGGATGGTGTTTGTCTTCTATGACCAGTGCCGCCACGATATCTTCAACGGCCGCCGCGACCTCCTGAGAGCTGCTGCCAGGGCCGGGGTTCATGTCAATGTCCTTTGCCAGATTTTCAGCCAAATTGACCGGGGTGATATCAATTGGCTGAACGAATACTGCACGCCTTTCGTCATCTCGAAATCCCGCGAACCGCGCCTGGCAACACAGGAAGAGATTCAGGAAAAGTACCGCTGACATTATCCGTTCCCGGAACCAACCGGGAACTTTTTTGCCGAAAACTATAAGCCGGAAAGGAAACAGCTATGTGCTTTGAGTATTTTCTAAAACCGCAGCTCTCTCCTTCAACCTCCGGTCTTATGGGTTTTATTCTTGGCGAACAAGCTGCTTTGAATCCAAGTCTGAATCCTAGCAAAGCATCTCCGGACGCTCTGAATCAAGCATTGGGCCTGAACAGTAAAATTCTCTTAGCCACGATGAAGGGGATTGAATCCCGTCACGGGCTCGTTTCATGTGATGCCATCAGGAATCAAATTCTTCTAACCCTGGGTAATTCCGAAAAGAGCTGCACGGAAGCACAAGTCATGGCTCGAATCCTACCGCTTGCATTCCTGCCGGTCTATGATATCCAGCTGCTCAATACCGTGACGGATGTTGCCGCCATGACGCACAGCACGAACAACGCGGTGCTGTGTTCGTGTATTTATGCAGAAATTATACGTCAACTTGTGCAGGGAGAAAGAACCAAACAAAAGGCCGTTGAAATGGCCGCTATAACGGTCGGCGGCAGGTATTCCGTCGCGGCTCTTGGCGAACAGCTTGACCAGATTTTGAATTCTGAAAAAGTCGAGAACAGTGGGGATATCGCATCGACTCTGATTCTGGCTCTGTATTGTTTTGGGAAATCTAAGAGCTTCGATTCCTGCATCCACATAGTGCGGCAGAATATTGCCGGAGAAAAGAAGCTCATTTCGGCTGTCGCGGGAAGTTTTGCTGGCGTATATTACAAGCTGTACGGGCGGCCGATACAGGATGTCAGCCGGTATGAGACAGTCATCAATGGCTTAGACTAGAGAGGACGACAATGGCAAAGACACTGGTTATCGCTGAGAAGCCTTCGCTTGGACGCAGCATTGCGTCGGGACTCACCTGGTGGAAGAACGAACAGTTCACACGGCAGGGAAAAGACCGGAATACATGGCTGGAAAGCCAGAATTATATCGTGGCTTCCTCCGTTGGACATCTGTACGAACTCATTGACCTGGATGCGTATTTTCCGGATTATGAGCCGGGGAAAAAACATTCATGGACGATGGAACGGCTTCCGTTCTTTCCCGACAACTGGAATTTTAAGTTCGAGGGGAAGGACAATGTCAAGGGCCTGATTCGAACTATCAATAGCCTGATGAACCGCACAGACGTTGATAAGATTTATAATGCCGGAGACCCTGACCGGGAAGGCCAGCGGTTGGTTGATGAAATCATCCATTACGGCCTCAAAAAGCCGAAACCTATCTATCGACTTTGGCTGCCTGATACGACCAATAAGACCGTCAAGCAGGCGTTTGAAACAGCAAAACCCAATGACGGGTATGCGGATTTTTCCTCCTCCGCAGAGACCCGCAGCGAGATGGACTGGCTCTTGGGAATTGAGCTGACTCGGTATGTGTCCGTCAAGGCAGGCACTTTTATCCGCATCGGACGCTGCGTCTGCCCGATTGTTGCCCATGTCATCGAACGCGAGAAGGTAATTCGGGATTTTGTTCCGAAACCGTACTCCGCCGTGTCCAGCAAGGAGAAGACGAACGGTGAGGACATTGAACTGACCAGTAAACGGACGTTCGAGGAAGGCCATGAAGCCGAAGCTCAGGCGTTGGCGGATGCCTTCAACCAGGCGGGCGCAACCGTGACGAGCGTCAAGACCGAACGCAAGACTGTCAATCCCGGTAAGCTCTTCTCGATGAGCGACTTGCAGAGCTTTGCCTGTAAGGCCGATAAGACCCTGTCTCCGGCAGATGTTCTTGCCGCAACGCAGGCACTCTATGAAGGCGGATTCGTCACCTATCCGCGTACTAACAGCAACTACCTTGCCACGAATGAAACCGTCAAGGTGGACGCAGCCATCAAAGGTTTAGCGCAGAACGGAATTACGGGCCTTGTCAATAAGCCGGGCCTTAAATCGATTTATGACGACAGTAAAATCGAGGCTCACTCTGCTATCACCCCGACCGGTAAATGGCCTGGAGCATTGGCTGGAGCACAGAAAACAGTTTTTGAATGTATCTTGAATCGATTCTGTGCCGTCTTCTGTGCGGAGGATTGCACCGTGGACCGGACCACGATTGTCATTCATTGCCATGACGAAGACTTCATGCTGAAAGGCGATGTGCAAGTCACTCCCGGATGGCGGAGATTTGAGAAACCGTCAAATGGCGACAAGATGCTCCCGAAGCTCAACAAGGGTGATGCGGTAAACATCAATTTCCAGCTGGTCGGAAAGATGACGACACCTCCGAAACGGTATACGGTCGAAGCCCTTAATAACTGGATGGTCGCCCCGATGCGCGGTGCTGAAAAAGAAGATACCGAATATACCGATGCCGAATGGAAAGAGATTCTTTCTGACGCTACCATCTGCACCGAAGCAACTCGCGCCGACACGGTAGACCGGTGTGTCAAGAGCCAGTACATTTCCCTCAAAAAGGGCGTGTATTACGGTGAACCTGCCGGATTCCAGCTGGTCGATATCATGGATAAGCTGGGCATCGTTTTGGACGTTCCCGTGACTGTCAACCTTTCCAAGCAGCTGCACTCCATCAAGGACGGAAACCTGACCCGCGTTCAGGTTTTGGAGTACACCAAACAGACCCTTGAGAGCATCATGTCAAAGGATGTGACGATTGCAGCTGCACACGGAGCCAGCAGCAAGTATCCAGTTCTCTGCCAGTGCCCAAAATGCGGCAAGGATGTTGTGGAAACAAAGCTTGCCTATGCATGTACTGGGAAAGACTCTGATGGGAAACGATGCCCGGTCGCAATCTGGAAGAAGAACAAGTTCCTTGAAGCGCTCGGCAAAGAAATGACCAAAACAACAGCAAAGGCTCTGCTCACAAAAGGCAAAGCTCCGCTCAAAGGATGCACAAGCGCCAAGACCGGCAAGAAATACGACTGCATTCTAACATGCGACTTTTCCGGAGACCGACTAGCTTATCACATCGAATTTGACGGCGCTCCTGTATCGTTTGGAAGCAAAGTCGGAAAATGCCCGTTCTGCGGAAAGCCTGTGGCAGAGACGGCAAAAGCCTTCACCTGCACGAACAAGTCTTGCGGCGCGGCGCTCTGGAAGGAATCGAAGCTGTATGGCAATGAGCTTGATGTTGATGCCGATATTGCCAAGACTCTTCTCTCCGGGAAAACCGTCGAAGCCACGATTCAGAACAAAGAGAGAACCGGCACACAGGATGTTGAGGTTGGGATTGAACCGTATACGGCACCCAATGACAGAAAATATATCGGCCTTTGCATCATGAAAACCAAATAGTTAATTTGCCTCATCGCCTGCCCATTTTGGGTGGGCGTTTTTTGTTGCCAAGCTGTGCGAATTGCGTATGATTAAGAACAGTGATACGAAACTAAAAAATCAACGGTAGAGGGATAAAAACATTGAAGCCATATTTTATAAAAGTCGGGTATTTCCTGATATTTATTTTCGCAATCCTCAATTTTTTGGGGCTGAAGCAAACGGAATTCGAAATCCGGCAGCTGGATAGCACGGCAAGAATCCTGACAACTCATGCGGAAGCGATACAGGCAGCACAAGAACAGCCAACGCTGAACGCGGCGGCCGCCGCCGCTCTAACGAGAGCCGATACCCAAATCGCGATTGCTTCGTTCTCAAATGAGAATGTAGCGGGGGAAGCAAAACGACTCGCGTCTCTCTGCAACGCAAACATCAAAGAGAAGTCCATTACGGCATCGGTGTCGAATGACGCGGTTCTGGAAGAGATGGCGAGAAGACCGAATATGTATGGGCGGCTCGTGATTCCTTCCGTGGGAGTCAATGTGGCGTTGTTTGCAGTCGTCAGCCAGGCAGCAGCGGATGCACAGGACAGCGCTGCATATTTTCCGTTCAAAAACTATATGCTGGTTGCGGACCACTGGAATCAGGGGTTCTGGAAAATCAAGCGTTGCTCGGTTGGAACGAAAGCTTATATTTATCGCGGAACTTCGATACAAACGCTTACATGTACCGGCATCTGTCGCGGCGTGAACGCTGGTTATGATTTGCTGTATGAGGATGGGTCGAGCGCTACGACAGGCAGCGGAACCATCATGTATACCTGCAACGGTTCGAATTATCACGATATCACATTGACTTTTTGGAGCTGAGTTTTATGCAGAAGAATAATAAAAAGATGACATGCCTTGCGGCGATTCTCATGGCAGCACTTGCTGCATTGCTGATTTTCGCTATCGTTGACGCGAACCGCATCAATCGTAGTCTTTCAGAGCTGCAGCAAACGGTGAATTATGAAGAGCGGCTGGAACCTTTGCTGTTCTATGGCGCAACCGCTGAAACTGCCGAGACGGCTGCAACAGCCGAAACCGCAAAGACTCTGGAGCCAGAGCTGAACTTCACCGTGACGAAAAGCGGCATTGTTCCAGATGACGGCTCCTATGTTCCGGTCACGCTGGGCGACGTGACTGTCTGCATTCCTGTCGCCGCTGCCGGGCAGGGCGGATGCACGGTGACCTATTGCTCCGGTAATTCCACTGCCGCAATCGGGGATTACAAAATTGCGTTGGTGGAAGGGAATACGGAAGACTCCGTTGTGACTTTCCAAAACGACGACAAGGAAATCCTGTCGGGGACAAGGACGATGGGAGAAGGATTGACTTTGACCGTTGCTGCTGAAGCCGAGGAAGGGCAGGAGACGGAACAAGAGGCAGTGATTGAAAAGCTGCTTGCTGATGCAGTAATCACCGATACAGCTCCTGCGACAACCGTGTTTGGAGAAACCGTAAAAGACGATGTCGTAATCGAAGCGGACGATGGCTATTTGCAGCTGCAGCTGAATGACAACACCGTTTTGGTATCGACTTTCTCTTTCAATTATGACAAAACCGTATTCTCTAAAACTCTGAATCTTCCCGGTGGACTCACCGTTCGATACGGGAACGTGCAGGACAAAGAGACCGGGTATATCCCGTTTGTCTCTACGGTAAATAACCGCAATATCAAAATTCTTGCAACCAGTGTAAAAGCGCTGCAGGGATTCTTCCAGGGTTAATACGTTCTGAACCAATCTTTCACTGAGCCATCTGCCCGTTTCGGGGGGTGGCTTTTGTGTTGGCACTTTGCTTGCCAGTTCTTGCGATGCTCGTATCATTAGAAACTGAATCAGTATTTTTTGCGGGGAATCGGGTGAGGAGAACCATGAAAAACAACGGAGAAAAGCTTGAAGGGCTGATGATTGCGGCGATGCTGCTGATTTTTGTCACAAGCATCTGGGCGTTCAGGGACGCTCAAAGAATGCACGAAAAGTTGGCGGAGAAGGTACAGCAGACGCCGGAAACGGCTGAATTTGCAGAGTTTGTATCTCATTTATTGCCAGCAACGCCGGAAACGACAGAAATCACTCCATTTGATGCAAGTGACCCGCACATGAATTTTGTTGCAAGCAAAGAAAGACTCAAATTGACTCTCAATTCCTGTGTGCCGCTCTCTTTGGATGATACAACGGTCTGCATTCCGATACAGAGCATCGGTGAAAGGAGCCTGGTATCGTATCAGACGCAAGACCATACTGCCTGCGTTGGGGCCTATCATATGACTCTTGTGAATGGGCACAAGGAAGAAGGCGTCAACTTTCTTCTGATAAATGATTCCGCCTTGATATCCGGAACAAGGAACATCAATGAGGATACCAGCCTTGTCGTCACGGCACTTGTCAAGGTGAATGAAGAACAGCAGCAAACCAAAGTGATACAACAGCTTTTGGATGGAGCGGTTCTTTGCGATGTCGCACCGACCATCACAATCTTTGGCGTTCCAGTTAAGAACAATTCGATGATTGAAGTAGATAACGCTCTTGCCAAAATCGAAACGAATCAGGGCAGGGTATTTATCACAAGTTCGGCTGCTATCAAGGAACCCAAACCTCTTGATAAATCCGTGATTCTGCCATCCGGCATTGAAGCCAAATACAACAGCACTGCCCGAACCGGGTCTGGGGATATTGTTTTCGTGATTGAGCAGGATGGCTGCAGATATTATCTGTTGGCTCCGAGCGTGGAGCAGCTGCTCGGCGTGTTTGACGATTCCGAATCTAATTAGGGCTTTTCTTGTTGCAGCGCCTTGCGGAACAAGTACAATAATAGTTGTACGATAGATAACAGCCTTTTGGCCCAATGCGTACAATTCATATTCTGCAGCTAAATTAGCAGACTCACCAATTCGGTGGGCCTGCTTTTTTATTTGCAAGAAAGGAGTGCCGACAGCTTTCTGTCAACCATTTCCGAAAAAACAAATATCAATCAAGAGAAAGGAAAAATTGTATGTTTAACGCAACCTGCCTAATCAAGACCGACATCGATACCGTGAACAAGTGTATGGGGCAAAATCCCTACAATCCTGAGACTTTTCTTCAGAACTTTGCGTCTCGTCTGACATCTTTCGACGACCCTCTCCTCAATATTTACCCAACATCCGAGATTGCAGGAAACATCGAAGACGAGGATGTTATCCTGGGCCTTCGCGAACCGCAAAAACTCATTGAGTGGGCGAAAACCATGAAGGAACGCACGCAGTGCATGGCAATGGCTGAGTTCAGTGCAGCATTGCAGAAGCATAAAGCAGAAGGCATCGATATCACAAAGCCGATGTATACCTGCCTGCGCTCCATTGAAATGGATTCCAACGAATCTTATCTTCTTCGCTACGCCGCTGAACTGTTCGACAACCATCCAAACCCGGAATGCGGTGAGCTGTTTTATGACGGCGACTCCTGGAAGTGTTTCCCAAACGGTTTTCAGCTGAAAGACATCGAAGCTCATGCTGAGGACTACATCATCATTCCGGGGCTGTTCTATGACGACTGATTGAAAACGAAAGGAATTTTATGGACTGGAAATTTATCATGTGTCTGCTCGTTATGTGCTCCACCACCATCTGGAAGCTTCTGGAAATCCTCACCTACGGTGAGATTCAGGTCCGGCAGGCGGATGACGTCATGACGTTGTATATGGCTTTCACCATCTATGCTGCCTATAAGGCTGGCATGGCAGTACAGGCTAAAAGGCAGAAGCAAACCGAAGAAAAAATCGCAACCACCTCTGATAAGCAAAAAGGAGAATGACTCTATGTATCAGCTGCAAAACATCGATTATCTGTACCGTATCTCGACTATGACCGGCTCGTCCAAGCTCGTTACCGTTCAGGCGGACAGAGACTCCCATGACCTGAACGATAAGCATTTCGTGATGCTGAATCTGTGCCGGGCAATCGTGAATTTCGCCAATGAAGGGCACGTGATTTCAGCTGTGTATGAACTGGAACCAGATGGGACCTCCAAGCGGGTTGCCTATCGCGGATTGCCGGAATACCAGGAAGCACTCAAAGACCCTGAACCGGATGTGATTGTTGCGAAATTTGCAACGAACTTTTCGTCCGGCGCTTCGTTCGCTTCACAATGCCGCGTGAATCAAAAGAGCCGTGAAGTGTTCGACATTGAGGCTTCCGGGACTCCTTCTGATAATGATGATATTTCTGAACGCCTTGTTTCGCTGGATGACGGCGAACACTGGCATCAGGTTCACTGCATTGATGATATCCTCGATGAATACGACGATGATATTGACAATGCTTTGGATGCTCTGTATTCCATCGAAGCTCACGGTGATATCGACGGGGACTACTGGTGTACTACCACCGATAAAGACCTGAACCGGACCATTCGTGAATGCCGCACCGAAATTCTCGTTGATGCGCTGCTTGCTCGCGGCTCTGAGGCGGTAGAAGAATTTCTCGGCTATCCCGTAAATATGTCGGAAGCCGAATGCGTGCTCGAAGAATACCTGAATAACCTGTCCGATGAGGATTTGGCAAACGCCTTCTTCGAAACTCTTTGAGTTACCGCACTTGCGCAGATGTGCGAACAGGATATTATAAAAATTGTACGATAGATACCATCTACTAGGCGCGTTTTGCGTTCGTACAATTCATAATTTCGCTTGAAGGCGGACTTCCCATACCGGGAGGCCCGCCTTTTTGCATCAAAAATTACAGGAGGTAAATACCATGTTCAACATTATGAATCTCAACAACATCGAAAACATTTTCTACTGGACCGACAATAACGGTGCTGTTTCTCTTCCCGGAGATACTGCCCTAACGTATCGGACCGAATCGGACCTTCCTCGGTTCGTGGCTGCCGTTTACAGTGCGCTGAACACCGATAGTGGTGTTTCAGAACGTGTTGTCACCCTGAACGGCCACTGCGGTTTGCTGTTGGATGTACTCTACGATAAGGACTGGGTATCGGAGACTTTCTCTAATCTCAACTGTGAGATTCCAGACGAAATCATCATGAACCTGTTCGGCGCTGCCTTGCCGTGTCTGGCACAGATAATGGGGAATGATATCCATGCCTCACTTAACAAGACGGAACATTGTTCGAACTGCCCCGACCTCAGAATTTTGGTTGGCCAAAATACAGATAAGGATGGTCATGAGCTTTGTTTCTTCATTCCCTTTGGCGGCACAGAGTTTGACCATGATGAACGAATCAGGTGCGCACATGCGGCTCGCGTTGTAGAGAATTATCTAGACAATGTGGCTTATGGCAAAAAGGTAGAAACATACATTCGTGGACTCGTTGAAGCTGCCAGTATTGACGGCGCTATTTCTGAAAGCAACACGGAGGTGTGAGCTATGCTTATCAAGAATATCAAGTGGGATACGGACGGCGACATGGAGGCTCTTGCCTCCTTACCAATAAAAATGGTGCCATAAATGTAGAGTTCAAAGTACCTGCAAAAAATGGTCAAAAATCTGCAAGCCTTAAAAAGCTTAAAATCGTAAATACGACAGATTCCATGCATTCTGCATGGGAAAAAATATCTTAATCATTTAAAGAAAGGAGTAGCAGGGTATTTGTGCTAACTGAGTACACTTCAAATTGCCTCTTGGTTAGCGCATTCCTCACCGCCTAAGTCGCAAGCGACTATGGACGGTGTACCCTGCGCACATAATTTGATGAAATGGAATGTATTTTGTAACGAAAACGCTCCTTATCGTATTTATTATCGTCAAATTGAGATTGATGGATATGAGATGTATGTCATGTTTCCATTGCCAATGACTGGCATGGAATGTGGCTGGGCAGTATCGCATGGCGCAACTACGGCAGCTACCATTCAGGAAGCGGTTCAAAAGTTTTATCCCTTTATGATAGAGTATATCTGCGATAAAGAGGATTCCGACAACGATACGCAACAATACATTCTCAAAAACCTCAATTCTCTTGGCAACTCTGTGGATTTTTGGGGCAGGAAAAATGACCGTCAACATGTTATTGACGGCATGAGCACAACGCAGAAATCGCAGCTTTTATGCTATATTCTGCGAAATCATGAAGCCTTTGGCAAGATGACTTGCCGTGACTGGAAGAATTGGCTGCTGGATGACGCTGAACCTCAGTTTGGTATCTGGTTTTGATGGCATTAAAAACGGCAGGCAACATCCCGGCCCTGAACAACAAGAAGGACAAGAGTGCTTCGTTTCCGGTCGTCGTGCATCGGGAAGTTTTACCCTCAAAAAGCTAGACGGCACGCGTATTTCCAAAGGTGTAACATTTAAAAAATTGCGGCTATTAGAGCCTGCAACAAATTATCTAATAGAAAGGATGTGAACGGGCAATTCCTCCCACGACTAAAGTCGCGGGTCTCCTTGCCCTGATTTATGAAAGCTGAAATTAAATTTGCAAACACAAGCAATGGACCCAAAGCCTTTGTCAAGACTTTTGACGATGATTGGACTCCTATGAGCACGCCGCTCAAGGCATACAAAAAAGACATGCGCAGTATCAAGCCTGCAGGTAACTACGAAGAAGGAAAGGACTACATGGTAGCCGTCAGCCCTTGGGTTCTTGAAGCATTTCTGAAAGCCAATCAGATTGATTATGTTCAGCTGATTCGCGGCCAGGACCTCAAGAATCCGCCCGTTGGCAGCATTCGGTATGCGAACGAGAAGGAAGTCGTCTGGTACGAGTATTCTTCCGCAACCACCACACGCCGCTGCACGGACTTGTCTCGCGCAAAAAGCTTTGTTCAGGAATGGGTCAATCTTGATTGTCCTACACTCAAACGCTTTAGCACGAATCAGAAAGTGCTTTCCGTGAACGGCTTTGGCGCTGCGGTTCTGCTGTTTGAAAGCCCGCTGGTCGATACCTCCTATGTCGATACTGTCATCGCAGACGATATTGAAGACAAGGAAATCGAAGGGCTACGCAAGCATCTGAACCCGGATGGCGTAATCTCGCAGCTGCTGAACAATGTTCAGAAAGCGAGAGCCGAGAAGGGAATCGATGAAGTGGAAAGCCGCGTCAAGCAGGTCGAAACCCAGATTCGCCTTTTCCTGCGCACTCCGGAAATCGAAAACGAAATCAAAGACATCGAAACTGCTCATCTCAATGAGGAGGGCAGCTTTGACTGTGGTTTCATTTTCTGGTATCCGAAAGCTGATTCTCAGCTCGAAAAGGACATGAGCCTGCTGGTCGGTGCCAACAGGCGCAAGCTGAGCTGGCTCGATATTGCGGTTCCGACTTTCAGCCAGAGCATCAATGTTCAGAGATATGGTGCAGAACTTATCAAGAAACTCGTAAAAGAGCGTCTTGGCATTGAACTCTATTATCGTTCGGAGCTCGACTAATATGCCTGACATGAGAATTTCATTGATGAAAGGGGAGACAATCCCCAGAGATATCAAGGGCCGCAGAATCATTTGCTGCTTTTGCAATGACAAGGGGACTTGGGATACCAAGACTCTTGAGAAATTTGCAAAGAGATTCCCGGAAGCAAAAGAGTGGTACTTACATAAGCTGCCAGAACAGCTTCGGTATCCCGGTCAGGTTCTATTCTGTCCGGGCAATAACGAGAACACGATTGTGGCAATTATGATTTGCAGTACTGAAACCGCCGACAAGTACGGCTCGAAAATTCAGTTCCCGTATCTGTACGGGTGTCTCTTGCAGGCGATGGTCAAGGCCAAACAAGCTGAGGCTTCCGTCATCGTATCAAAGCTCGGAACCGATATGGTCGAATGGCAGTGGAGAAAACTTATTTGGATTCTGAACCATGCGGCGGAAATGAATGAAGGGGTAACGGCAATCGCAGTTTCACCCTATGATTTGTCTGATGTGTTCGTTGAACCCAAGAAGAAGAAGTCTACTTCCAGAAAGGCAAAACCCAATAAAGATTTGGAAGATTCCGAAGAGACCGATAGCGAAAAGGATAACTGGGATGGTCCGCAAGAAAACGGCAGAGACCAACAGCTCAGCATGCCTGACGAAAAAGAAGACAAGAAATATAGTAAATACGATAATTTGCGCTAACTTACGAGCTCCTGCTGTGGTGCGGGGGCTCTTTTTTGTTGCCTTTTTGTTGTTCTTTTGTTGTTCTTCCACAAAAAATCATTTTTTTGCTTTTTAGGCTTTCTTTTACTTGCCCATCCGTGCGAATCAAAGATAATAAAAACAGCAGCCTAAAAGTGGCACTAAAAAGTAGCAATCAAGAAAGAGGTTATAACATGGCAACTAAGTTTTATCTTGCCGAAATTCCGGATGATTTTCCGGCAACCAACGTCAAATTTGAAAATATGACCAAGCCACTGTTGGCGATTCCGCCCAAGATGGTTGATGGAAAGCCGATTACGATTGTCGGCTACATCGATGCTGGCCAGAAAAAATACAAAGCAAACGATTACGGCTTTGTTGAGTTCAATGACAACGGGGCCGATTTTGCGCAGTTCAAAGACGCCAATATGGATACTCGGTATTCCGTGAGAGAAAAGGTTTCCGGTGATATTCTCGGATACCTGCCGCTTGAAACCGGGGAACTCGTTGGCATTGTGCGTGAGAAGGAAAAGCCGATTCTTCTTCTGATTATCGCGGTGATTGCTGCTCTCGTGCTGCTCGTTGCCCTTATCACTGCAAGCCTTTATAAAATGGTGAACAAGCCCCTTGATGGCAGCGGCAGCGATGCCAGCTCCGCAAGCAGCGAAATCGTGATTGCTGACGGCGAAGCGTATGACGGGACGATGGACAACGGCAAAACCGATTCCGAGGAGATGCGATTCATCGAATTCCCGGCATTCACGACCATCTATGTGAGCCCTGACAGTACCGTGGACCTGGTGAACCCGGAAAGCAACCATGTCTACTTCAAATATACGATTCTTGAGAACGATGAAGTGCTCTATGAATCCGATTACATTGCTCCAGGCCAGAAATACGCCTGGCAGGCATCGGATTACATTACCGGGGCAGGAGAGCACGCTGTGGTGTTCTCGGTATCTACTGTCGGTGTAGATGACCAACAGCCGCGCAATGGCGCTGAGTTTGCGGTCACGGCCGTTGTATCTTAACTGGGCTGAATTGCGCGACAAGCGCATTTTGTTGACACCTCCCACGATTGAAATCGTGGGATTCCTGGGCGGCGCGGCAAGGTTCATCGCCAAACCGTGTCTGAAACAGCGAGTTATGCGGTTTCCCATC